GCTTTACCGTCGCGTTCCGCTTTACCGTCGCGTTCCGCTTTACCGTCGCGTTCCGCTTTACCGTCGCGTTCCGCTTTCAAATCAAAACGAATCATTTGATGCTTGTAATCAATCGGTACAGACCGATCAAAAACCGAAATATGTTTGTCCGTCAATTCCAATGGTTGAAATAAATAATAGTCGCCAATATTCACCAAATAACCAGTACGGTCATAACGGTCTTGAATGACTTCATTTTCTTCCATCATTTGTGTCAAAGCGGAATAGATTTGTATCAAGGAATACGCTTTTGGGACTTGAATCAAGGCAATCAACTCTTTTTTCACATAAAAAAAGCGTTCTTTCATCAACATTTTCACTTTTTGAATAATCTTGTCATTGTTCATATTCATAAAAGCCTCACTATACGTACTTTCGTCGGTTTTCACATTGCTAACATTGGGAATACATTGATAATCACATGTAGCCATGTAATCACATGCGGGCGAATAAGGTAAATCTCCTACTTTGAAATCTTTAATGACCTCGCCATTGGAGAGAATCTGGGTCACTGGTTTCTTCATGATTTCAGCCATTTTCTCCTGAGTAAAATTGGTCTGGTCATGATGAACAATACAGTCTACGGCGGTTTCTTTCATCAAACGGGTCACACGACCAATTTGTCTTGCTTTATATTCGGCCACACGATACACATATAAATCCGCCGCCTCTTCTTGATTCTCTTCTAAAATGGTTCCATACATAAAAATCTCGACATTTCTTTTTTCAAAAGGAATCGCTTTATGACTAGAATTACGTACGCCACGACCAATGATTTGTTCCATACGATTCATATTATACCACGGCTCCAAAATATGGATTTGGCGAATGTATTTGAAATCAATTCCTTCTGCACCGGTTCTTGAAATAAGCACCACTTTCACCTTCTTCCCGTCTTTGTTATCATCATTCGTGAGCCCCTTGACTTCAAATTCATTATCGGGAGAGAGTCGTAGATCTCCCGTAATCATGGCATAACGTGCAGGTAAAAAATCTGTTCTAGAAGCAGGCGGTTTCAAAGTTCTTACATCGACGACTTCGGTAGGCGCCGTTTTAAAAAGCGGTTTCACGTCTTTTCCGTAACGGGTGAATCCCATTTCTTCTAATGCCAAGGCCATGGGTATCAATCCGGCATCAATATATTGAGAATAAATAAGAATGACTCCTTCCGCTACACCAAAATCGTTTAAGGAACGATCGCTAGACAAAGAATATCGAATCGATTCCAATACATTTTTTATCTTGGCGCTATATTTTCCAATGACGGATGGAGAGAAAAGACGTCCATAATTGTCTAGGGTTGATTTCTTATATTCAAATGCACCCTTCTCAGGAGGAATCGTTGTTTTATCGACAAAATCCATCATTCGTTCCAAGCCTCGTTTTCCAGTCAAATCGCGAGGGTCAATCATTAAACCTAGGTCCATTCTTAAAGAAGTTGCATTGGTTTCCGTATCTTCATTCGTTCCTAAACCTTTTCCGCCCTTTATAACCACTACTTCCTCCTCCTTTTCCTTTTTCGGTCGTTCCTTTTCCGGTCGTTCCTTTTCCAGTCGTTCCTTTTCCGGTCGTTCCTTTAAAGTGGACATATTCATTACCGTACTCGTTTTTAATGCTGCACTCTCCGTAACTAATTCCTCATCTTCCGCTAATTCTGCAATATTTTCGGCCAATTCTTCCGTATACTGATTCTCCGGAATCTGCCCAATGATTTCTTTCAGTTTTTCATTTGGATAAGAAATAATCAGACTCTCCAAAGGCGTTTGTAATAAAGTATATCCGAACTTGGCCATATCTAAAAAAGAACGCATTTCTCTCACTCGACCTTTCTTGGTAGTCACATTCATATTTTTATTTTTCAAATAATACAAAATATATCTGTAATCACAGTACTGACAAACGCCACAGTCACTGCAACCCCCGATTTTGGTCAAATAAAGCGATAAGATTCTCTCGCGATTATTATCCGGAATCCGTTTTCCATTCATTTGATACAATGGATAAGCAACATCTGGAAACGTCGATTTTGGTGCAAATAAAGACGGATAAACGCGATAAGGAAAAGTATACGGATTCTCTCCACGAACAAAAGACACATATCCGGTCAATTTACGAATTAAAAGTTCGCGCCCTTCTTTTTTGAATTCGCCATTTGCTTCAAATACATCTTTTACATCGATTTTGGCGCGTTTATCATTGATATTCATAATGTTCAATAACCATATAATTTCTTTGTAACTATTAAACATCGGAGTGGCGGAGAGAAAAAGAAGACGTAAATTACGAACAGCGGCAACCAAGATTTCAAAATTGGCCGCAACTTTTTTACTTTCTGCGTCTTCCGCTTTACGAATATTATGGATTTCATCAATGACAATGAGTCGGCCTTCAAATTCGTTTTTTAAACGCAATTTCGCTGATTTGTCTAACTCGCCAGTTCTAAAAGTCGTGCTTTTACCTACTTGTTCATCTCGATTCATCGTATTAATGATATAATTAGCAAATTGTCCATAACCAAGAAATAAATAAGAATGTTTAATAAGCGTTTTTACTTGATTCACGATTTTTTCTTTGGGGATCCCTGGATGATTCATCGGATTGACTTCTTTCAATAATTGATTTGCTACATATCCTTTAATCGTCCAACGATCGTTAACCAAGATCAATTTACGCTCATCAAACATCTGCATACGAAAATTATTTTGGACATTTTCAGAGGCAACTACAATGATTTTTTTATGGGAACCTAAATTTTTCAAATATTCGCGCATTTCTTCGGATACTCCAATGGCGGAATAGGTTTTTCCAGAACCAAGACCGTGATATAAGAGAAGACTATTATATGGTGTTTGAAAAGAGAGAAAATTTCGGACAAACGCTTGATGTGGTTGAATTTCAAAATCCGCATTACTCATTTTATCTGCATATTCTTTAATATCCGGATGAATTTCGCCGTCATATTTGGTTTCTTGAAATTCCTTTTTTTCGGCGATTTTCACATTAAATTGTGGGTCATTGAATTCCGGATACAAAAAGGATGTATTTTCTCCTTTGTTCTTCTCTCTTTCACTTGCACTTACGTTTTTACTAGATGGATTCTGTCCCGTTTCATTCTGTTCCGTTTCATTCAAACAAATACGGTCAGCGAATTCCTTTTTTAAAAGGAAAGTATTACATTCTTTGGAATCAAAATCGTTCTCACATTGACCATTATATTCGGATTCCAAAACTTTTTCTTGTTCTTCACATTGATTTTTAGAGGATATAAAATTTATTTTTGTATTCATATTTTTATTCATTGTATTTTTCAAAGGGATGTGTTCTTATATTATAAAGAGACGATATTCTTTTAAAACTTTATAAACATTTTGAATTAATTGTTTTTTTTCTAAATGATAAGGACGAATCGATTCCAAACACTGGTCTAAGGTTTTCCATTCCATTTTACTTACTTCACTTGGTTGAAAATGAACAAAAGGTTGATTGTTTAAATCATCTTGTTCTTTAATAAATGCCAAAAAATATTTGTGTTTATACGATTTATAATTTGTACCAATAAAGGTCTCTTCAAAAGGTAAAATATTTTCAATGATACAAATATGTTGTTTGGAAATACCTGTTTCTTCTTCGAATTCACGTAAAGCACATTCCAAGTCCTTTTCTTTTTGATTTCGGCGACCTTTAGGAAATTCCCATTCTGTTTCTTTCCATTCACTTGTACTTTCATTTACAAAATCTTTCAAAGTAATAAATCGACCTTTTTCTTTTTCTTTTTCTCCTTTGATAGATTCTTCATTAGACCAAACATAATTTCTTTCTTTGTGCGACTTATCCGAAAAAGATAATAAGTCAAGATCATTTTCATTTCCGGATGGTGTAATAAAAAATCCATTTTTTAAAACTTCGAATTTTTTGGCAGAATGGATTTCTTCATTTTTATATTGACTATTACATGTACTTCCCCACATGCTAGTCCATAAATATTTGAAATCATGGTTCAAAATCTTTTCTTTTTCAGATAAAGACATTTCGTTGATAATCCCTTGGACTTGTTCAATATGATAAGGAGAATATTTACCACGAATAAGGTCAATGTATCCAAAACTGTCTTTTCTACGTATCATTAGAAATTCATAATCTTTTTTTTCTGCATCTGAATTCGAATTTGCATTCACCGTCCCCTTTTTAAATAAAATAATTCCATAACTAATAATAGGTAATTTACATTGGTAAAAGGAATGACCTATTTTTCCACAATTATTACATACATTATTTATTTGATTCGTTTCATTTCCATTATGTTGACTTTGAAAATGATAAAAATGGTTATTATTTAAATATTGATTAATCATGTTTATTACTTTAATCATTCTAAATATGTTTAAATAGAAACGTTTTTATATTTATCTAAGTTATATTCTTTATTTTATCCTCCAAAAAAGAAAATGCCGCCCATTATTTTAGACCCAAAAGTATGGGGACCTCCTTATTGGTTTTTTATACATACCGTAGCAATGACCTATCCTCATTTTCCCAACGCGGTTACCAAAAAAAAATATTATGAATTCATTCAAAACATTCCTTTGTTTATTCCTGTCGAAGAAATCTCTGGATACTTTACCAAACTACTCGATCAATATCCAGTGGCCCCTTATTTGGATTCGAGAGAAACGCTGGTCCGATGGACCCATTTTATTCATAACAAAATCAATGAACTTTTGGAAAAGCCCAAAATATCGTTGGAAAAGTTTTACGCGGATTATTATGAACAATACAAACCGAAAATACAAAAACAGGCGGAATATTATCGATGGAGAGAAAAGGTTGTTTATTTCGGGATTACCGGATTATTGATTGGTACCCTTTATTATTTGTACGATAAATAATGTAAATAAAATACTTAAATATAAAAACAAATATTATTTATTATGAAATATTTAATAACATTTTTACACCTTTGGAAAAGTAAAACTCCGACTGGTCGGCGGTTAATTAGTCACAAAGGTAACGGTTCATGGGCTATTCAAATAGCCGAATATGTAAAAAAATTCGTGCCAAAAGAATTACCGAAACCAATGGGTAGATGGGGTATTGAACATTGTAATAAAAAAATGAACAACAAAATAGATTTATCAAATGAAGATCATTGTGGTCCTTGTGGTCAATATGCATTGACCAAAACAGTAGGAGAACTCCCTACGCCCCCTCGCATACAAAAAATGAAATCTAAGGTTCCCTCCATTCCTTCAGGAGAAAATTCCTCCTCTTAATACATTTTTAGCGCGCGAGTTCTACAAAGAAAAAGACAATCATATTATGTGTAACACAATATTATTGTAGATATGGTTGTAGAGCCCGCGCCGAGTTATGCAATAATATCCCTCGTCGTAGGGAGGGAGGGGTCATAGGGGAACCCTCATAGAACCTACGGTTCTATAGAGGTTCCCTTAAAAATAACTCCAAAATAAAATATTCTTTTCCTTGCTCGTATTTTTCATAAACCATCAACAATGGATGATCCGACAATGATTCGCGTGTCCATCGAAACCCATATGATTCATAAAATAATACGGATTCTTCCGTAGAACTTAAAATGATTTTGATTTTCTTACCTTCAGTAGTGTTGATCACATTTTCTTCTCTCACGCGTTCTATGAATTGATCTAATAATTTCGAGGCATATCCTTGATTTCGAAATTTACGTTTTGTACAAATCAATAAAAGATAATATCTGATTTCATTGGCTTGTCGGTCAAAATATTTTCGATAAAGAAGAATCACTGGACAATTGAAAAGGGAAAATTCCATATCCATACAATAAAACGCCATTTTCACTTTTTTGTCTTTCAATAAATGATTTGTATACTTGTAATGAATATCCCGAGATGCATACGAGTGAATCAAATAATCGGTTAATTTCTTGAAACGGTCGATTTGGTCGATCACGTCTTCTTCTTCTTCTTCTTCTTCTTCTTCTTCTTTCTTGCTCTTCTCCAACATATCATCAATGATATCGTCGGAATAAAAATTCATACCTTGGTTTATATTATATTTAAATGTTTATTTAGTTCTAGTTTACATAGTTAATTATTTGCTCTTTTTAAATCAATTTTCCTAGACCGCTTATTTGTCGTCTTTCTTCCTTTTTTAGTGGTGACTTTTTCTCTCTTCATCGTCTTTCTTCTTCCTGTTTTTCTTGTGCTTCCTGTTTTTCTTGTGCTTCCTGTTTTTCTTGTTTTTCTTGTGCTTCCTGTTTTTCTTGTTTTTCTTGTTTTTCTTGTTTTTCTTGTTTTTCTTGTTTTTCTTGTTTTTCTTGTCATTCGACCGCCTTTTTCTAACGAAGTAGCAGACGAAGTAGCAGATGAAGTAGCAGACGATCCAAAGAATTTCTTCAAATCACCAAAATTTATTCCTAACGCACACATTTTGTCAAGTTTATTGCAAACCGGATTCTTGAGCATTTCATTTTTTAGTTCGGGAGAAGCAGCGCCAAAAATATAATTGGACATCATTTTCTGAAAATTCCTTGCTTCCACCAAAATCACATTGTTTTTAATTTCCATCTGAGTCGATACTTTATCAACTCCTTTATATTGGAACCAATCATAAAACATAATGGTATCGTCTGCATAAAGATTTGAATCATCATTCGCCGGTTCTTCAAAAAACTGGAAATAAGAATCCAAGGAGTAATATGGGTCGCCATACTTTTCATTGCCTTTTTTGGATTCACTATTCAAAGGTAAAAACGCGTTTTCATTGAGAACGGTTTCACCATTCAATAATAATTTCTTTAAAATATCTGGTTGTAAAATCATTTTACGAATGACTTCGTTACCATTTTCTTTTCCAGAAAACAATTCAGAGAGACATTTTTTCGCTTCCAAATAAAAATCATAATTACTATGTCTCGGATTGAAAAACAAGGAATCTTTAAAATAAATTGTTTTTTTCTTATCTTTGGGTTTCTCCTCATTTTCTCTCTCCTTCTCAAGATAAGTATTATAATAAACATATAATTTATATAAAATCAACCCCAAATATCCTTTGAATTGTTTCAATACCGTTTTATTCGATTCCGTTTTCAATATTTTCAACTTCTCTTTTTTATTGTATCCAGCAATTAACTGGTCCACGCAATATTCGATTCTTTGTAAAACATCCATTTTATCTCGATAGTATTCGCGATTACAATCAAAAGATATGGTTTTATCGTACAATAATTGTTTTAAAATTTGAAAAATATGTTCAATATGTGTGGCAAAAGTCATTTGAAAGGTAGGACAAATCTCATTTACATTCAATTTATTTTTACTAGGATTGGTTTGTAGATAATATAAATTTACGTCAGGACTACGAAATAATACGCGATTGACTGGATTTGGGACAATCCTTTCTTTTTGACCTTCGATTGGATTCATGACCAAACTTCCTTCAATCTGCTCCAATCCGTCCAAATGCCGCGTTAAATTTTGAATCAAATTTTGAAAAGTATCCAAAATTACGTTTTCACTTTGCTGGGGTTGGTAGTAAGTAACCACCCATTCCACATCGGAGAAGGTACCACATTCATTCTCGTTAAAATAAACAAATTCAATATTATATTCCTTGTCGGTCTTTGTTTCAAAGTCGCTTTCGGTATAGAATTTATATAATTTATTTTTTAAATCGGCAGATACTTTCTCTCCGCAATAGGGGGAAGAACCATCTAGAGGACAACATAATTTATTTAATTGTTTGGATAATGCAGTCGTAGACATATCATTGGTAACTAAAAACGAAATATTTTTATCCACCTTTCCATCATTACCATAAGCGTCAATACGCATGACTTCTTCTTTTCGTAGTCGATCATCTTCCTCGAAGTCTTCATCATCTTCGTCCAAGTCATCTTCTTCCTCCAAGTCATCCTCTTCTTCGTCTTGTTCTTGTCCACCCTTTTGTTCTTTATTATTTTGTGTGTTACTATCTGTATTAAATAAAATCTGTTCTCCTTCTTCATTGTATCCACTGGTTAATTTTGCTAAAAAGGGCGTTTCGATTTCGTAACCAATACTTAAAATATATTTAAAGACATTCTGTTTACCAATATTTCCTCCTTTTTTCTTTGATTGAATCATTGAAATGAAAATAAAAATATACTTATATTATAAGTATATTTTTTTAAAGTAGCATGTTCGAATCTCAACCAATATCTTATGATACAACCCCCATGTATGAAAATGATTGGAATGGAATCAATGGAGGGGAAAGGACTGAAAGGACGACAGGGAGTAAAAGGACTGGAAGGACGAGAAGAAGTCTAAGGACTAAAAGATGCGTCTATGGCGGTGAACCCATCGCCTCCGGCGGCTACGGTTGTGTCTTCAAACCAGCCCTTCAATGTAAATCGAGTCCAGGAAAAAGATGGCCAGGAAAAATCACCAAATTAATGTTGAAAAAATATGCCGAGAGAGAATATCAAGAAATCCATCGTTTTCAAAAGATTCTCTCTTCCATCCCCAATTATACCCATTATTTTCTTTTGAATGATTTTACGTTATGTGAACCAGCACTTTTATCCCCGGAAGATTTACAGAATTTCGACAAATGCAGAGCATTAAAGAAAGATAATATCAATGAAAAAAACATCAATCAAACTTTGGACAAACTTTTAGCACTTACGATGCCGGATGGCGGAATCGCGGTGGACGATTACATAAGAAAAATCACCAAATATAGTGATTTTATCAATTTAAATAATCGACTTGTCGAGTTACTGAATCACGGAATTGTTCCAATGAATCATAAACATATTTATCATAGTGACATTAAAGATTCCAATGTTTTGGTACAAGAAGAAGAACAACAAGAAGGAGATAAAGAAACCTTGTCTACCCGTCTCATCGATTGGGGAATTTCCGTCGAATATCAGCCGAACAGTAAATTTCCTCCTTTATGGACCAATCGACCTTTTCAATTCAATACCCCCTTTTCCACCATTTTATTCAGCGACCTGTTCAAAGAAAAATATGCGGCATTTATGAAAACCAATCCCGCGATTGATGCCACCAATTATAAAGAAGTGATTGGTGCTTTTGTCATTGATTACATCTATCTTTGGATGAAAAAACGCGGTCCCGGACACTACAAAGCGATCAATAATATATTTTATATTCTCTTTATGGAAGATTTAAAGAATATGGACAAGGCCGATATTGAAAATGTCATTGAAACCAATTATACCTTGGTTTATATCAAGAATTATTTGACCGAAATCATCTATCACTTTTCTAAAGGTACGACCAAAAAAGGCAAAGGGCTTTTTGATATCGAATCGTATATCAACAAAGTATTCATTAAAATCATTGATGTATGGGGATTTATTTCCGTTTATTTTTGTATTTTGGAAGAATTGTTTGAATTCCGAGATACCTTGACTGAAAACGAAAAAGAATTGTTCCGACAATTAAAACAAATTGTTCTAATCTATTTATACAACCCGCGTATCACCCCAATTTCCATCTCGAAATTATCGAAGGATTTTAAAAACTTGAATCAATATTTCAGTCAAGAGGTCAAAGCAAAAAATAATACGAGTCATTTTTTAGTTTTAAAATCAAATTCGACAAAAAAATCGAGTATTTCGAAAAAGAAGAGATTTCAAAGTATGGTGATGGTTACTAGTAGTGCTAGCAGAAAAAAGACGCAATCAAAATATAAAACAAGTGTCCAGAAAACAAGAAAAAAAAGTTATTTTCATTTATTACCTAAGATGATTCGATAAATAAAAAAGATATAAACATAACAACCGATGACATATAACTATAAATGAAATATAGTTATTTATTTTTAACCTTGATATCAACCATCAAAAGTGAAAAGTTTATTACACCTTTGGACAATTAAAACGCCGACCAGTCGGCGGTTTATCAGTCACAAAGGCAACGGTTCCTAGGCTATTTAAATAGCCGAAGGTGTAAAAACATTGATATTCCTTCTTGTAGAAACTGTATTCATTACAAACCAAATTATTTTAGTGAACCTTTAAGTAGATGTGATAAATTTGGTGAAAAGAATATTATTACGGATGAAATAAAAAGTGATTATGCTGACATATGTCGACAAGATAAATCAAAATGTGGTGAGGAGGGGAAATATTTTGAAGAAGAACCTTATCCAAATATGAAATTATGGGTCTATAAATTCACTCCTTTTTTTCCTCTTACGTTACCCCTCGTGGTTTTTTACATTGTATTACTTTTGAAATTAAATAGATAAATGGTATAAATACAAGACTCTTTATAATTATAACAAAATGAAATGTACCTCTTTATTCTTATTCTTTCTTACAGCAATCAATGCTGAAAAAATTATTAAAACGGTAAGTGTACCTACCATTCGAAATAGTAATTTTCCTTCTTGTAGAAATTGTATTTATTATCAACCAAGTTTTTTTTCAACCGATTTTGATTCCTCTACCAGTAAATGTGAAAAAATTGGCGAAAAAAATATTCTTACTGGTAAAATAACCTATGACTATGTTGAAATTTGTAGAAAGGATGAATCCGGATGTGGGAAGAAGGGGATCTATTTTGAAGAAGAAAAGAATTTGAATATGAAAATATTTTTTCATAAAATGATTAGTAGTTTTCCAGAAACGGTATTGATATCCTTAATGGTTATCTATATCATCAGTATATTGAGGTTGAATCATTAAACCTTTGCACATTCAAAACGCCCCTCCCGAAGGGATGGGCGCTTATGAATGTGCGAAGGTGTAAAAAAATTGAAATCTTTTTTATAAAAACGAGTTTAAATATATTGAAAAAATTTTAAATAGAAAAATGATTTACAAAGTGCGAAAAGAAATTGACCCCAACCACCTGAATTTGAGATGGTTGATCGAGAATCCTCATCCCGGAACAACCAGAGTGATGGAAGAAAGATTGGAGGAAATTGCGATGGAAGATATCTGTCGAATGTTAAAATATCCTAATTTTATTCATCTTATTATGACAAAGTTGAGTATGTTAATTTCTCCTTATTTATCCAAAAACCCAGATGCCATTTACTTCTTAATAAAAAATCCAGAATACATTGATTGGTATATGTTATCAACCAATCCAAGTTCAAAAGCGTTAGAAATTATTGAAGAAAACATTATCAATGAACAAAACCGGATGAATACCGGAACTACAAATATCTTACCCATTCAATGTGATCGAGTTTATTCCGATTATCCCGCTTTTTGGAGATTGTTAGCAACCAATACCAATCCAAAAGCAATTGAAATTATCGAAAAATATTATTCCAAATTAACACCTTTTTGTATTGATTCCGAATGCATTGACTTTTGGTGTAATTTATCAAAAAACCCAAATGCAGTTCATTTATTAGAAAAATATCCTCGTTATATTGATTGGCATAGCATTTTAAAAAACCCAAAGGCGGTTCACCTGATTGAACAAAATTTGGATAAAATCGATCAAGATGATTGGCCTCTTTTATCAGGGAATCCAGGTGCCATTCATATCTTTGAAAACCCCGAATATTTAGATAAGATCTATGATTGGAGTTATTTATCCCAAAATCCAGATCCAAAAGCGATCCAGATCCTTGAAAAGAATTTGGGTAAAGTAGTCTGGGAATCCTTTTCAAAAAATCCAGGCGCCATTTCAATTCTTTTACAAATCTTGGAAGAAGAAAAAGAAGTAAAAAAGAAGAGAAAAAATAATGAATTCGTAAATCCGGCAGATTATAAATATTATGATCATTTTTACAAAATTGATTTTAGTCGTTTGTCTTTGAATCCCGCGATTTTTGAAGTTGATACCCAAGGATTGAAAGAACGATGTGATGTTTATCGAAAAGAATTAGTTGAAAAGGCAATGCATCCTCGTCGAATGATTGCTTTGTTAGACCAAGAAGGGATTGATTTAGAGGATTTGGAAGATTATTTCTAAAGTAGGGGGACGGAAGTCCCCCCTACGACCCCCTCCTCGCTTTTTACTTTATTGACTCGGCGCGGGCTCTACAACCATTTCTACAATCATATTTTGCGAAGCATAATATCATTGTTTTTTTTCTTTGTAGAGACTCGCGCGGCGAGTCAAGTAACCATAACCATTCCTAACTATTTTCTATTTATTTTATAAATAACTATAAAATATATAAAAAAATGAAAATGTTGATGAATCATCTCTACCTTTTTCTCCTGATTATGTTTATAGGTAGTTTTCTGATTCAATATTTTATCATGAGTTGGGTAATGTCCAATTCCATCAACAATTTCACAAATAGTTTGGGAAAGTTTTATTTATCTGTTTTAATGGGGTTATTGATGGTTCTCATTGAATTATTGATGGATCAAATCTCAAATATCTTTTTATATTTATTCATTATCTTTTTGATTGTCATTACCATTTATTTATATCGAAACCAGGTTTTCATTGGAGAGAAAGAATATTTAAGTGATATGATTGAACACCATTCAATGGCTATTTTAACAAGTGAAGAAATATTGAAAAAAACAAACAATGCCAAGGTTGCCGATTTAGCGAATCGTATTATTCAAGCCCAAACCAAGGAAATCCAAGAAATGCAACAATTGTTCTAGATACTCGTGCGCCAAAAATCCTTCGCCCTTAACAAGGAGGGGGTCGTAGGGGGGACACGTATGTCCCCCTACCAAGAAATGCAACGATTGTTCTAGATACTCGTGCGCCAAAAATCCTTCGCCCTTAACAAGGAGGGGGTCTACCGTAGGCAAGGGGGGACGTATGTCCCCCTACCAAGAAATGCAAAATTTATTGTAATATAATGTTTGTATAATATAACTGGCTTATCATTCTTCTTAATAAAACAAAAAGATGAGATTAGAAATATTTGTATTGGGCTTGACGGCCTTTTTTGTTTATAATGCATATCACGACGGAAAATATATGAAAATGCTTCTCTCTTTCAAGAAATATTATTCCATGATTTTCTATGCCATCGTAGGAATCAGTATTTATCTTCTTTTAAAACGGAATCCTCAAAATGGAAAGAAAATGCTTTATTATGCCAATAATATGGTGAAATATATGCCAATTGATAAAGGTACATTGGGTGTACTTTCGCCTATTTTCGATTTCACTTCTTCTTCCTCTTCTCCTTTAGGCTCAGACCATTTAGGATTTATGGAAGGATTCAATGACATTGAATACCCTGGATCTCATATTCAGAATACCGGAGAGAAACGGATTCTTCAATCAGGGAAAACGGGAACCAAACGTTCTGTAAGTGAGACCAAGAAAAAATACGTCGCTTCGCAACAGGATTGGAAATGCGGCGAATGTAACAAACAGTTGAACGCGTGGTTTGAGGTGGATCATCGTGTCCGTCTTGAGTACGGTGGAGGAAATGACGTCGGCAATTTGGTGGCACTTTGTCGCGAATGTCATGGAAAAAAGACGGCCATGGAGAACATGTAATCGCTTTAAGGCGAACGTCCATACGCAAACGAGTGAAACAAAAAAAAATAAATTCGAAAGAATATAATATACAAATGGTTTTTGGAATCACTAGTAAAAGTTTTGCATTAACTGAACGAAACTTATTTGGAAATTCAAGAAATAATAATCATGATAACGAAGAAAAAGACCTAAGTGATGACATGGTTGCCATTCATGAGAATCAAAACGCCAATATATTTGATGTGATCAAATCCGACATTTCCAACAATAAATTAATCAATCTTCGTTTGGAAATGACGGATATTTCAAAAAACGCATTCATGTATGATGAACTTTCCCTCTTTTCGAAATACCGTGAGTTTTCGCATTTAATTTCAGATGCTTATTTCGGGAATATGAATTACAATTCCACGAAAATCGACCTTTTTGCACTTTATTTGAAAGGCCAAAAGATTCTTTATACGGAATCCAAAACTTATTGCGAACAATGTCTTTATTTTCTCATGTTACCTACTATTTTTATAGCCTCTTTATGTACCGTGATTAGTGTAGGATTAAAAATGTATGAATTCGCGCCGATTACGGTATCTGCACTTACCGCTTTCAATGCCTTTTTCTTAGCACTTGTTACTTATTTGAAACTTGATGCCAAAGCAGAAGCCCATAAAACAACCGCTTATCAATTCGATAAATTACAAGCGGATACGGAATTTTTCTCTGGACAAGTTTTTCTCGTTTCTGAAGAAGGAGGTATTAAAGACTTTGTCGAAGGATTAAGGAAAAAAATATCGGAAATCAAAGAGACGAATCAATTTATTATTCCAGAAATAATCCGCCGAAGATATCCGTCCCTTTACTCCTTCAATATTTTCTCTCTAATGAAAAAATACAAGACCGAAATGACTTTATTAAAAACTGAATTAATGATTCTTTATCGAGACATTGAACGATTGTTACCGAATGTACCAAATTCAATGTTGGAAAAAAAAAATAATACCATTAAAAAAATCATCATGTATCGAAATATTTCGGAAACTATTCGAAAGGAGATTTATGATGAAATTCTTAAGTTTGAATCGAAACAACGAAATCGATTTTTATGTTTGAGAACCTAAGATAACATTAGAGTCTTTACAAGTAATACCTTTTATTCTATTCTATTTTATTTGTATTCATATAATATATGAATATAAATCATATACAAAATAATAGATATCCTTTAAAGAAAACATATAATACATCCAATGCAAATACAAGGAACCCTTTAGAAAATGTGGCAAATCAAACCAAGTCCGCCCCAATTCTATTCATTGCTGGATTTATTCTATTGTTACTCCTTATTTTCATTTTACGATTATTATACAATGAAGGAACCTTATTCCGTTATACAGGTTTAAACAAATCGCAATCAAGTGTCGTAAATGAAATACTCATTATTTTATCCGTCGTTTTTGCCGTATTTTTTATTCTTGTTTTATTTTTTCCAAGTATGAAAGAATTCGGCGGATTCTTGACCAATATTTCCTCCTCTTTTCTTTGCATCCTTTATACTTTTTTTTTGTTATATTGTTTGTACACGATTCCTACCAATACAATGACAAAATATGCATCTACCTTGGTACCCTTCTTCCTTTTTCTCACTTTTTTCGTTTTTTCTGGCGCTTTACTCACTAGTTTCACCACTTCGAATCCAATGTATAACCAAATCAATACAATCATCCTCTTTTTCTGTTTTCTAACAACCGTCATCCTTTTTTATACGGTCGATCCTGGAAATTATATCAGTTCAAATTTCGGGTATTTGTCGTTGATTAGTATGCTCATTGGTATTTTCGGGTTCGTTTATTTACTCATTCTTTTCATTGTTCCTTCAGGAACACAAAATAGTAATAATAATAATAGTAAATCTGTCTTTGAAACCATAGCATTAAATATGAATATAACTACGATCATTAGTGCCGCCATTTTCCTTCTTTTTTCATTACTTATTACCATTGGTATTATACAATATCCCGGTGGCTTCTTCTCTCAAGAAAATGTATGGTCTTCTTTAACCATTACCTTTTTATTATCTTTGGTTTTCTCCATTCTCTCCATTCTATTTATTTCCAGATTTTCATCCACCACATCATTCGCTGCTGATTCCAAAATGGGATTATTTAAAACTTCTTTACTTAGCGTTTTTGGTATTGTAATATCTGCACTACTCATTACTTGGCTTGTTTTTGGAATCGAAGGATTGACTGGAAAATCCGGTATCCTTAGTTTTGTATTAAATGCATTTTTAGTAATTATTCTATTGATTTTTATTTACAAATCATTGAATGTACAAGTTCCTGGAGCAAATTCGGGTCGTGAAAACACGGTTTCTCTCTTTTTGAAAACCTTCTTTTTCATTCCTTGTTTATTTTCCAATGGTTTAGATGGTTTGACCAAACTTTTCACAGATAAAGATTCCTTTGATAAATATAGTTCCATCATCTTAATTGTTCTTTTCATCGTGTTTTTTTATTTTTTAACGAATATTCAAGAAACAATTGCATCAAGTCCCATATTCAATGATAATTTGAGTAATCAAAGTGTATTATTGTTGGAACCAATCCCATTAAATATAAGCAAATCAATCGGTTCTTATGAAGAACTAAATAAATATACCATACCATCATCTGGACAACATAATTATCAGTATGCCATTTCTTTTTGGTTTTTCATTGAAGCGGAACCCACTCAATCGGCATACAATCAATATAAATCCTTGATGAATTATGGAAACAAACCGGAGGTTCTTTATCGACATGCAGATAATTCGTTATTAGTAACCATGGAAAGAAATGGAATCAGAGAAATCGATTTCCCAACAACCACCGATTCAAAGAACGAAAAAGACCCTCTTACTTTAGAAAAGATGGATGAATATGAAAATGATGGAATTTATGAAAACAGTCGTATTCTTTACAAAAGAGAGAAAATACAACTTCAACGATGGAATCACCTTCTTTTGAATTATGTGAATGGAACTTTAGATATTTTTTATAATGGAAAATTGGTAAAAACAGCGGTTGGTTTAGTTCCTTATATGTCCCTCGATCGTTTGACAACAGGTGCCGATCATGGTATTCAAGGAAATATTTGCAATGTGGTTTATTATAATAAGTCACTAACTTTGAAGAATATACATCAAATTTATGAATCGGTGAAACATAAAAATCCACCGATTTAATGAAACCCTCTTTTTTCTATCCTTATTATATTAATGAATATTTTAGGTATTATTGTATTACTTCTTTTACTTTATATCATTTGGCGTATTTTATACTATTTATTTTCAAATCCATACACTTTACAAACATTACAAAGTGGACAAACTGCTTCTACTGTTACAGCATCTTCTTTAGCAACAAGTAATGGTGTTTCTTCTACCAATTTTGCTTATTCAATTTGGTTTTATATCAATGATTGGAATTATCGTTATGGAGAACCCAAAGTGATTTTTGGTAGAATGGGTAGTAAAGGAGGAAGTTCTGACGCCAGTGGCAATTCGAATTCGATAGAAGGGGTCAGTGGATTAAATCCTTGTCCTAGCGTTGTTTTAGGCGCCATTGAAAATAATATAACAGTGGCATTAAGTTGTTATCCTGGTACAAATAATACCGATGTTCAACCATCTGGAAGTGGTAGTAATTTTGTCGTTCATAATTGTAATATTTCTAATGTACCGATTCAAAGATGGGTGAATATGGTATTGAGTGTTTATGGAAGAACCTTGGATTTATATATTGACGGTAAATTGGTTCGTACTTGTTTATTACCTGGAACCGCAAATATAAATAATAATGCAGACGTTTATGTAACACCACAAGGTGGGTTTGATGGTTGGACTTCCAAATTTCAATATTATCCAAATTCCTTGAATCCACAAGAGGTGTGGAATATTTATAGTCAAGGATACGGAGGCAAAAGTTGGTTTAATAATGCGTATAGTCTACAAGTATCTCTTTTGGAGAATGGAACCCAACAAGGTAGTTTTACCTTGTAGTAGGGGAACCTAGGTTTCCCTATGACCCCTCCTCACTAAGGAAGGGATTTCATTTTTGGCACGCGCGGCCTATACAAAGAAAAGGACAATCATATTATTGCGAAGCATAATATCATTGTAGAAATCGTTGTAAATATTCACGCGCCGACTTAATTAAGTAAAAAGCAAGGAGGGGGTCTTAGGGGGGATGTACATCCCCCTAATTTAAAAGTGGATATATATATATATAATATAATAATTAAATATGTTTGGAAACAATCGTTCTTCTTATAATGAATTCTCAGCCAACCGTGGAAGTTTTGGTAGTAAAGAGTTTTTAGAATCCAATAGTTTAGTCGCAAAATTTGTTTTTCTTATTTTAGTTGTTTTTGTTTTTATTTTATTACTTCATTTCGGTATGAATTTCCTTAGTTGGTGGTTTTCACCAAGTACAAGTCCAATGTTAGTGAGTGGTACCGTTCAAGCCAATCAATTGATTATTATTCCACAAGATCCAAGTTCAAACAATACCATTCCTATTTTAAGATCACAAAATGAAAATGAAGGGATTGAATTTACTTGGGGTGTATGGGTATACATTGATGGTATAAATCCTTTAGGACAGTATAAACATATTTTCTATAAAGGAAATGATAATTTAATATCCAATGGAATGAATTATCCAAACAATGCTCCTGGTCTTTACCTTGCACCTGATACAAATGCCCTTGTGGTTATGATGAATACTTATAATAATATTGATGAAGAAATAACGGTTCCAGACATGCCTTTGAATAAATGGGTCAATATTATTGTTCGTTGTCAGAATACAACATTAGATGTTTATATCAATGGAGTCATTACACGTAGTGTTGAATTAAATGGTGTCCCCAAACAAAATTACGGAAATGTATATGTTGGAATGAACGGTGGTTTTGATGGGTTCATTTCCAATTTACAATACTTTAATTATGCTTTACCTGTAACCAAAATAAATAGTATTGTAAACGCAGGACCAAACACAACTCCTTCTACAACCAATAATCTATATAACAAAAATGCGGATTACTTGTCATTACGTTGGTATTTGTTTAGTTAGTAGGGGGACATACATCCCCCCTACGACCCCCTGATGACAGTTAAATGAACTAACTCGGCGCGGGTTCTACAACTATTTCTACAATCATATTGTGTAAAACATAATATGATTGTATTTTCTCTTTGTAGAAACTCGCGCGCCAATACAACAAACCAAAACAGCAAGGAGGGGGTCGTAGGGGCAGTCCATCCCCCAAAGGGGGATGGCGTAGTGATGTACATCCCCCTACTTTTTAAAAAGTGGAATATATAAGAAAGAAATAGCATGTCTTGTTTAGGACCTGGTTATGACCCACAACCTCCTCGTGCTTGGAATCGTGTTCAAAATCGATGTTCTTTAGAAACCAGTTTCTCTGACCAAATTTACATTCCTATTTTAAAAAAAACAGTTCCTTCACAACAAGCAGCATATGAATTGGATGTATTGGCGAAGGGAAATATCCTACAATATAAGAAAAACAGTTCCAATTTAACGAAACAACAGCGTTATTCGCAAATTGCCAAAGGAATGTGGACCAATCGTACCAAAACATGGGCTACACAATCTCAAATCTATAGCAATCCAAATACAACAAGTTTACAAAGAGTTGGTTATATTATCATACCAAACACGGATCAAAATTTGAATCCAGTTCGTTACTGCACGAATGCAAACATTAAAGATGGAGGTTCACTCATTTGTAGTCGAACGGTGAACCCTTGTACTGACGAAGTCATTTCAATTACATCTGGACAAAGTTGTGCACCTACGAGTGCGTCAGATGTACCTGGACCAGTTATTCAACTTTGTTATAACAACGGTTTACCAACTTATTATCCAAAACAACGATATGTAATGACCAATAGTACAGATAAATGGCCGGTTAATTACAAATTTTTTCGTAGTGCCAATGCCATCCCTCAACAACGATAAATATTTTATTTTGTAAATCAATCTAAAATAAAATAAAGTAAAGTAAAAAAAGCACCATGTGAGAATCGAACTCACGATCTATGCATTACAAGTGCATTGCTCTACCATTGAGCCAATGGTGCATAAATGAAGCACCCTGTGAGAATCGAACTCACGATCTATACATTACTAGTGTATTGCTCTACCACTGAGCCAAGGGTGCATCGGAAGGAACGAAGTTCCTTATTATATTCTAATAATATCTCTTTAAGTTGTTTTTTCTTCATTAATATCTTTTTCTTCCTTAATATCTTTTTTCAAATATTTTCGTGTAAACATTTTCCCTTCTTTTCCACACATATTTTCACTCATTCTTGCTGTACTACAATACCGAGGTTGTTTGGTAACGTAACCACCCACTAAAAAAGAAGTGTCTTCTCGAAAAAACAAAGCACATTGACCAAATTGAATATTCCCATTCTTGTCGTTTATGAAATGTTTACAATTAATACAAAATTTTGGTGTTGGGTTTTTAATAGAATCCACCACTGACCACATTGTAAAAAAAAAGAATAGAAAACTGTTCATTCTTATTATATTTTATCATTTTCTATTTATATCCTTTTCCACTTTTGAAAAAGTGTCTAACTGGCACTAGGCACGCAAGTTGGGGTTTACACAGATTTCACTCGTAGGAAAAATATCCCCGGACATACACATTTGATTCTCTCCTACACGAGCACAAGTACGTGTTCCATTATCATCGCCAATAAAACACCAACCCGCTTTTCCAGAATTTTTTTGAATCGGACTAATCGAATCATCTGCGTTATAATTGGAACCTTTTGGACCACTTGCACCTGCTTCCAATGCATTTTGGGTATTCAATGCTCGATTGAGTGAATTATTTTCCGTATTATTGGAAGGGGTAACCGTTTTACTTAAAGGAACCCCTTTTAAATTCACCGTTTTTTTAATAATCGGGTCTAAAATCTCTTCAGCGGTGTTATCAATGGAAGTCGAAATATAATTTACATCTTTACTGACATTATCAATAATTTCTTTGGTTCCTAAAGCGGATACACCGACCACATTTCCTAATCCATCGGAAAGATGAAAACTGCCAGTATATTGTTTTATTGTATTCGCTATACTCTCAAACCAATTTGCAGTCTTTTCTGTTCCTACTGCCAAATAAGAAAAAAGATTAAATCCAGCAATGGCTAAGATAATAATAATAAACAAAAAGAGTCCTAAAGTTGACCAAAATCCCCAGGATGAAGAATCTGGTATTTCAATGATTGTATCTCCTGGACTTGAAAGTACTTCATTCGATGATGATAAAAAAGAATTACTTGGATTTTCCATTATAATAAAAATATAATTTATTTTTAAGGGGGGTACCCCCCCTTATGATCCCTCAATCCTTGTTTTAAAGGAAGGGGGTACCCCCCCTTATGATCCCTCAATCCTTGTTTTAAAGGAAGGGGGTACCCCCCCCTTATGATCCCCCAATCCTTAACCCCTTAAATCCGAGGAAGAAAAGTCTCTCCAAACTGATTCATCTTTTCCAACTTTTCAATCGTTTTTTCTAAATTCACATTTTTCACATTCTTAAACAAATAATCGGTATTTGGCGATTCCTCATTTTGCTTAATTTGAGCATAAACAGTATCAATCTTTTTACAAACATTCATAATGACTTCTTTTTGTTTCTCTCTCACCATTTCTTCATTCAAATCAAAACTCTCCGTTAATACGGCCACTGCCACGTATAATATATATTTACGTTTACGAAAACACGTATTCGAATATTTCAATGTAAATAAACTAAGTAAAGCACGCACAATTTTTTGAATAAGCAATCCGCGTTTTTTCATTTCCCCCAAAAAAACAGACCAAATTATCCAAACAATATCTTGTTGGTCTTTGCTTGGAACCGGCATGTCGCCTCTTCTTTCACATTTACATTTTTCTTTTTTCGTCTTACAAGTGGATTCGTATTCAAGGATCCATTCAATCCAATAACATGATTGAATGACATTTTTTACATCTTTAGAAATATTATATGCCAATTCATTCATCGGAATAAAAAGTTCTCTCGGGTCTTCTTTTAAAAAAAGATCATCACAATAATTCATGTTTGGTGCTTTAAAACGGTCAGTCATATAGGTCATATCAAAATCATTCGTTGCAATTTTAATATCATCAAAACTATGTTTTTTTTTCGAATCACATAAAATACAAATGACCTCGCAAAAAAGTCGGCGAATTTTCGTATTATTACGCATTCTCAATTCTTGACCTGCATATCCATTACTAATGATATCTCGAAAATTTTGGATTCGCATTTCCAAGTAAATCGCCAATTTGGGATTGCCTAAATGAATATATTTACTGTAAAAAAAAAGAATCGCTTCCCATAAATCACTATAATGACCGGCACAAATTAATTCAGCACTCCAATAACATCCTGGTTCGACTTTAGAATAAATAAGACTTTGGATTAATTCTTTACGAACATCGGTTTTTTTGAATTTAGAAAAACTAATCCCTTTAAAATCGTTTGGACCTCGTAAATCATTGATTTCAACTGATTCTATATTCGAGTCTATAGGTATAGTTTCCATTTGTATTCAATTATATGGTATAAATTATATAAAAAAAAAAATAATCATACATATTAAAGAATTGAATTATTGTACATTATGAAACTAATAAAAAACATCGTAACTACTTATCAAAAAATTCCTTTGTCCGGAAAAATATTATTGTTCACTTGCCTGTTTCTTATTTTGACCGTCTTTTTTAAAGCAGTCGAAGAAGAAAAACAACGTAGAAAGTCTGGGAAAGAAGGATTCGAACAAACGAATTCTTTTTTATTTAAAACCGATTCTCAAGTCTATGATGATTTTTATTCCAATATTTATGACTATTTGGTATTCAATAGTTTAAAGGATGATTATGAAGTCGGTGAAATTATTAATCGTACCACACCAACAAGTGAAAGTGTCATTTTAGATATTGGATGTGGAACAGGACATCATGTAGGTAAATTGGCAGATAATGGTTTAAATGTAATCGGAATTGATATTTCGCCTTCCATGATTCAAAAGGCAAAAGAAAATTATCCACAATATCATTTTTTAGTAGGAGATGTTTTAAATAACAATGAATTTAAATCACAATCTTTTACTCATATTTTGTGTTTGTATTTTACCATTTATTATATGGAGGACAAACAACGTTTTTTCAATCATTGTTATGAATGGTTAAAACATGGCGGTTATTTAATTATTCATTTAGTAGACCGAGAAAAATTTGATCCAGTTTTATCGAACACACCTGAATTGTCAGTTGTCTCTCCTAGGAAAGAGAGAAGAACCAATTCCAAGGTTCATTTCAATGATTTTGTTTATCAGGTGGACTTTGATTTACCAAAAGGAACAAACATCGCCAAATTCAAAGAAAATTTTAAATTCAATGATGGAAAAGTGAGAAAGCAAGAACATACCTTATATATGGAACCCCAAAACACGATTATAAATTATGCACAAGAATCCGGTTTTATTATTCAAGGGAAAATCGATTTGCTTCATTGTGCCTATGATTATCAATATTTATATATTTTGACCAAACCTTAAGGGAACCTCTATAGAACCGTAGGTTCTATGAGGGTTCCCTTATGATCCCTCCCTTTGCCCTTCGGGGATAAAAAATCTGGCTTTTTAATTTGATTAACTCGGCGCAGGCTCTATAATTATATCCTACAATCATATTATTAGTAGGGTAACATACGTCCCCCCCTTCCGTCCCTTGTTAAGGGCGAATGATTTTTGGCGCGCGAGTATCTACAAAGAAAAGGACAATAATATTATGTTTTACACAATATCATTGTAGAGATTGTTGTAGAGCCCGCGCCGAGTTATATCCCCGAAGGGCTAAGGGAGGGATCATAAGGGAACCCTCATAGAACCTACGGTTCTATAGAGGTTCCCTTACAAGGAAGTATTTTTTTTGATTCGTATTTTCAATCCAATTATGGTGATTGGCAAATTCAAAATGAGCAGTAGCAAATAATTTTCCAGTAGAAAGAATGGAACCTAAACAAGAAAATCCACCTTTATGTACCATTAAATTAGCCGCTTTATGCATGATGGATAAATGAACATCTGGTTTATCTAAATAAACGAAAATATTCGAATTTTTACTTAATATATGATTCATTTGATTCACAAAGTCAATGGTTTTGATATGATGGGGTTTAAAAAACTCATCCAAATGAATCCCCCCTAATAAAATAACTTTTTCATAATTATGAGACATTTGTTCAATAATATTTACATAATCTTCTTCTACATTTAGGTCGCCACTTCGAATATGAACACAAAGACAATTCGAGTTTTGAACAAGTTGAAAAACTTCATTCGATTCCAAAAAAGACTCATTCTTTTCAATGTATTCTTTCACAGAATCAATCAATCGAGGAAGATAAGGAACCTTTTCATCTGCCGGTCGCTGTTGACAATAAAAATGTAAAATCGAATCTTTACAAATATCTGCTACTAAATTCATTCTTTTCAATGAACCTTCATCGGCATGAGGACATTGTTTCCATTGTCCAGATAAATACGGCATATTTAATAAATTACCGATATTGTAACCAGCCCTTCTCTCATCATTCGAAAATTCAATCTCTTTATCATAAATAATAATATCTTCAAAAGTTAAATTCCGTTTTAACATTTTATAAATAAAAATACAACATACTTTTTATATTGATTTTAGGCTTATATCAATATAAAAAATAAAATACAATTATATATCCTTAAATCGATTTCCTTTCACAAAGATTAATTCTGTTTTTTCCCATAATTTTCCACCATCATTATCAAAGGTTACATCTCCTAAAAAATGAAACGGATAGTGTTCTGCAGGTTTGGTTTGAAATGTGAAATCAACCCCTTCATACAACTTTTGTAAAGAACCAATATTCCAACCCTTTTCAATGATTTTCCTAGACATTAAAATTTCTTTATTAAAAATAGCATCCCAAATATCTTTCGAATAATTTGTAATACTCAAAATTTGTATTTCCATCAAATATTCTACGGTTTCTTTATTCATACTAAAAATATAGGATTGAATATGACTATGAATATAAGGATTCACTATCATTTCTACTCCGGCATTATTAATGGTACTACCAAATAAATGAATATTATCTTTTTTCAATCCATTCAAGTACATATCCGTCCATTTACCTTCATAATCATCTGGTAAAAAAGGTCCAAATACGGATGAATTTGCAAAAATAAAAGTTTCATAATTTTTATATAAATGATTATGTAATAATCCTTCTGACCATCCACCAAAATCACACCCCAGATTCTCTCTTTTGAAAACAGAAACATTTTTATAATGGGGATATTCAAAATTCAATTCTTTATTATTGCAAATAAGTAAAAAATCGATTTGATCATCTTCAAATACCGCATTTTTAAAAAAATGTTCTACTCTTTCATTCAATAAATGAAATACATATAATACCAATGTTTTTGAGTTGGCCATTTATCTTTATCTTTATCTTTATCTTTATCTTTATATTTTAACTCAATAATATCTAAAATGTGCAAAGATATAAAAGAATATATTTATTTCAATAAAGAGAGAAGAATATAAAAAAATGTTTGAGAATTATTTATTACATTTCCCTTGGTTGACCATCTTTTTTTATGCGTTTATTGTTTTCCTTCTTGTGTTTTTGATAACCCTACTTTACTTGAGATCAAAATATGGATTCTGGGTTTCCCAACCTGTTTTTCATTCCTATGATTTTTCTTATTATTTGTATCCTCCAGGGATTATTCGAATGGATTTACCAGAAAAGAATAAATATACAAATTTTAAGGATATTACAACCACATTGTACAATGAATTGACTTCTCTCCAGAAGTTGGAAATGATTCATTTACTTCAACAACATTATTTACGAAAGGGAGAGAATATTTTCTTACCTGAATCCATGAATGTTTTTCCTTATTTTGAAGGATTATCCCATGAATCTTTATTGATTGGAGAGAAAGAAAATATAAAAAATATAAAAAACACAAAAAACACAAAAAACAAAGAAAATCCTTGTTTTTTTTCATTTTACTGGGAAAAATCACTTCTGACCGACTTAAAAAAAGGCACGATTATTGAAAATAAAAAAATCATTGCATCGATGACTAGTCGTCCAATCAAAATCCGGATTTTGAAAGGGAATGACCCGAATGCAACTTTTCTTGCTTATTACGTGGATTATTTATGTGTCAATGAATTCCATCAAAAAAAAGGAATCACTTCTCAAATGATTCAAACTCATGAATACAATCAACGACATTTGAATAAAAACATTCAAGTTTCTTTATTTAAGAGAGAAGGAGAATTGACTAGTGGGATTGTTCCGCTTTGTATTTATACCACCTATGGATTCTCGGTTTTCACTTGGAGGAAACCTATATCCCTTTCACCAAATTATCAAATCATTGAATTTTCAAAACAGAATCTACATTTGCTACGCGATTTTTTGAAAGAGAATGAAGACCATTTTGATATTTTGTTGGAACCTTCTTTTTCGAATTTACTTGAATTGATTCAAACCAAAAATATCTATGTTTGCGCAGTTTTAGAAAAAGAAAAAGATGTTGTTTTATGTGTTTATTTTTATTGTAATTCGTGTGTTTTCATCGAAAAAGATATGAGGATTCTTACTTGTTATGCATCGGTAAAAAGCGACGCGTGTTCCACAGAGATTTTTATTCAAGGATTCAAAAATAGTTTCTGGAATACGGCGGACAAAAATAATTTTGGGTTTTGTCTCATTGAAAATATTAGTCACAATCATTGGATTATTGCAAATCTATTGAAAAAATCGACACCTGTTCTAAAAAGTCCAACGGGCTATTTCTTTTATAATTTTGCCTATCCGACCTTTTCTGCGGAGAGAGTTTTTCCGTAGGGGGGAGTCCCTTACCTACGGGAGGGATACCCCCTCCTTGCTTTTTACTTAATAAACTCGGCGCGGAGTTTCTACAACAATCTCTAAAATAATATTATGCTTCGCTAAACAAAGCACAATATTATTTTCTTTTTCTTTGTAGAAACTCCCGCGCCAATACACCAAATCAAAACAGCAAGGAGGGGGTCGTAGGGGGGACGTATGTCCCCCTACCTAGCGGACATATTTCCCAACTCGGGCAAAAGAATCCACAATAAAAATAATAAATATTCCTAAAAAGGAATAAAGAATCACTTCTTCGGTCACATGATTGGTTTTTTCATCTTGTTGTTCTTCCAATAAATGAATCATATAATTTAACTTTTGCATAAGAGCCTCTTGAGAAGGAGAGGAGGAGTTGGAAGAACCAGAATAAGAGTTACTCATATTCAAATAAGCCTGGGTCTGAAAACCGTTTGCATTTGCATTCTCATAATACCCAGGAGTATGATGGTAAGGTGCTTTTTGTAAAGTCTGATTCACATTGGAGTTGTAATGAGGAATATATTTTTTATAATAATCCTCTGCCGTCTTTTGATTTCCATAATTGGATTGAAAATTATTCAAGTCTAAATTCTCTTCTGCATTATAAAATGGTTTTGGTACTTTTCCTAAAATCTCTTGAATTTGTGCATTCGGATTCGGATTTGGGTTCGGATTTTGCATATTTTCTGTTACGGGTGGTTTTTGAACGGTAGAAACAGGCATGGATGGTGGAGTAAAATTGGAATGAAAATCACCCAAACTATCATCCCCATCATCCATATTGGAGTCATTATGTATCTTTTCTAAAACGCTATTTACTTTATTTGTATTAAAACTTTCTTTAGGATATTTTTTTTGAGTTTTATTATGATGCGATGAATTTTTTTTATAAATAGGCGGTGGTTGATCATTATTTTCATTATTATCAAATGGTGCCGCATACATTGCTAAAGACATTCCTCTTAATAAAAATTAAGATAATAATTTATATCTTTGCACCCTTGAAGATTTTAATTCGCATTTTATACCGTTGAAGAATTATCAAGTTAAGTTCAAGAATGTAAAATGATAAAGATTTGGTTGGTGTAAAGAAATAAACTTCCTAAAAGAATAAAAAAATATACCTTTTTATTATATGACAGAAATACAAAAATTAAATAAGCACGCAATTATTTGTATGATTATTTTTTTATTAATGGTTTTATTCTTTTTACAACCGAGGGTTTTTTCCCAACTTTTCCAAACAATTTTAGGAAGAGCCTTTTTAGTGATTTTGATTATTTATATTACTTATTGCAATCAAATTGGGGGAGTATTATTTGTCTTATTTTTAATGATTATGCATACAAATGATTCGACCGTTGAAGGTTTGTCGTTGAGGAATAATGTCATTTCAAATTTGTCAGAAAAATTAAAAGAAGAAGAACGAAACCAAGCAGCAGTAGATGCAATGGCAAGTGTAAATGGAAGTAGTGACCCACATAAAATTTTTTTAAAAAGTGCCGCAACCATTGCACAAGATTATAATAATGAAAACCCGAATCCTCCATTTTTTAGCATTATGCCAGCCAAAATAAAACTTTTAGAAGAAGTAAGAGCAGCAAAAGCAGCAAATTCACCAAGTGCACTAGCAACTGCACAATTAAATTATCTAGAATCCCTTGCAACCATTGCAGAAAAAATTGCAAATAGTAAACCATTCTCAAAAGAATCAGTTGCATTTAAAAAAGCAAAACAAGCAGAAACAGAAGCATCCATCAAAGCAGAACCAAGACCAATGGCCTCAAGTGTGAGAGAATCCACTTCACCATCATCTTTCGCGCCAACCTCAACAGTTAACGCTGCACCTGTAACCGTTAACGCTGCACCTGCACCTGCAACCCCATCACAAGAAGTTCTAGAAAAAGCAGGCACAGATGCAATTGATAGTATCGAAGAAGGTCAGGGTAACAAGAAAAGTTATCAAACAATCAACGCAAGAAACGCACAAGATTATGTGAAACAGAATCCGAATAGTGGATTTGATGTTACAACAGAACAAATAAAACTTGTATCTGCGGTAAATGCCGCAAAATCACCAGATGAAGTAAAACAAGCCCAACTGAATTATGTAGAAACTCTCTCAAAAATAGGAGACAACATCGCAGCAAAAATAGGAACATCTGCATATATACAATGGCAACAGCAACAACCGCGAAACATTCAAGCAATGCAACAAATGCAACAGCAAGAGCAACAGCAACAGCAACAGCAACAATCACCAGGAGAAGCAAAACGATTACAAGATGCAATTGCAAACCCAAACTCACCAGATGGAATTCTTCTTAAAAATTATATAAAAGAAAATCCGAATACACCGGAAGCAAGAGCATATGCCGCAGCATATCCAGAGTCACCAGAAGCACTTGCAATAAATGTGAATACACCTACACCTACACCTTTACAAGTGGTACCAGAACCAACCGCTACATCCAGTGTAACACAAGTACAAGCACGCGAAGACGCGAAAAATTTAATTAAAACCCTTACCCCTACTCCCACACAAAGTGATACATCTATCCTAACCCAAATAAAAAAAACATTTACTTGTACTGAAAATTTCAAACCACTTGAAGGGTTTGATTTGTTAGGATTAGAAGATAATATGAAAAGAGGTAAACAATCCAATTCTATCCAAGTAGGAAATTCATATCATCAAAATTCTGAGGACGTAATGCCTTATGAAAAATCCTTTTTTTCACCTTTTCACTTTTAGTAAATCTAGAACCAGAATCTAAGTAATAAATATTTTATCTCCTAAGTATAAGATATTCCTTTTTACATAAAATGGCCAAAGTAAAATTACCAAAAACACCGATTCCACCGAAATCTTCTCTCTTTTCACCCTTTACAAATGCGTTGCATTATTTAAATCATAACGTAATGTTTTTAAATAATAGTAAATTTTTCGCAGGAATTGTCATGATTCTTTTAAATGTGGGTTCAAAATTCATTACCATTCAATTTAGTAAATCCACCGAAGAATATTTGAAATTCTCTTTAAGTAAACAATTATTAGTCTTTTCCATGTCATGGATGGGTACTCGTGATATCTATACCGCGCTTGGATTAACCGCCATTTTCACCATTTTATCCGACCATTTATTTAATGAAGACAGTCATTTATGTGTCGTTCCTCATAAATATCGCGTTTTAAATAAAGCAGTTGATACAAATGATGACGGGCAAGTTTCCGAAACCGAATTGGCGGAAGCAATTGCGGTTTTAGAAAAGGCAAAAAGAGAGAAACAGAAAAAAGAAAATCGAGACAATTTTGCCAAATTCGATTACCAAAAAATACCTATTTCAAATTAAGGTTTTTTTTGAAAACTTGTCATCATAGATGCCACTGCATTTTTTGCATTTTTTTTCATATCACTCGCTACCGTTGTATAGGAATGAGTGATATCTTTCCATTGTTTTTTACAAGGGATTTTCTTCAATTCTTCTTCGGTTAATTTTTCACCCTTTTTTAAACTAAGAAAAATGCGGATTTGATATTTTGGGTCCGTTAAATATTTTGTATTTCTTTTTTTATACGTACGATTCTGGTAAGAATAAGGTATTCGACCGTAAGAATTTGTTCGACCGTAAGAATAAGGTGTTCGACCGTAAGAATAAGTATTCGGTCTTCTACGGTAAGAATTTGTTCGACCGTAAGAATTTGTTCGACCGTAAGAATTTGTTCGACCGTAAGAATACGGTCTTTGACGGTAAGAATAGTTTCTAGGATACAAAGAATAATTCTTTTTACGTGTTCTAGCACCCCCTTTTTTTATGAAGGTGGAATTTATTTGGGGTACAGGAATCTCATAATTCGGTCCGTATAGTTCCTCTTCTGTATATTTGCTTGGTTCGGCCGTTTCCAAATACCAATTCCCCTTTTGCCATTCGACAAATTCAACGTAATATTTCTCTCGATGAATATAGAAAACCCCATTGGTTGGAAACAAAGTATCTAAAGTAATCTGAATATTACGATCCACATTTCCAGGACTCGCTTCTTTCAATGTTTTTCGGGGAGGAAGAAAAAGTGCGGTATAGTTATTCAACTGATGAAACATTTGACTGTTGAAAAAAGAGAGAATACGTGAATTTTCAGGAATTTTACGAATAATATTTGCGTCAAGAGGTTGTAAAGGATTGAAATAGATATTATGACTAGGCGCATTTGGTAAAGTTAATACCGGGTCATATTTGAATTTTTTATATGGTAGATTGGTTTCAACAATGATTTGTAATTTGGTTGGTATCATGGGTATTTTTTGTTTGATTCTGTTTTTGTTTATATTTTTATTGGTTCTCATTATGGTTTTGTTATTTTGGTTCATTCAATCGTGTTATAATATATCTACAAAAAAAGTACAAGAAAATTAATCCTCCAATTCAAAATTGAAAGAAGGACAAAACAATTCCTGAATAACTTGATCAGCAACTTCAATGTAATTATCATCACATAATTTCATAGTAACACCGTGTGCCATTGCCAAAACGAGTTGTACTTTTACATAAGGATCGCTTATTTTCAACCCCATTTTTTGCAATTCATTTTGATTCAAATAACGGTCGAATTCTTTCAAAAAAGAATACAACTGATATTGATTCGCTTTTTTCGATTCATATAAAACTTGCCCTATTATTTTCGAAGTTAATGCAATCATTTCTTCCCTATTTTTTCCCGATAAATCTTTTACCAAATCCAAGGATTTATTTTCTGGGGTAACAATAATACCCGATTCTAAAATCATCCGAGCAGTATCTTTCACAGGTCTTTCCATCATTCCTAAAATACATTCAAAAAGTGTATTTCGAAATTCTTCTTCCAATTCACATAAAATACCGAAATCAAAAACGCCGATTTTATACGGATATAAAGAATCCGTTGCATCTTTGATAAAAACAATGTTTCCACCGTGTAAATCTCCGTGGGTAACTCCGTGTAAAAAACTAGTAACAAACCCGAATTTCAAAACCGATTTTGCAAATCCAAGAGAATCATTTTTTTCCGTTTCAACCAAGGTCTTTCCTTCTACAAAATCCATGAATATTACGTTTTGATAACGCTCTGTAATATGCGGATAAACTTCGGGGATAACAACGTATTTTAGATTCACACAATTCCTTTTCACGAGTTGGATATTTTCGACTTCTTTTTGAAAATCAGTTTGTTGTTGAATGATTTTCACATTTCTCTCGACCAATTCAACCAATTTGTATTTTTTCACAAAGTTCAAATTCAGAAAATCCAAACAAAAAACGGAAGACAAGAAAGACAAACCAGACAAAAAGGATAAGATTCCTTCAATCCCGCATTGAATTTTTCTTTCAATCTCCTTTCTTTTCATTTTAATAATGTAGGGTTTACTATGACCCAGGCGTTCTCTCGCTAGAAAAACAAGAGAAATCATTCCTGAATTCATAGGTTCTTTTTGTTCTAAAACCAAATCATTCTCAAATAAAATGGAGTTCAAGGTTTCATAATCGATTTCATTGATATGATAAGGTGCCCGATCTGTAAATTCAATCAATTCATTATCGAATCCTTCAGTTAGAGCCAAGGCTTGAAATAATTTCACATATAAAATATTATATTGCGCTAGTTTTTTACATATATTTCCAATGAAATAAGAATAAGAATAAGAACGATTCAAGTAAATATAAAAACAAAAAAGATAACTAATGTATTCGCTGAAAATCATCCATCCAATTTGTAAAAAAGAGAGAAAGGAAACGATTTTTTGGTAGAAACCAAGAGATTGATTGACAAACATTTCAATATAATCATCCATTTCTAAGTTTTCATCTACGCTTCTATTTTTACCTATTCCTCCATAGTCATTGAGTATTTGAATGGGTGATTCGATCCTTGGTAAAAAAGAAGAGATAAAAATTGGTGAATCAATAAACTTTGCTAAAAAACGATTCATTATGGATCGATATATTAGAATGTATAGTTCTCTATAAATTGTTTTAATCTTGAAAATACTTTATAAATAATCGTACTTATCATTTTTTCTAAAAAAGCAGGTATTTTCATTTTTTTCTGGTTGATTTTGATTTTATTCGAAAAATGCATTTTATGTTCATTGAAAAAAATACATTCGACGTCCATTCGTTCAATTGGTAATGGATAGACATTTTGTGGAATGTGTTCCGGTGTCTTGAATTCCCCCTTTTCATCGAGAATAAATTGGGATTGAAAAATGATTTTACTTGTTTTTTTAGTAATAGGGTCTTTTTCGACCTCCTTTTTAACTTTCAAATAGGCAAAACGTTGCGGGATTCCTAAATCTGGAAAGAGGTCTTTCATAATAAAAATAATATCGGCTTCCAAATCATTGATTTTATGTAATTCGGTTTTTTCATAAATATCCCTATTTAAATCATAGACTAATTTCATCATATCAAAATCAATGATTTTCTCTAAAATTAAATTTTTATTTTCAATTTCACATTGCATATGATATTCTTCATCTTGTGTTTTAGAAATACAAATTGTATTTTTTTCAAGTAATAAGGTTTCTTTTTTTTTATCGTTTTCTTCTTGCATTTTTTCAACTTGTAAAAATAAGAAAAATATATAATAAAAAAAGATTCTAAAAAAAGAATTTTATCGAAAGGATTTGTTATTTTATTATATAAAATGAAAACCATTTAAATTGTCTTTGATATAATATATAGAAATCCAATGAAACATCTTTTAGGATTATTTTATCTGTCTCTTTCCTTTTTTTCCAAAGGTTACTTGAAAAATACCTCTTGGAGATCCAAAGGACTTTGTCAAGAAAAACGTTTTGTGAAAGATATGTCTGTATTTTACAAAAAAGGAGATTATCATTTTTCGGAGCGTTATTATCGAGACTATTTACGACGATTAAATTCGAAAAATATTACGGTTCAAACCAATAGTATTTTAGGGTTGGATGAGACAAATTATTTTGATGATAATCAAAATAATACCAATTCGAATAATTTGAGCGAAGAAGATTATGCAAACCATCGTAATTATGGAATCAGTAAACGATATATTTATCAAAAAAATAAAATTAATGGAGGACAGAAGATTAAGATCTATATGAATAAGGCAGCAGCGGAATTATATCAACAAATGAATGGTATCCAGATTTTTGATAATTTTGGGAATTTGGAAAATCAAACAGATACGGATAATGATGAAAACGGACAACCCTTTTTCCGTAATCCATATTTGCCACCAAAAACTTCTTCCAGTGAAAAATCCAAATCCGAGAATTTTGAAGTGGTGAAAAATTATCAAGTAAATTTTACTCAGATTGGTGGGTATCAAAACATCAAAAAAGAATTGGAACAGTGTATTGATATGTTGAAAAATTATAAAAAATATGCGAAATACAATGTTCGTATCCCCAAAGGGTTAATTTTTGAAGGTCCGCCGGGAAATGGAAAAACTCTTTTAGCGAAAGGTTTAGCAGGAGAAGCCGGATGTAGTTTTATTTCTGTTTCTGGCTCTGATTTTCAAGAAAAATATATTGGGGTGGGTCCTACTCGTATCAAAGAATTATTTGGTTTAGCGAAGAAGAATGTACCTTGTATTATCTTCATTGATGAAATTGATGCGGTAGGTAGAAAACGTTCCGGTGATGGAGAGACTGCATCCAGTGAACGTGACAATACATTGAATGCTCTCTTGGTAGAAATGGACGGTTTCAAAAACAATACGGGGATTTTTGTAGTTGGTGCAACGAATCGAGTTGATCTTCTCGATAAGGCGTTAATGCGTCCCGGGCGTATTGATAAGAAGATTTATATTGGAATGCCTGACGCTATCACGAGAGAAGCGATTATTCATATTCATATTCAAGGGAAACCTTATAGTGAAAATATTATTCTGAAAGATTTGGTGGAAATAACGGAAGGATATTCCGGTGCTCAGATTGAGAATTTATTGAATGAAGCGATGTTGAATGCATTGAGAGAGGATCGGACCGAATTCACTCATGAGGATTTTGATATGGTTCTGAATAAAATGATTGCTGGTTGGCAACCAAGTGAACATGAGTTCACGAGTGATATTATTGATCATATTGCGATTCACGAAATGGGACATGCCATCGTAGGTATTCTTTCCAAACATCATTCCAAAATGTCAAAAGTCATTATTAATTTATCTTCCCCGAAAAGTCCAGGCTATACCGTATTTGAAAGTTCTACGTCAAATATTTATAAACGAGAATCACTTTTTGAACATCTAATGATTCTTTTGGCAGGTCGAATTGCGGAAGAAATCTTTTATGATGTGTCTGTCACCACGGGTGCCATCAATGATTTTGAAGAGGCATTGAAATTGGCAGAGAAAATGGTGGTTTATTATGGCATGGGAAAAAATGTGATTTACCCGAATTTGAGTGAAAAATATAAAGAATACATTGATGATGATGTTGCTGAATTAATCAGTGATGCATATCGTTACTCACATATTATTCTGTTAAAAGGAAAGGACTTAATTTCTGAAACCGCAGAAATGTTGAAAAAAGATAAAATCTTGAAAGCCCATGTCATTCAAGAATTGATTAAAGAGAAATATTCTTACCTTCTGTAGGGGGACGTACGTCCCCCCTACGACCCCCACCTTGCATTTTCCCTTGATAACTCAGCGCGGGAATTGACAACTATTTTTACAATCATATTGTGCTATGCATAATATTATTGTTATTTTCTTTGTAGATACTCGCGCGCCAAAAAGCCAACGCCCTTAACAAGGAGGGGGTCGTAGGGGGGACGTATGTCCCCCTACTCAGATGTCTAAACTAATCGTATTCTTATCCGATTTTTGTTTACGTTTGGCACTACGTTTGGGGATATTTCCAGAAGATTGAAGTTCTTTCAAGTCACTAATACTAATGGTACTACTATCATTCATATTAAATGTTTCATTCACTTGTGGTGACGGAGGAGGTCCTAAATTTACGGTTTTTTCTTGATTGACAAAAGTTGGTTGGGGTAAAGGCATGGATGATTCCTGAATATTAATGGTCTTTGTTTTTAATCCAGAAAGAATATCACTGATATCACTTGGGCCCTTCATTTCAGGTCTTCCATTACCGGAGGAAGAAGAGGTGGTAGGACGTTTGGATCTCTGAGGTGGTTGAATGGGTTCATTAAAAGTTGGTCCACTCGCATAATTCTCGCGAATATTAATACCGTCATCCACATAAATACTATTTCCCATTCCGGAACGTGAAGCGGCATTTAAGTCTGGACGAATGGCATAATTATTATTTCCTGGACGACCACTTGGTGGTGGCACCGAATTGGGTCCTTGGGTAGCCATGGGAGCAGGAGGTCCACGTCCATATCCGACTTCCGGTTCTGGATTCATTAACCCAGACATAAATCCAGAAAATCCTGGACTACTCTGGGACATTGAATTCACTGCAGCGTTCTGGAAAGAACGCATTAAATCCGGGTTCTGTCGTAAAATATCATCCATTCCAGGCATCGCTGACTTGAACATGGTGTTGGTCATATGAACCATCATGGCACTACCACCTAATTGAAACATCAATTTCAATTCGGGTGCTAAAGAAGCACGCGATTTATATTTCTCATATAATTCTCCAAAAATATCGTCATAATCCGTTATATTTTCATTGATTTGTTCACTCCATCCATCAAGTTTAATATCAAAGGGATCAAAACGATTATTTAAAAATTCGATTCCATTGATAACCGCCATCATCATATTTCCTTGAAATTTTACGGAATTCTGTTTTACCTTTTCATCCATAATGGTTTCATATTCTCCTTGCATTTCTTCTAAAGGAGAATCCATTGAATATTTCTTCGATAATTCGACCCCCTTCTTTTCCAATCCTTCCAACTTTCTTAAATATTTGAATTTTTCTCTCAATAATTCCTCTTTCGACATTTTAGGTTGAGAACTCACATTCTTATCCGGATTCAAAGGAATATTATTGAATTTGCCATATCCATCCCAGGTTTTTGAATCGGTACTTGTTTCTGCGGTTGATTTCCCAAGAGAAAACCCTTTACTATTACTGTCATTTGTACCATTATCAAAACGAACCGAATGTCTTTCTTGATCTTCCGTAGGTGAAAAGAAATCGGATTTATTGTTGAAAGAAAGGGGTTCTGTGTCTTCGGTTAAGTTATTCAGTTCTTCTTCTAAATTATTCAAATCGTCAATATTGATATCTGTATTTCCTCCTCTTCCAGAACCTTCCTTTATTCGGTCATTCATTAAAAGTTCAATCCCACCTCCAAAATTCGTTGATCTTAAACTATTTCCACCTCCGCTACCGCTAGTACCTAGATCTCTTTCATTAAAATCCATAGGATCATTAAAATCAAAACTAGAAAGTTCAATCATATCTGACATTGTGAATCCTTATTATCTTTATTATAATAATTATTTTTAAGTCCTACGAATTTATAATTATAATTATAATTATAATTATGTTGTATCTGTAGATAATGATTTTACTAAATCTTGATGGTACTAAAATTAATATTTCCAAAACCGGATATAAAAGTATTACTTATATCTTTTAGATTTTGATCCATTTGCGAGACTTCATCATCTACATTGAATGAATTACATTTACGGTTTGCCTCGGTCCAACCAAAAAAATCTAAAAACCAGTTGATTATAATTCCAAAAGTCCATTGATAGATATTATTAAAAAAATCAAAAATAAAACCAGGTACAATATATTTAATCATCTCTATGATAAAAGAAAAAAAGCCATTCACCATATAAAAGGGCATACAATTTGGAAGAGATATAATTTTATCTCCAATCAATTTTATAATATTAAATATTTGAATAAAAATACCACCGATTCCGTTAAAAAGTGCCATCAATGGGTCAATGATTCCTTTTTTTAAAATATCTCCAATTTGAGTAAAAACAGAGACAAATTTATTGACAATTAAATCATTAAAAGTAGTTTCGATTTGTTTTATGGCATTCATAATTTGAGCCCCAATTGTGTTTTTTAATTGTTCGATTGCATTATTGATTTGACTTTTTATACCATTGGCAAGTTCATTTTTTATTCCATTTAATGCATCATCTACCAAACCTTTTACATTCAAAGATCCAAAAGACATTCTTTAATACTACTTATTAATACTAGTTATTATTTTTAATTTGCAATCATCAAACATAAATATGTATCTAAAAACGTATACTGTTAAAATTTATTTTTCCGAATCCCGCCTTGAAAGAATTACCAATATTTTTCGTCACTTGATCCATTTTTGAAATTTCGGAATTAATATTGAAATTATAACAACGTTGGTTGGCATCATCCCATCCTACGAAATTCCAAAACCAATTGACAAAAATTCCTAAAGTCCAGTTATAAATATTCTTAAAAAAATCAAAGATAAAACCAGGCAAGAAACTCTTAAAGAAACTTACAATCATCTTACTAGTTGCGTCAAAAACATAAAAAGGAATACAAGTGGGGAGAGAAGCAATTTTATCTGCTACTGTTTTTATAATATTAAAGAGTTGAACAAAAACAGTAATGATTCCTTTGAAAAGTGTAATTAACGGGTCGATGATTCCTTTTTTTAGAATCGCACCCATTTGAGTGAATACGGAACCAAACTTGTTTACCATTGTCGTATTTACATTATTTGCCACGGTTGTCGTCATGGTATTTACCTCTTTGACTAAATTATCTTCTATTCCTGAGGTCATGGTATTGATTCCATCATTGACTACATTTTGTAGTTCATCCTTAATTACACCAATTCCGGAATTGATTTCTTTTTGTATTTGTGCTTTTACATCTGCCGTCATTTCAGCCAATTTTATAGCGGCTTCGGCTTCTTCTCTAACTTTTCTTGCAGCATCTTCAGCCGCTTTTTTTGCTTTATCTGCTACAGATTCAATAGAATTACCTACACTTTTAAAAGCATTACTTATCGACTTTGATGATCCACCACCCATTTGTCTTTACTATCTTAGATATTCGTCCGAAAAAAAGATTGAGATTTCTATCCAACTAACTTCTCAGAAAGATACCAATATCCTTGTAAAAAACAATCTGCTAAATCATCTTTCTTTTTATGTTTTTGAAAATGGTCAAAGTGTGGTTGAAACAAGGGATTTTCATTTAATAATTGCAAACATTTTTCAATCCCCGCTTTTTTTCGGTCTTTGTAGTCCAACGGTTTTTTCTTTTCTTTTTCTTTTTCTTTTTCTTTTTCTTTTTCTTTTTCTTTTTTTTCTTTTTTTTCTTTTTCTAATCCAACAATACTATTACTACTGTTACACGTGAAATCTTTCAATTTATTGGCCGAAGAAATAAACTCGATATGATTGACATTTCCTTTCATTATAAAATATTGCGAAATCATCCCTTGAATGGTCTTCATACGATTCGCAATGGGACTAATTTGATTTTCAATAATCACATAATCAATGGTAAAGGGTTCTTCGTTTTGATAAAACATTTCATCCAATTTGAATTGAATGTTTTTCCCAATCGTAATGATATCTACTTTGGAGGAATTGACCGAATGAATCGATTCCAAACAAGTATCATTTACATATTCATTCAAGAGGGAAATGACATCTCCTTTTTTGGTTTTGGTATCATAAGGAATATGATATTGATCCGCCATTTCAAATAATTTCTGTACTTTTTGTTTATTGATGAATGCGGGTTTCAGTTCATTGGTGGGAATAAGAAAATTTGTTTTTTTGGCATGTTTTAAACAAAAACATTGATGATTTTTAATGAATTTGGCTGGTTTTCCACAAATGTTTGAATCATTGGATGTTTGTTCTGGGTTCTCATGAATACTCATTTTTGACCCTTGTTTTGATTTGGATTTTTTTAAAGGTTTCTCTTTTTCTTTCTCTTTTTCCTTTTCTTTTTCTAAACAAACCAACGTTTCTTTTTCCCCAATATTTAAAATATCCCAATGCGTGATTTGAAAAAACGTCTCTCCTTCCTTTTTTTCAAAACAACAAAGGGCTAAATTCTTAATACCGACATCAATACTCAAAATTCTCATTTCAAACAAATCAAATAAATAAACAATATATTATATAAAATAAATATAATATATAGTTAAACCAAAATTATGACAAATATTCAAACAGAACCCTTAAATGAAAGAGAAACAAAAACGATCCAATACCTTATTTTTGAAAAACATCATATTTTATTATTTATTCTTACGATCTGGACCCTCTTATATTTATCACAATTCTCTTTTCTCACAAAATATTCCATCAATATTTATCAAGTCGCCGCTTTTTCAATGGCTTATCAATACATCAATACAAATATCACCGTTTATCAAATTTTAGGTAGTTCATTTATCGCCTCTTTTACATCTTATTTTATTTACTTATTCCTTCATAAATATACTCGAGTCATCGTATTAAATGCTATTATTACTTTTTGCGTGATTATCTTGACCGATTTTGCCAATTGCTTTACCATCAGTTCTTTAATTTATGCAATGATTGCAGTAAAAGAAATACCTCAACTTAAATCAGGGTATTTATTTTCATTTTTTCTGGCTTGTTTAGCGATCGTTTGTTTTTATTTTCTTTTTACAAAAATTGTTTCTTTCATACAAAAGAAATTTCATTTCTTTGAAGATTATCATCTTCTAGAAAAAAAATGGTACTAAAATTCGGATTCGATTTTTATATCTTTTGTATTTGAATCGAAGGTGCAATCAATCGCGCATTTAATTGTTCTCTTGATAAATATGGATTTTTCAAATCACTATTTGTATAACCATATCCAGGTTGATTATTATCATACGTATTTTTATAAAGATAAGGTACATTATTCGAAGGAGTTTTACCTGTATAAACGTGAGGGCTCAATCCTAAATCGTAACACGCTTCTTCTCCATTGTATTTCATAATAGCGAGTCCATTATGTTGCATGTATTGGCGATATCCCCAATTGGATTGAATATTTTCTTGTTTTTGGATACGTTGATTAATCACAGCGTCCGGTTGCCAAGATGCATAATTTCTACCATCTGCCATAATTGGTGGAAAATTAAAATGAATATTATTTGAACCAGAATAACAAGTTGCCCAAGACATCTTTATATAACCCTTAGAAAAGGTATCTGAATAATTACTTAAACATTCAATTCGCCTAATAATTTATGTAATTCTCCCTTTTTCATTTTATTTGCTTCTTCTAAACCGACTAAACCTTTTTGAACTACTATATTTTTTAATTGTTGTACAGAAAGTTTTTTATAATCCGTATGTTCATTTGTATTGTCTAAAGAAATATGAATCGATTTTAAATCACTTGTTACTTCTAAAGGAATGAATTCATTTTCTTCATTTTCATTATGGATAGTTAAAATTTTGATTTCTTTTTTCTCTTCTTCTTCTTCGACTCCATTCATGGAATCGTCTTCGTCTAAATCACTGAGTTCCTCTAAAGTTGGCATCATTGATTTTTCTTTATGATTACTTCCCTGATAATATGTTTTATCATCATCGATATCCTCTCCCTCTTCTTCGTCTTCATCTTCTTCGTCTTCGTCTTCTTCATCTGTATTATCCTCATCTTCATCGTCTTCGTCGTCATCTTCGTCATCCTCATCCTCATCCTCAGATACCTCAATTTTATTATCATTTAAATAGGTATTGGAAGGAATCGAAACGGTATGAATATTTGAATTTAAATTCGAGGATGCTTCCTGAATTCCTGCTCCACCATTCATTAGATAATGGATTCGCATATTTGCATTATTTAATTCTTCTGTGATCGAAGAAACCAAACTAAACATTGAATTTATCTTATGATTCTGTTCTCTCGCTTTGTTTTCAAAATAAAAGATTAAAAACGAAATCGCCAATAATAATATTCCTAAAAGCATAAAAAAACTTGGGTTAAACAATTCAGTCAAAGTCATTATTACTCTTACTAAATCCATAGATTATTTAAATCTTTGAATTAACGAATTCCTATCTCAGTTTGTTGCCTATCCCAGTTTGTTGCCTATCCCAGTTTGTTGCCTATCCCAGTTTGTTGCCTATCCCAGTTTGTTCCAAAATTTTCTGTGGATAATTCATATCTTTTAATATTTGAATTCCTCCTTGAACACTAGAAATTCCTTTTTCCAATTGGTATTTGTATTTTATGGATGATTGATTGTTTTCATTTACATTTGATTCAACCAACATGTGATAATTCTCAATCCTTTTGTTTTTACCCAATTTCTTGCACGCTTTGATAAAATGACTGGTTAAAATACAAGAAACATTATTATATTTCACAAGATAATCAATAAATGCTACTGTACTTAACGTCGCCTCTTCAGGATTTGTTCCAGAATAAATTTCATCAAAAGCGCAAAAATGTCTATCTTCCTCCTTGTTTTCTTCAATGGTATCCAGAATTTCTTTACAACGCTTGGCTTCTGCTTGAAATAAACTATCACGTCCAGATGTATCCGGAATATTTAAATAACAATGGATATAATCGTACGGTTTTAAATAAGCGGCGGTATAGAAACCGCATCCGAATTGCTGGGTTAAGATAATATTAATTAAGATTGATTTTAGAACCGTTGTTTTTCCAGAAGCATTTGGCCCAGTTAAAATAAGATTCCTATCGAAAGAAACGTCGTTTTTAATTGGATTACGGTCTTTTAAAACAACGTAATAATTGTCTTTAAACAAAGCATTTTTTTCTCTTGTCTTGGTCTTTTTATTTTTATTTCTCTCTTGACCTTTTTCTTTCTTTTCAAATTCAGCAAAATGAACTTGTTGTTGGGTAATGTTTTCTTGAAGGCCTTCGATACACTCCAAATAAGTATGAAATTCAAAAGAATATTCCATCAATTCATGATAAATATTATTATCATATAATTCGTAAAAAGTTTTTAGAACATATCCAATTTGAAAGATTTGATTCCAAGAACCTAACGAAAAGAGAGAAAAAGAAGAACTACTGATTTTATCTAATTTATCATAAAGATTGGAAAACTGAATACGTTTATCTTTTAGACACCGATTGAATGATTCATGACTAGACAACGGATCACTATAAGATAAATAATGGTCGATTTTTAATAAAGTATCATGAATATATTCTTTGATCTTCTTCACATATTCGTGTATTTTACTCATATTCATATGAAATCGAATACATAATAAGAAATTTTGATAAATGGAAAAGATATAGAAAAGGGCAGATACGACTAAATAGATTTTTTGGTTTAATTCCACGGAATTCCATTCGGTGAATAATTTACCAAATGCGTGGTTGGAAGCAAGCATTTTTAAAATCGAAATATACTCATTCATCGTAACATCCATACCTTTCATTTTAATAATGAAAAAAGGAAAAATGAGAATAAAAATGGGTAATAAGAGAGATAAAACGGGGGCACTTAAATTGTAAATACTCATAATTTGTAAAAAACATTCCGATCGGTTTAAAAATTCCCAGATGGGCCAATCGATGTAAAAATATTTTTCCTTGAATCCATTGTCGTTTTTAATTTCTCTCCACCTATCTACCATGGAAGATAAATCGAAATCTTCTTTTCGATCCGATTCCTTGAAAGGTTTGTATTTTTTCAATAGTTTTTGGTAATCTTTTAAAAAGGAAATATCGGTCGTATAATATTTGGTCATTTTATCAACCATTTTATGTTTGTATTCATTTTTGGTGGTTTTATTATCAAAATCCAAATTGAAAACGTAATGATATATTGGTTTTTCTTTTTCATATTTTTCTTTCTCTTCTTCTTCTTTTTCTGAAACCAACTCTTCGTTCTCGGTATGTGATAACTCTAAATCTTTTCGAATATTTTCTTTCACCATCCTTTTTTTTTCATTGTAAAAAATCGGTAGTTCGAATATTTCTGTTTCGGTTTCTATCACTGTCATTTATAACAGTCATAGAAAAATTATTATTAAAGGGAACCAATGGATTCAGCGAAACCTATGCCCCTTTGACCCCTCCTTTTCACCTAACACCCTTTCTTTTTATTATTAAAGGGAATCAATTGATTCAGGGAAACTTATCCCGAGTTTGATCTCTCTTTTTGTATTTTTATACTGTTGCATACAAAAATTATAGTTTTACAATAATAAATTTGAAAAATAATCACGATACAAAAAAATATAAAAGATACCTGATATTGTCCCCCCAATAATCATACTAGGATAGTATTTTTTTCCGAGAAATAAAACTGTAAATATTAGAAGACATAACATTGTCATATTAAAAAAAATAAGATTCGGATAGTTGTTTCTTTCTAAAATACCAAATAGTAAAAATATGAAAGAAATCGAAATTAACCATAAAAACATTACGGTTTTCCAATGAAACATCATTATATATAACATTTAGAAAATTCCAAGTTTTCTAAACCCCCTTGAAAAACGATAAATCCGCAGGTAATTCTTTAATTTCACAAGCATAATACCCCTCAATTTCTTTTAATTTTTGTACATCGCGTCGAGTAATGAAATTGATTCCTGTACCCTTTCTACCCCATCGACCACTACGACCAATCCGATGTAAATAATTATAAATATCTTTTGGAATATCATAATTAATGACGGTACTTACTTGTTGAATATCAATTCCACGCGAGGTCACATTCGAAGAGATTAACACCCTGGATTTACCATTACGAAATTCTAAAAAAGATTTCTCTCTCTCGTTTCGATCCATATTACTATGAATACAACATACTGGAAATCCATCTTTCAACATCAAGTAATATAAATCTTCGACACGTCTCACACTATTACAGTAAATAATGCATTGGGATAAAGAAATGTTGGAATATAAATCTTTCAAGGTATCATATTTTTGATATTCATCTTCCAAAGCAACATAAAATTGACTAATTCCTTCTAAAGTAAGTTGCTCCGATTTGACAATAATTTTCACCGGATCCCTCATAAATTTTTCGGTAATGGCAAAAATATTAGGAGGTAGGGTTGCACTAAATAATGCAACTTGAACATCACTATTCAAATATTTAAAAATATTATAGATCTGTTCTTTGAAACCTTGGGACAAAAGTTCATCTGCTTCATCTAAAATAATCATTTGAATCGTTTTGGTATTAATTCGGTTACGACGTATTAAATCATATAAACGTCCTGGACAACCACATAAAATATGACCGGGGTTTCTCAATTGTTCCACATTTTCATCTACCGATGAACCGCCATAAAAGGTTTGTACTTTCAACTTTGGTATCATACTACCAATTCCTGAAACGACCGCACTTGTTTGAATCGTTAGTTCACGTGTAGGTGAAATAATGATTACTTGAGCGACCGGGTCTTCTACCTTTATGATACTTAATGCACCAATGGAAAAAGTGGCCGTTTTCCCAGTTCCAGATTGTGCTTGTGCAATAATATCTTTTCTCATGATAATCGGTTTAATCGCTTTTTTTTGAATGGGACTCGGATTTTCGTAACCATACGCATAAATTCCTCGTAAAATGGAGACATCCATTTCTAATTCATCCCAATGATGAATATCATAATTATTGTTGTTGTTGTTGTTGTTGTCGCCATTTTCTTTTACATTGAGTGGGTTGTCTTCATTCCGTAGATGAAAATCTTCTTCGCTGTTTATATTATTTTCCAAACTATTCTTCATTATATAATATATTATAATTTGGTTATATTTAAGTTTATTTAAAAATGAATATAAATAAAAAAATTGATATAAATGAATCAAACTATAATTAATATAATATTATAAGAATGGAGATACAAAAACAATATTCATTGCAAGATTTTCGTACTATTATATTTAATGGATTTCATTTTGAATTATCTGAATCTACGTTAAAATTAATTAATGAAATATCCAATGAAGTTGGTTCTCCTAGTTATGTAAAAACACCGATTTTTCAAAAAAAAGAAAATCCAATAAAAATAAATTCGGATTATCAAAATAGTAAAATTGATACAGAAAATACGAATACGTCTTCTGGGTATCATAAGAAAGTAAGACGTAATCATGTAGAAACTGGGAATGATGATCATTGGGAAACCATTCGTAGTTTTCATACCACAAAAATAGAACAAAAAACGGGTATTGAAGCACAATTTGATGTCATACGTTCCTATTTAAATAAATTGACTGATAAAAATGTGGAAGATATGTATTCTCGTATTTCTATTATTATTGAAGAACTAAAAAAGAATGATATTAATGATAATGTGTTGGACATTGTATATAATCAAATTTTTGAAAATGCTTTTATGAATCGTTTTTATTCCAAGATTTATGTTTTATTATATTCCAAAGTTTTGGAAAAATATGATACTCCTTTATTAAATCATAAAGAAAAACAGACGATTGAATTAGTAAATAGAATTCAACAATCTATTCAAACCATTGAATATGTGGATTCTACCGTAGATTATGATAAATTTTGTAAAATTAATAAAGAAAATGAGAAGAGAAAATCCATGTGTGAGTTTTTAGTAAATTTGATAAAACAAGAAATGATTGATATTAAAATCGGTGTTCAACTATTAAATAAATTATTTGAATTTTTATTTCAATGGATAAAGATGGAAAATAAAAAAAATGAAGTGGATGAAATCGCAGAACTGATTTCGGTTTTATGGAAAAAGGATATGTATGATTGCGTTGAAAAAGAATATCAGTTTTTGAAAAAGATTCGAATATTAGCGAGTGTCAAGACCAAGGATTATTTGAGTTTGACCAACAAAACAATTTTTAAATTTATGGATATGAATGATACGTAGAGTAGGGTAGGGGGATGTATGTCCCCCTACAAAGGGACTTAAAAACAAATCACTATTTTTATTTATATTTATATTTTGTTGACTAGATAAATAATGTCCGATGAACATATTTTTTTTACCTTGGAAGAATTTGAAGATAATGAAAATGAAAGCGATTTGATGAATCATGATTCCGTACCTTGTTTTTGTCAAGGTGACATTGTTTGTGTTTTTTGTTTGAAAGAAATAGAAACAGAACCTTTGATTCTTACAGATAATATCGGATTTCAATTTGACATCGATATTGATGACGAGATGTTTTCTAGAAAAGTAAATTATCAAGTTAATTTCACGGTAAAACAATTGTCCATGATATGTGATTATTACGAAATAAGGTCACGAAATAAAAATAAAAATGAATTAATTGAAGCGATTGTTTCTTTTGAAAATGAACCCAAAAACACTCATACTGTTTTAAAAAGAAAGAAATTATGGTTTTATTTGGAAGAATTAAAAAAAGACTCTTTTACGAAAAAGTACCTCTTATTTTAAGGGAACCCCTCATAGAACCTATGGTTCTATAGAGGGTTCCCCTATGACCCCTCCGGCCAGATTTTCAGGACAAAGTCCTGAAAATCATATTCCCTTCTGTGATGATTATTGTTGCCTGACTCGGCGCTGGCATTGACAATTATTTCCACAATGATATTGTGCTACGCATAATATGATTGTTATTTTCTTTGTAGAACTCGCGCGCCAAGAGGAGGGGTTAAAGGGGAACCTTAGGTTCCCCTTAAAGGGAGGGGTCAAAGGGGAACCGTACAGGTTCCCCTTATAATATGTTGATTTATATTAGTAATGGTCCTATCGAAAATAAATCCTCAAGTCAGTTATCCAGAGTTAAAAACAGTGGACGCCAATGATTTTCAAAAAGAAGCCAATTTGTATCAAATTACGGTTGATGGTATCGACATCATCATTGCAATCGGCTCTGCGAAAAACACCTACGATAAAAAAAATATATTGTATTTTCCGATTTATTTAGTAAAAGAAAACAACAAGGTAGTTCAAATCGGTGTCTACGAAATAAAAGCAAGCAATTATTTAATTATTTTAGACGATGACCAATTAGATATTGACCGTTTAGACAATCCTCTTATTTATACCTATGTCACCAAAGATTGGTTATTGAAATCCAGATTGAATCCTGGAAAAGAAGATTCAGAGATTACCGATTTAGGACAAAAAGAAGAAGAGGAAGAAGAAGAGGAACAAGAAGAAAGAAAAGAGAATTTGGAAACCTATGAAATTCCAGAAGAGAGAAAAGAGAATTTTGTTCAAACCAAGGGAATCAAGATTCCTGGTTTTCTCCAAGAAGAAACAAAGACGATTGCAAAAAACATAAAAGATACTTATCACGAAACCAAAGAACATCTTTGGATACAAAAATACATGAAAAATCCAAATTATGAAATCATTGACAACGAAGGCTCCGGGGATTGTTTTTTCGCCACTTTACGTGATGCCTTTTCAAGTATCGGTCAGCAAACAACCGTTACTAAATTACGAAAAATGCTAAGCAATGAAATCACGGATGAACTTTTCTACGGTTACAAAGAACATTACGATATGTATCATACCGCACTTGTTACGGATACCAATCAAATCAAAGAATTGGATGCACAATATAGTTCCTTGAAAGAAAAATTCAATCAAGTCTTGGATCGCAATGAGAAAAAAACACTTTTGGATAATGCGAAAAAAATAAAAGATGAACATGATCGAATCATTCACGAGAAAAAGGTAACCGCTCAAATTTTGAACGAATATAAATTTATGAAAGGTGTCGATACTGTGGAAAAATTCAAAAAGAAAGTACAATCGTGTGAATTTTGGGCAGATACCTGGGCATTATCTACCATGGAGAGAGTACTCAATATAAAGATGATTCCTTTGTCTTATGAAGCCTATCAAACCAAAGATTTAAACAATGTGATCCAATGTGGTCAATTAAATGACCGTGTATTAGAAAACAAAGGGGTATTTCGTCCCGAATTTTATATCATGGTAGATTTCAATGGTTATCATTATAAATTGGTCAGTTATAAAAATAAATCGATTTTGAAATTCGCAGAATTACCCTATGACCTAAAAAGAAAAATTATTGATAAATGTATGGAAAAAAACGCGGGTCCTTTTTCTCTCATTCCTGATTTCCAAAAAATGAAAAAAGAAATTTCTGCCAAACAGAGTTCCCATCGAGGGGAAGAAGAAGACAATGTGTATTTGGACACCGAATTAAGTGAAGCAAAACTTCGCGGTTTATACGATGATGATATTGTTTTTTTATTTTATATAAAATCGAATGATAAACCACTTCCTGGGAAAGGGTCCGGAGAGAAAATTCCCAAAGACCATTTGAAAGACTTTGCCAAGTTGGCTACCATTCCTCAATGGCGTAAAAAATTATCCAATTTCTGGATTGCACCTTTTACCTTGGACAATCATCAATGGTCTTCGGTAGAACATTATTATCAAGCAAGTAAATTCAAAAAGGGAAATCCGGATTTTTATTTGAGTTTCTCTCTGGATTCTGGAACCGAAATGTCCAAAGACGCGGCAATGGCAAAATCGGCGGGTGGAAAGACGGGGAAATACAAGGGCGAATTGCTTCGTCCAAGAGAAGTAGAAATCGACGCGGATTTTTTCGGGAAAAGAGACCAAAAGAGTTTGAAAGAAGCGCAATATGCGAAATTTTCGCAAAATGCGGATTTGAAAGAATTATTGGTTGCTAGTAAAAAGGCAAAATTAATGAGTCATAGTCGCGGGAAAGAACCGGTGACTATGGATTCTTTGATGGAGATTCGTAGTGATTTATCTATCTAATTCTGTGTATTTGTACTTGTTACTTTGGGTGGTAATTGTTGTTGGTCTGCCTTCGGCGAAGCGAAAGGGGTAGGCGCTACTGATCCTGGTGGAGGAATCGGAATGGGTACTAACATGGTTGATAGGTTCATGGTTGCTGGTGGATACGGAGTGGTATTGGCGACATTTTGTGCCACGTAAGGACTTGGTTGTATGGTGGTTGCAGGTGGGGAAGTCACTGCTGATGTAGTTGATTTTTTTGAACAATTATTGCCCAAAGCATCGGTTCTTGAAGTAATTTTATCTGGACAACAACCGTACTTACTTAGTCCACAATTATTCTTTGGTTCTTCCACAGTAGACGTGGAAGTTGTAATATAAATAGTATTTGTAAAAAGGAAAAAAAGGATGAGAACTCCGATGATAATAAAGATCCAAGTAGTTTCCATAAGGTTCGTTTCTATAAATATAACCGGATAAAATATTATCTTTTTTTCTTCTTTTCTTTTTTCTTTTCTTCTTTTCTTTTTTCTTCTTTTCTTTTTTTCTTCTTTTCTTTTCTTCTTTTCTTTTTTCTTTTTTCTTTTCTTTTTTCTTCTTTTCTTTTCTTCTTTTCTTTTTTATAAAAGATAAAAGAGGTAAAAGAATATAATAATTTACTATTATAGTAAAGTATTATACCGATTTTTCTTGATAAAAATGATAAAAAATAAACTTAGCCCAGAAAGTCGTTCCCTCATCAAATATTTTGCATCACTACCCATTGAAAAAATAAAAAAACAGAATCATAAAAAAACAGAAAAATTGTTTACCGAATTCTTTGAAGAAATGAAAAAGATTGATTCTTTAAAAAAAGAAGTATCTCATTCTCAAATCCGCAAAATAAATACAGTCGCCCAAATTCCTAAACCAAACAACTTTAATAGCAAGGGGTTTCCACAAGAAATTCGTAAACATATTGAAGAAACGGCCGTTTATCAAATCGAATACCAGTTTTCTCTCCTTGGTAGAAATATCAAAGTATATTTTATTTTGGAACCCGAGGATATTCATCAACCTATTGAGGTTTTTTCCCAATATGTAGAGAAAATGATCATGTGGCTGTTACTCATTGACTCCTATGCTTCTAAAAAATGTTCTAAAACACTTACCATTTATGTTTATTTGACTTCTCTCTTGAAGATTCTACCAAATTCGTCGATTGATATTATCCGTGAAAATCACGCCAATACCGCATTTACCTATACTTGTATTCCTGTATCTGAAATTGTTATTTTTCGCAAGGAAGAATGGTTTAAGGTTTTTTTACATGAAACTTTTCATAATTTTGGTCTTGATTTTTCAGCAATGACGAGTGATTATTGCAAGGAACATATCTTATCCATTTTTCCAGTAAATTCCGAGGTAAATTTGTACGAAGCGTATACGGAATTTTGGGCGGAAATAATGAATTGTTTATTGACCAGTTTTTTCCTACTTCCAAATAAAAACGACTTACCAAAGTTTTTAGAAATGAGTTATTTCTTTATTGACTTGGAGAGAAAATTCAGTTTCTTTCAAATGGTCAAAGTGTTGGAATTTATGGGATTAAGGTATAACGATTTATATGGGGGGTCTCGACAAGCGGAAATCAAACGCACCGCTTTTTACAAAGAAGATACGAGTGTATTGGCGTATTATGTGATTAAAACTGTTTTATTGAATGATTACCAGGATTTTATTGTATGGTGCGACAAACATCATTTTTCTCTCTTGGATTTCAAAAAAACAGTGAATCATCAAAGGGCATTTTGTCAATACATTGAAGACCATTACAAGACTGGGACGATGTTGAAAAATGAGGATTTGTTTGAGAAGGTGTTTTCACAAATGCTTGTGAATAAAAAAAATACGTTTTTGAAGAAGACGTTGCGTATGACCGTAATATCCAGTTTTTAATCCACTTTTTAGAAAAAAGTGGAGCAAAAATTTCTTGTAGAAACGAATGTTGATTCACAATCAAAACAATATAGATTTTGCTCCACTTTTTTTAAAAGTGTATATATATATGAGTGCTATTTTATTACCTTTAATTGCTGTAGGAGGAATTTATTTAGCCATTAATTCATTTAGTAAAAAAACGAAAAAACATCGTCGTCACGATAGTAGTGGTTCATCAAGACGTTCTCAAATGAAATTTAGTAAAACGGAATTAGATAATATGAAAGAAATCGATCGTATGATGAATGATTTAGACCATTGTGGTGATAAATATTGTGGAAATATTATTACATCTGCGCAAATAAAAGAAGAAGGAAGCAAATTTTCTAAAAATGTTACTAAAAAATGTGGTTCCATAACAATACCCAAAAATGAAGAAGAGGGGAAAATACAACGAGAAAAATATGACAAATGTTTTACAAAAATTAAAAAAAATTCAAACTACGTTAAAAAACTTACCCAAAGAAAAAAATGTGAAGACGAAAACTGTAGTGTTTATCAAAAAAGAATTCAAAAAACAATAAGAAGAAGACAAAAGGATTTGATTGGTGGTGGAAAAAGGAAGAATAAATCTTTTCTTTGAATGAAATAAGAGTATTTATTTGTCTTTTTTTATGGATGAATATAAATAATAAAGATTTAAATTTTCATCAAAATGAGGAAACTTACATTTATAAGTTAGTTTAAATAAAGGTGTTATTTTGTTATCTATATTTTCTTTGATATCTTTATTTAAATGATTGAAGAATCCTTTTTCTTGTAAATAATGTGGACCTAACCCATTTGCATATAATTTAGGAACATTATTCCAGATTTCTTTAAATTTAGTATCTTTATTATAACAATTTTCAAATAAATAGTGAAACCAAAAATAAGTATGTGGTTTTTTGTTTATTTTTATATATTGTAAAGTTTGATTAAACCATAAATCAATAATATAATTTTCTTTTTCAGCATATATAAACCAAGTACTTAATAATCGATCTGGGGTTGGTTTATTAAAAGCAAAGAAACCTTCTTTAATAAAACTTAATAACCAATCATCGAGTGGTTTGTTACAAAATGTTGTTGCATCAACCCATAATCCTCCATATTTTTTTAATAATAAAATACGAATAATATCTGATAAGGCAGTATAATCATATATTAAAGATTTATCTATAAATTCTTCAAGGTTTATGTAATTATTTAAATTTTTATTATCAATTAAAATTATCTTCCATGAGGGATTGTAATATTCCCATGAATTAATACATTGATTAACAACATCTGGAGGGTTATCAAAACCTTGTAACCACAATATATATATTATTTTTTTCATTATGTATATATATATAATGAAAAAAATAATAATATGCTGGTATGGTTCATTCAGTAATAATGGAACAATCGGAGATTTACTTGCTGTTGAAACATTAACAAATTATTTATCCAAATTTTATCTATTTGATCATTTAACTTATTGTAGTAATTTTAAAAATATTAAAGGAACAAATGTTTATCAAAATTGCGACTATAAATCATATGATGTATTCATATTTTGTTGTGGTCCAATAATGAAAAGTCATTCTGAATTTAATAAATTAATAAATAAATTTAATCATTGTTATAAAATAGGAATAAGTGTAAGTTTATTTGATAAAAATCATTTTAATTATTTAAATCCATTTGATTATGTTATTTCTAGAGAAGGTAGCGAAAATATGTATGAGGACTTGGCCATATTATCAACAAATAAAATAGATTCTTTAGACCTTTGCAATGCAGTTAAAATATGCGAAGGTGTAATACCAAGCATCGCAAATAAACAATTTAAAATTGGTTTAGTATTAAGAGGAAAACAATATGAATATGGAGAAAAGAATTGTCTTATTGAAGAAGTGAATTATTTGGTAAATGAAATTAAAAAAAAATACTCAAATGTTGTATTCATAGATAATCATCTATTTACATCTAATATGTCTGCAGATGAAATTTTAAATGAATATTTAAAATGCGATTTTATTATTACAACAAGGTTCCATGGTTGTATAATTGCAATTGGAAATAACATTCCATTTATAGGTATCGATCAAATTCTAAATGGAGCAAAATTACAAAATTTAATATCAAAAGATGATTACGAATATATTTTTAATATAAGAGAATTAAATATAGAAATTATTAGTAAAAAAATCGAAGAAGTTTTAAATAATAAAACAATATACAATGAAAAATTGCTATGTGTAAAAAATAATAAAATAAATAATGCAACTTATAGTTTGAATTTATTAAATGATAAATTAGAGGAAATTTTATATTACACCATCCCGAAAGAAAAATGAGACAAACTCATTTTCCTTTTCGGACAAGTCGCCGACAGAAAGAAATTCTGGGGACGCAAAGCGTCCCAATTTTCTTTCTGTTCGGTGTAATTTTTACATTTTTTGCTTGGATTTTTGCTCCACTTTTTTCTTTACTTCGTTATAAAAAAGTGGAAGGAAAATTGAATCCATTATCCTAGTTCATTGACCATTAAACCAACCTAAAAAACATAAAAATATATGGGAATCAAGCATTTAAATAAATTTCTAAAAAAAGAATGTAACGAATCCATTAAACTTCTTCCTTTGAAATCGCTTTCCGGAAAAACCATTGTGATTGATACAAGTATTTATTTATATAAATTCTTGGTGGATGGTGAAGAATCCCTCATTGAAAATCTATTAACCATGTTGAATCTTTTTCGATTTTATAAAATAACGCCCCTCTTCATTTTTGACGGAGAAACGCCTGCTGAAAAAAAGGCACTATTAGAGAAAAGAAAAGAAGAAAAGAAAACGGCCGAAAGACAGTATCATTTACTGAAAGACACGATGGATGAAAATGTAGAAACACAGAAACAAATGATTGAATTGAAGAAACGATTTGTTTATATTAAACGCGAACAAATTGAACTCGTGAAAAAGTTATTTGATGCGTATGGTGTGAATTATGCGGTTGCCCGAGGAGAAGCGGATGAAATGTGTGCCTATTTAGTATTAAAAGGAACTGCATGGGCTTGTTTGAGTGAAGATATGGATATGTTTGTCTATGGTGTTCCTAGGATATTACGGTATTTAAGTATGAACAATCATAATGTGGTTCTTTATGATTTACCGAAGATATTGATTCAATTGAAGATGGATGAAAATGAATTGCGTGAAATATGCGTTTTGTCTGGAACCGATTACGATATGGAAAATAGTATGAATTCTTATACTTTATATCAAGTGTTGGATTTGTTTAAAAAATATAAATCAGTATTAAGTTTATCTGTTGAAAATCAAGAAAATACTTTTTATGAATGGTTGGTAAAAAATACGAATTTAATCAACGAGTCTACTAGAGAAAAACTTTTGGAAATAAAAAAACGGTTTGAAATTTGTGGGTCTATCTATTTATCGGAATTGAAAAAAACGGTCCAAAAAAATAAAGTAATGTTTAAAGAAAAATTGGAATTTTTGTTGAAAAATAACGGCGGGTTTTTGTTTTAAGAATTCAATAAATAAAAATCAATTATAGAAAAAGGATTTAATCATTTTTTATTTTATTTTATATAATAAATAAAATGAAAGTAAAACTTGATACGATTGATTTGAAAAACAATCAATATGACCGCGAAACCTTGAAAAAACATATTTATGAAGTGAATTTATGGGAGATTTTAAAAACGCAAAAAATCGATGTTACTTTTGCGGTTCGATATATTTTAAATCCGAATTATCAATTGACGGAATCGGAGCAATGTATTACTGAAAAAGATGTGCTTTTTTTTCAACCGCATATCAATAAACGTGTTTTATCGAAAGAAATATTATTATATGACGCAGATGATGATAGTGTAGAAAATTTTGACATCAATATTTAAATCCAGTCGTAAGCGAAGCGGAGAGAAAAAACAATCCTTTTAGAAATACATTTTAATTTTATCGCTTATATTATATACATTTTTTTGTGTATATAATATTTTTATTATTTTTTTTTAATTATCATATTGTAACTCATTATTAATTATAATTTTTAACATTTTTTCATATATATTTTCATTATCTTCTTCATTATCTTCATAATCATTTTCATCTTTTTCTTTAATATCATCCTCTTCATATTGTTCTTCCTCATTATCGTATTGTTCTTCATCTTCAACTTCAACTTCAACAACAACAACAACAGTAATTATGACACATTGCAAAGTCAAATTCAAATGTTATGTCATCATTTACTTTTGGAGTATTATTTAAATTGGTATGAGAGTTGATTATTTGATTGTTATTCATTTTTATATTATATAAATATTTATTCTTAATATATTTATTTTTATTATATTATCATAAATGAATACGTTTTATATTGTATACATTTTTTTGTGTATATAATATAATATTTTTATAGTTTTTATTAATTTTATAGTTTTTATCAAGGAAGTGTTTTGCTCAACTTTTTCTAAAAGTTGATTTTTTATAGTTTTTATCAAGGAAGTGTTTTGCTCAACTTTTTCTAAAAGTTGATTTTTTATAGTTTTTATCAAGGAAGTGTTTTGCTCAACTTTTCCTAAAAGTTGATTTTTTATAGTTTTTATCAAGAAATTTTCTCAAGGGATTTTGCTCCACTTTTCTTAAAAGTGGACTTAAAAGTGGACTTAAAAGTGGTAGTTAAACAGAAGTTACAACAACTTCAGGCTTTACGGTCTTGGTAAAGTGAGGACTCATATATCTTTGTAAGTTAAAGTAAGTAAGTTCATCCTTATCAGTTAACTTTAAAAGGGAAGCAAGTTTGTTATCAGGATTGATTTTACGACCATTTGCCTTATCTTGAAGATTGTGACTTCTGATGTATGTATTGATGTCACGTGTGACTTCAGTACGAGCCATTTCAGAACCAGTTGGCTTATCTAAGAATTTGGCTAATTCATCACTAATACGTGTTGGCTTGACAAATCCAGAAGGAGCACGGGTTCCACTTCTCTTGGCACGCTTAGAACTTTTTTTTTGGTTGATTTTGATTTCACGTTGAAATTTCTTTTCTAAGGTACGGAAATCAGCCTTTAAGGAAGAAATAAGTGAGTTGGCTTGTTGAAGTTTGGCGAAAAATTCAATGGAAAGTTCGTTTAAGGCAGAGTCTGCGGTTTCGTCAACAGGAGCAACTACGACATTCTCACCATCAACGGCGGCAGCAACAACAGGTTCAACAACTTCGGATTTTGGAGCCTTGACTTTCTTTACCTTTTCTTTGACTTCTTTTGATTCAACAACAACAGGTGCAGAAGCAGCAGCATCTACAGCAACAGGAGCAACTACTTTTTTAGTCGCTTTTTGTTTTGGGGCAACGGATTCAGTTTGAGCAACAGGAGTTTCAACAGTGGTTTTGGTTTGTTTTGGCATCTTTCTTATTATAGTATACCTAAATAAATACTTTTTAAGTACTTTAACGCAATTAAATATATATTTGAAATGTAATATGTAGTAAATCTTTTTCCTAAATAATATTTCTAAAGAAACCAACGAATTTTTTATAAAATTGGATAATTTTTTATAAAAAATAAAATAATAAGTTATTTTATAATACTTTTCATAAAATAAAATGAAAACTACTAAAAAAAACAGTTTAAGAAAAACAAAAACACGTAAAGTGACCATTTCTACCAAATCAAAATCCAATTTTGAAAAAGAAATTACTAAAGTATTTTTGGAAATGATTCTTATGATTAAATTATGGCACTGGAAGACACATAGTTATGCCACTCATAAAGCGACCGATGATTTATATAGTAAACTGAATGAAAGTATGGATACATTCATTGAAGTCCTTCTTGGAAAAACCAATGTTCGCATCGATTTGACTAAACAAAAAAGTTTACCATTGTTCGACTTTACCAATGTAAGTGCGTTCAAAAATAAGATTGATTGGTTTAAAAGTTATTTAGTCGCTTTGGATACCAATCACTTTATGAAAAAAATGTCGAATAGTGATTTGTACAATATTCGTGACGAGATACTAGCCAATTTAAATCAGTTTTTATATTTATTGACGTTTAAATAAATATTTATTTTTTGAGTAATGTTGTAAAATTGTAAAGATATAAATAATTTTATATATATATAATATATATAGTAAAAATGTCGTGGACACAACAAAACGGTTCTGGTTCTTGAAATTGGCAATCTATAGCAAGTAGTTCCGATGGAACAAAATTAGTAGCCGCTGTTTATGGTGGTTTCATTTATATTTCCACTAATAGTGGTGTAACCTGGACAGAACAAACAAGTGCAGGTTCTAGAAATTGGTTCTCAGTAGCAAGTAATGCGGATGGTACAAAATTAGCAGCGGTTGATAATGGTACTTTTACTCCAATAGCTGGTGGTCATATCTATACTTGGGAAAGTAATACTTGGACGCCACAAACATCTCTTACTCCTAAATTTTGGTATTCAATCGCAAGTAATGCCAGTGGAACAAAATTAGAAACAATTGAAAATTTGAATGATAGTAGATATAATTTACCTTTGTCTTTTTTATATACTTCTGCTAATAGTGGGGTAACCTGGACGCAACAAAATAATGCAAATTCTACAAATTGGGTTTCAATTGCAAGTAGTTCTGATGGTACAAAATTAGTCGCTGTTAATAAAGGTCAATATATATATACTTCGACCAATAGTGGTGTAAATTGGACACAAAGAATGACTGATACTAATAGAAATTGGATATTCGTTGCAAGTAATTCGGATGGAACTAAATTAGCGGCGGTTGTCCAAAATGGTGGTCTCTATACTTCGACCGATAGTGGTGCAACATGGACATTACAATCAAATGCTAGTTCTAGAAACTGGAGTTCAGTAGCAAGTAATGCCGATGGAACAAAATTAGCGGCGGTTGTATTTGGTGGTTATATCTATATTTCCACCGATAGTGGTGTAACTTGGGTTGAACAAACAAGTGCTGGTACTGAAAATTGGTTCTCGATAGCAAGTAATGCCGATGGAAGAAAATTAACGGCGGTTGTTCAAAATGGTTATATCTATACTTATTATGACCCTCCTTTACCTTGTTTCAAAGAAGGTACCAAAATATTGACCGACCAAGGATACAAAGCGATTGAAGATTTAGGAAAAGGCGATTTGGTAAAGACTTTGAAACACGGATTTCTACCAGTTGAAATCCTTGGAAAAAGTCAAATGGTACACAATGTTTCCAAAGAAAGGATAAAAAATCAATTATATCAATGTGATAAAGAGAATTATCCAGATGTCTTGGAGCCTCTTGTCATGACCGGTTGCCATTCCATTTTGGTAGACTGGTTAACTCAAGAACAAGGAGAGAAAACAATGGAAGATTTCGGGCGTATTTTTATGACCGATGACAAAATAAGATTAATGGGCTTTTTAGATGAAAAAGCGTCGGTTTACGAAGTTCCAGGTAGTTATACCATTTATCATTTGGCCTTGGAAAATGAGGATTATTATGGTAATTATGGGATTTATGCAAACGGACTTTTGGTGGAATCCTGTTCCAAGCGTTATTTATTAGAACATTCGAATATGACGTTGATTGAATAAAATCACAACTTATTGTCTAGTTGAAATGTCTAAAATTCTAAGAATAATAGTAGGGTAGGGGGACGAAGTCCCCCCTTACCTACGGAAGACCCCCTCCTTGCTTTTTATAATTCACTCAGCGCGGGCTGTACAATAATCTCTAAAATAATATTTCGCAAAGCACAATATTATTTTCTTTTTCTTTGTAGAAACTCGCGCGCCAAAAATGTTTCTCCCTCCCGAAGGGTGTAAGGGGGGACTCCCTACGGGCGTCCCCCTACTTTGTAGAAACTCGCGCGCCCATACAACAATCCAAAACAGCAAGGAGGGGTTTGTAAGGGGGATGTATATCCCCCTACCCTACGACATAGATTGATAAAGCCAAGGAAGTGCCATTGCCGCCTCGTGATTTACAATCGTCAACGCCCCTAAAATATAATAAGCACCTAACGCTCTACTGTCTCGATCAATCCCACTCGTCACCAATTTTGCAATCACCTTTAAAATATTTTTTTTTAATGTAATAAGTGTCGATTCGATTTGTAATAAATGGATATGAATATTCATTAAAAATGTCCCATTCGGAGGTAAAATATTCCGTTTTACTTCCTCCGTTAACTGTGCACGATAATCCCAAATATCGACTACTTCACGAATAAATTTTATTAATTGATGACGATTTAAGGTGAGAAACCATTTGGGGTCACTATAATTACCAAGTTCATCAATTTTTTGAAAAAGAGATAAACAATCCAATTCCAGCAATTTTTCATCGCTTACTAGAGGCGTTTCATCTTCAATGCTTAATTGAATCGGCAATTTTAAGATGCTACTGAATCGAATAATCATTTTTATTTTATGAATCACTTCCAAGGAGATTTTATTCCGATTGTATGGATTCGTGATTTGATTTTCACTTTTTAATATCAAGTTTTGACTTTTTAATATCAAGTTGTGGAGAGAAGAAAGTTCAAATCCGTAAATAAATCCATCCGTATCTTTGTAACTGAAAAAATTGTAATAAGGGATTTGCTTTAATTCTTCCATCGTGATAAAATCCGTCTCGTTGGTACAAACATTTCTTTTAAACAATCCAGGACCATGATAAGCATTGTATTTTCTTTGAAGTAGTCCACGAAATCTTTTTTGGATTTTAATCAGGTAACTCGAGAGAAATAAGTGGATAAAAACGCGTTTAATAATTTCTTTTTTATTTCCGCTAATTTTCAACTTGTAATGCTTTGCAAATTGTTTTAATTGTTGTGTGTTATAATTATATTCTACTAAAATAGTATAATTATGGATGGTTGGTGTAGTAACGTCTTCGTCTTTTATTTTGGCTGGATTTTTTACGTAAGGAATATGTTTCTCTCCTTTTAAATAAAGTGCTTCTATATATTCCTCCATCAAGGTCTCGTTTTCTTTGTAATTCATTTCTTTGTTCTTGTTATTATTATTCTTTTTCTTTTTATTTATATTTGTCAAATTTTGGTCTACGATGTGATTCATACTATATGAATATAATAAATTTTTTTTAAATCCTTATTAAGGGAACCTACGGTTCCCTTAAAAAATTGAAATACTTTTTTAATTTATTTTTATCAGCATTAAACAAGTAAAAATATCGTAAGAATAAAAGCATAGTTTTGAATAGAAATGACCTCCTTTCTCTCATTCACCAAAGTCGAAGAATCAATGGAAGATCTAAAGGTAAATGATTTGGAAAAATATGTAAGATTAAAATTGGGACAAAAAGTATTTCCAACACCATCGATCAAGCAATGTCTTGTAAAACGAAAGGAAGGAGAAGAACAAAATCCTTATTGTCAATGTAAAAATTGTACGTACAATAAATGGTATTATACATGGGAATACGAAGGGCATTTAAGACTGGATTTTGATGCTGGTCAATTTACAAAAAGCAATTTCAAAATACTTCAATTGTTTGACGATTTGTTTCAAGAGGTCAAAGTGGTGATTCATACACACAAAAATTCAGTCCAAGCCTATTTTGTTCATTTGGAGGATTATCAAAAATACGATTACTGGGAAGAAGGATATCTAGATATGATGATTCTTGGAATGATACCTTATATTGAAAGTATGGATTTAACCGATTTAACGACGGTAGAAATCATGAAGACCGTCATTGAACGAGTTGAAAAAATAAAGCAACATTGTTTATGTCCTACGATTTGTGGATATCAGTTATCTCCTTTATGTGACAATTGTGTGATACGCGAGAATCAAATGCTTCCATCCATCTTTAATTTCAAAGTGAACGAAAGAGCATTCTTTTCCTCCCATTTTCCAAAAACAACTCAAAAATTATCCATAAAGGGAGATGAGAATGAATCAATCATTATTGATTGTGAAAAAAATTTTAGTGAAGAGGAAAGAACAGTGATTCGCGAATATGAAATCAATCAAATCGAAGAATTAATGGTTCATAAAAGAATCCATTTTTCGGATAAAATCCAATGTTTAAAAAATCATAAATATGCGCGTGAAACTTATGAAATGAATGGGTATGAAGTAGTGAATGATTTATCTACGGTTCATTTTGGTAAATATATGTTTTGTATTATTGTTTTACACGATGGAAGGATTAAATATTGTTGTAGTTTAGGAGAGAAAAAAATTAAAGAATAAAAAATATACAAAAAATATATATACAAAATATACACAATAAAAAGTAGACCAATTCATTGGTTCTATTTTTTCCTTTTTATGATAAGAAAAACGTAGGGAAACGATTCCGTCTTTAAATCAATTTTCCTTACAAATTCACAAAATTCTCAGAAAATTGATTTAAAAACAAACGAATAATATAAATAACATCAGTAAAAAAATGGCAGACACAATCATCGACGGAACTCAATTAAATGTTAACAATCTTATGTACACTGCTCCAAAAGCAACAAGTCAAGGAGCAAAGACAATTAATATCTTAAATAAAGCAACAAAAACAGGATTACGAATTTCTACACCACTTATGCTTACATGGGGAGCAAGTGATTATGTAGATGATAAGGGTGTTAGTAATGGTAGATATGATATGGCTTTACAGTTTCCTGGAGAGGAATATAAGACAGAAGATACTACTGCGTTTTTAGAAAACATGATTGCTTTTGAAAATAAAATCAAGGCAGATGCCCTTACCTATTCTAAGGATTGGTTTGGTAAGCAATATAAAAGTGCGGATATTCTAGAAGAATTATTTACACCAATGCTTAAATATCCAAAGATTAAAGGTACCAAGGAGCCGGATTATAGTAAAATGCCAACCTTAAAAATAAAAGTCCCTGAATGGGAAGGTACATGGCGTTCAGAGATTTATGACGAGGATGGCAATAAATTATATCCTTCGATTGATAATCCAAGTCTTACTCCTTTGGATTATTTAAAGAAGGGGACCAATGTTGCTTGTCTAGTTCAATTCGCAGGTATTTGGATTATTAACGGTAAGTTTAATGCTTCTTGGAAATTGGTTCAAGCAGTTGTTCAAAAACCAAGAGCATCTTTACAAGGACAATGTTTTATTAAGTTAAAGCCAAGTGATAAAGAAAAATTAAAGACACAGCAAGTAACCGATGAAGATGTAGAAACAGCACATATTACAAGTACAATTGTAGATGATAGTGATGATGAGGAAGAATTACCAGTGGTTCAAGTAAAACAAGTAGTACCAGAACCAGTTCAAGCGCCAGCGCCAGTTCAAGAAGAAGTACAAGCACAAGCAGTCGAAGAACCAAAGAAGAAGAAGGTTATAAAGAAGAAAGTTGATGCATAAAAAAGAAAAAAAGAAAAAAAGAATAATTTATTATATTTTATAGTAGTATTTTTATAAGTGTTTTATAGTAGTATTTATAGTAGTATTTAGTATATAATTTGTAATTTAAATATATATTTTTTTCCTGGATTTTTTTTTGTAATATTTACGCCTTTGAAGATTTTAATTTGCCTTTTTATGGTGAATCTCACCTTTGCAACCGTTATCTAATAACATTTCAAATGCCCAAAGAGCATCTTTGAATGTTATTAGGTGTAAAAAATTGAATTTCTTAAAATAGTTATCATAATACAATAAATGATAATAGAAATGGAAACGAAAATTGTTCAAGTCATTGATATTTTGAAAGCAATTCGTTGGCAAAAAGTTCATGAATTATGTGTATCTATTGGTAATGAATTAAATGATCCTCAATGGCGATTTTTAAAAGCGGTCTTTTTAGAAAATGCGGTTGCGGATTACAGTGATAATATGTTAACTTATGTTGGCGATAAAGAAAAAGGATGTGATTTCAAAATTACCTCCCTTGACAACTTAAAGATTGAAATGAAATATACACAAGAATGTTTGTTTCATAGTAAAAAATTAACACTAAGAGATAAAACGAAACAAATTACTTTATTAAATAGCAGAGGAACAAATACTCATTTGAAATTACCAGAACATTATGCCGATTATTTACTGATTGTAGAAATGAACGGCGCCGCACTTATCTCAAAAGAAGATTTACAACATTATGTAAGTGTACATGGTGATTCATTAACAGCGACCATACCAACGGATCAATTACATATCATCTATCAACCCACTGATATTATGATGATGACTGAAAAGAAAAATTTACATATCAAAGAAACGTTGATGAATACGATTATTCAAATTATACAAAATAATAAATAATCAAATCAAAACAAATCAAAATAAATCTTCTCCATAGAATAAAAACTTTGCACATTGTTCTATCATTTTTACATTTACCGCATTACCCAATTGTTTATAGATATGCTTTTCATCATATTTAAAATTGTCATTAAAAGATTGTAATCTCAATAATTCGATAGGGGTCAATTTTCTATTTTTTGGTCCATAAATAGGAATCATTGACATTGCAACTAAGGTAGGAATATAATCACATTTTTTTACTCTTATCCCAGAACCACGAGCAGTCCATAAGCATTTATTTAGACTATTATTTTCTTCGGTCAAATCGCCTGCTTGCCATTCAAACTTCCTTACCGCACCAAGCCAATTTGGATTTTTTCTAGATTCCGATAACCAATCATGTAAAATACATATATTTCTTTCATAAAATTCTCGATTCTTATCGATCCATGATTTATATTTTACATAAAATTCATCCTCTTTTTCAAATTTGTTATCCCACCAATCGGTCCAAATCGGAAATTTAGGGATATCTAACTGATTTTGATTCAATATTCTAATAAAATTCTCCCAAACTGAATGGACATCTTTTAATTTACCAGTTAATTTTATCTCTTTTCCGTTTTCATCAATGATATCTTTGATAAAAGACGTCAAATTTCTTTTAGGATTCTTATCCATCTCTGGTAATTCAGGTAATTCACCTAAGTCGATACGTTTACACATGATCACTACTCTTTCACGATTTTGTGGGACATTAAAATGCAATACATTTAATAATACTGGTTCATCATAGGTATAATATCCCATGTCTCTTATATTTTGTCGAATCACTTTCCACGTATTTCCATGATCATGCGATGCAAGGTTTTGAACATTCTCTAAAATCATATATTTGGGTTTATGAATTTTCACAACATTGCATATATGAAAGAATAAATTGCCTCTATCATCATCAAAGCCTTTTTGAAACCCTGCTTTACTAAATGGCTGACATGGAAATCCAGCGCATAAAATATCAAAAATTGGAATTTCCTCTATTTTAATTTTTGTTATATCACCTTCAGGTTTCAATCCATAATTGTTTTCATATGTTTTTCTACAATTTTCATCAATATCACTCGCAAATACACATTCACAACCAATTTTTTTTAATGCTTGGTGAAACCCGCCTATACCACAAAATAAATCGATAAATTTTAGGAAATGGTTTTCATCGTTTTTCGTTTCATTTTGAGTTGCATGCTTGATGAAATCCATTAATTCACCTTTTGTTTTAGATTTACATTTGGTAATTCCTAGTTCTTTACACTTTTCTAAAAGTTCTATTTTTGATAATTTTGTCATTTATTCAATATTATATGATACACTATCCGTCCTATTATTTAAATCAATTTTGTTATTTGAGAATGACAAAATCGATTTCTCCTTTATTTAACCACGTAAAAGTGGTTTTGCAACAAAAGTGGCCCTTCTCATAAAATTCCTTCTTCGTAATAACCTTCCTCGTAAATAATTTTGATTACGTAGATTACGTACTTGAATTCTTCTTACAATAGGTCGAACTCTTAATGGTCGAATTCCACCCATATTCATTCGAATCGAATTTGTTTTTAACGGTTGTGATATATTTTTTTGCGGATAAGTTAATGATACTTTGGTATGTAATAATGGATAACAAATTGTACTCCAACTTCTTTCCATATAATGAGCCATTTCCAAATTCGAGGCAATCGATAATTGATTTAATATTTTTTCGTAACGAAATTTTTTGTATTTCATGATATCTTTTTTATTCAATGAAAAAATTCCATTCATTGTATAATATCGAACATTGATCGCACCAAAATTATAACGATACCAATTCCCAAAGGGTCTTATATTACTTTTTATTAATTCGCTACCATTATTTAAATTAAAATTCTCTGAATTTCCTGTTATATAATGTTCAATCATAAAATTTTTAAAAAAATGAAAGACATTCTCTGTATATTCACCGATCAAAAAAGCACTTTGTTTTAATAAAACTTTGGTTAAGATTGAAATCGCTTTGTTTATTTTATTAGGCATATTTACTGAACCAGGTAAAAAAATGGTAATTGGTTTTAATGTATTCTCATCATAATTACTAACAATATGATACAAATAAGTATGGTCACATACACCTACATTTGGTAAAGTAATTATTTTGGTTACATTTTTTTTATTAAAATTTTCATTGATTCCTTTGTTGTAAACGGTGTATTGAAATTGATTAAAGGGATAATAATTCAACCATTCCAAATTTTCATTATATCTACTTACCACAATTTCAACATTTTTTATTAACTGATTTTCTTTTCCAGTGAATGAATCATTGTCGAATGAAAATTGATTGTTGTATTCTTTATTTTTCAACTCATTGTCTTCGATATGTTTATAATTGGATGAATCAAAATATTTTTTATCTCTTAAATTATCCCAACATGATTGAGTAACATCTCCTCTTGTTCTTTTTATTTTAGAAAAGAATTCCCACGATTGAATTTTATAATGATTTAATTGTAAAAAGGAATTCGAGAGAAAATTTTCGTTTAGATTTTCAATAAAATTAATATCTTTGGTAATAAATAAACGATTATTTGAGAAAATATCTTTATTGCCATTCTTATTATTTGAAATAGAATGATGTATATGTAATGTTTTTAAATTATTTCCTCTTATAATACACTTACATTCTATTTTTGTTGGGGTATTGTAAATCTGTCTCCAAGTAAAATTTTGTATTACACTTTTTGGTTGTTGCATGAAATCACTTGAACCGAATATTTTCCAAGGGATATGGATTTGGCATACATCTTGCTGTAAAGAATTCAAATATTCTTTTATGGTATTGAATCCATTACGTGCATAGACAAACTCATCCAAATCAACGACCATTACCCAATCGAATTTTCTTGCACAATCAATACAATCATTATAAATCTCTACTTGAGCATATTTTTTGGGATTTTTATTTAATACGACAAATCCAGCGTCAATATATTTTTGTATTTTATGTTCATAATTATCTGTACTACCATTATCATTTAATAAAAAACAATCAACGCCTTCATTAATATAATGTTCAATCCATTCTTCAATAATGTTCGATTCGTTTTTGAAAATGGCGATTAATAAAAGTGACATTTTTATAAATATATTTATTTATATATATATTTATAAATATAAAATATTTACACCCTTGAAGATTTATAATGGTACAACCTTAGTTGTCCCATTATAAATCTAAGGGTAACTGTTACCGATCCCGAAGGGAGAGTTGAATGGAGACGCATCTTTTGATGCGTGTCCCATTTCAAATCTTCATCGGTTCAAACAATATGAATATGCAGAATAATATTTTTTTTGTCCAAACAAGAATCCAAGAAGTTTTTATTTAAATTTATTTGATTTAAATCCTCCCCTAAACTATCGTTCATTCTCTTTATTCCTTCCCCTTTCAAAACATAGATTTGATTTCGTCTTATCAAAAGGTTGCAAACAGGTATTTCTAATGTTTTTTTCCCTACATGAATTGGAATTATTTTTGTATCAAAGAGAGAAAATTCGGAAGAATCGATTTCTTTGGTGATATGAATATTCTCTTCTTCGTCAATCCATATGTTTTCAGGTAACTCTGGAATACAACGAACAATGATTTCTTGGATGTTTGTTTCTTTTTCTGTATTGTTTACTTTGTCGTAAAGAATATCACAATTAATGTGCCAAAGTGGTACAAAGTAAATTTCATTATCAATGACTAATTTGTATACATTTTGTTCTAATAAATCGTCAATGGATGGATTTAATATGTACACCTGGTCATTTTTACATTTATCCAAGATAATTTCTCTCACTTTGGACAAAATATCTTGTTGAATATAAAGTATATTTCGATATTTGGAGAGAAAATCATAGATTTGAATGGAGGTTTCTTTATCTAAATCCTCAAACCACTGGAAAGTCACCTTTTGACAGCCAATCACTATTTTTTGTATAATACTTGTAATAATTCCAGATATTTGACTTGTATGACCTTGCAGAATTGTTTGTAAAAAGAGGGATAAAAAATAAACATATTGGTTTGTTTCTTCTACATTCTGCGTTTCAGGTTCTAAAAAATCCATTTCTTCTTTTAGAAATCGATATGCTTCATCGATCCTTTGAAATTTTTCTTTGGATTCAATGCCCGGATTTTTGTCGGGATGATACTGTAGGGCTAATTTATGATATTTCTTTTTCAAATAAGACGCAGTTATTTCATTGTAAGATATCTTATGGATATCAATTTCTAAAATCTCAAAAGCAGTTTGGAAATTCATTGGTAGAGAGAAATGATTGTATTGATTCTATTTTTATTTAATAGATTATAAATATTATTTTTAAACCTTTTACACCGATGAAGATTTCAAATGCCGACCACAAGGGTCGCAAAGCCCCGGTCTCGGGGCGAGCCCTTTGGGCATCTTTGAATGTTATTAGGTAACTGTTACCCTTAAATTTATAATGGGAAAATTTATTTGTCCCATTATAAATCTTCAAGGGTGTACACCTATTTTTATACGGATGGAAAAGATGGTTGTGCAGCGATACCACATATTCCGATATCATTGGTGCTTTCACTTCTACCAATTTTTACATACCCGGCTTCCCCCCAAGTAGTTCCCCATGAATTTTTTACTAACCAATATTTGATTCCATTTTCTTCCCCATATCCGACAATGAGTACTCCATGGTCCAAATTTGTACCACAACTGGTACTTGTGATAACACCGCTGGAATAAAATTGGAAAATACGTGTATCTGCTTCAATGGCAATCGATACAGGACCATTAAAAACAACTGCATCTTTTAACGCCAGTTGATTATTTGGTTCGACGTCACTACATTTTGTAATCTTCACTACAGTTTGACAAGATTCGCATGTTCCACTGGAAGCAGTATAAGGATAAGCAGATTCTGCACACATCCCATTATCAATGGCATATTCAAAAGCAGAATCCATCAATCCTCCATTACAACCTAAATTACCATATCTTTTTGAACAATCCACTAATTGTTGTTCGGAGAGAGAAATCAAATTATTTGTGGCAATGGCCCATGCACCTTCCATTGCACCGGTAGCAGAAAAAGACCAACAACTTCCACATTGTCCTTGGTCTTTTACTGGAGTTACTGCGCCCTCTTCTCGCCAATCAATCGAACCTGCAGTAATTTTTCCGGTGGATGCATATTTACCACAAGAATTTTTTCGGATACCTTTTAATAACCCGCCCACTTGTAATTCTTTGAATTCAACCGAAGATAAATCGGTAAATGGATTGACTGCCATGGTAAAAGTATGATTTCCAAAATTATGACTAAGAATATTTTGAAGATTTGTACGGAAGATCTCATATCGATGATTAAATTCTTCTAAATTCGAATAGGTTTTTTCGTATCGATTTATAAAACGAGTAAATTCTTGCAAAATATTGGTATCTTTAGAGCCACGTAAATTCATATCCATAACAGAAGAAATTGGTCTCATCATGAGACTGAAAACAAAAAAAAAGGGATGAAATAACATTTTCATTATATATTATACAATCAAAATGTTTTTAAATCCTTGCACCTTTCAAACGCCGATTTTATATATCATCATTCGGCTTTGCCGAATGATTGAATATAACAAAGGCGACTTATCGGTTGCAAAGTAACAGTTACCTAATAACATTCAAAGATGCCCAAAGGGCTCGCCCCGAGACCGGGGCTTTGCGACCCTTGAGGTCGGCATTTGAAATGTTAAAAGGTGTAAACCCTTGAACATTTATAATGGGACAAATAAATTGTCCCATTCGTGTACTATTTCAAATCTTCATCGGTTTCTATAATCCCTTGATCATTCTTATCATCGAGAGAAAATAGTGTTCTAAATGATAAATCGGACGATAATTATTGTTAAAATACTGGAAAAAGGTAAAGGTTTTTATTAATAATTGGTTGACTTCTTTTTCAGGTATTTTTCCATTCTCAATAAAATAAGACTGGATGTACCAAATACATTCATAAATATTTAAATGATAAATCAAAAGTTCATATAATAAATCACGGAATTTTAAGAATGAAAAATGGTTGGAAGAACAAGTTTCCATGACCTTGATAATTTTATTACATATTATTTTATATTGATTTTCATTTTCTTTTTCTGAATCACTTTGAACCAAAGAATAGATTTGTTTGATGTTTTGTATATTTTCTGGATTTATTTTATCGATTCTTTTCAAATCAAAAGATATTTTTTTTTTTGGTTTACCTTCCAAACAACCATTTTCATGATATTGTATATTTTGTTGTATACATTTTTTGTACTCTTGTCTAGTCGGACGTGAAAAAGGAATGAATTTACAATTCTTTACAATATTATTTGGAATAAAACTGATTTGTTCCGTGATTATATAATAATAAATATGAATACATTGATTATTTACATTTGTCATATAATTATAAAAATTCTCTAATAATTCATTATGTATTTCGTGGAAATTTTTACATAAAATAATCCCCATTTTCACGGGTTTTGCAGATAAAATATCGATAATTTGATGATAGATTTCGTGCCATAATATTTTGGCATTACAACCTAATAAGGACATATCAATTTCATAATGAATATCACTGATTTTAAAAATATAGGTTTGCTTATTATAAGTAACCGTCATTTTTTTTTCATATTTTAATTCGCTTGGACTATATGGTTTCATTTTTTTCAATACTTGTGTATACTTACCAACCCCGCTCGGACCGTAAAAGATTGTATTTTCAAGGGATTCTTTTTTTTCATGGTTGAATTTTTTCAAATGTAAATCATAACCTTGGTTTAATTGTATGTAATTTTCAAAATGTTTTTCGTTATTCATTTTTAATCGTAAAATTTGTTTTAATTATTTTAATAAATGAATTTGTATTTATTAGGTAAATTAGTTAAATAGTTAAAACGAATTAAATAGATAAAATAATTTTATAAAATACATATAATAAAATACATATAATAAAAACATGTATATCAATAAAAATATAAATATTTGTGAAAAACTTGAAAAATATGAAGAACAATGTATTTATTTCTGTGAACCGATTAAAAACAATATTATTAATGACGGCAATTTTATTCGTATTTTATACTCCAAATCCTTTGTCTTATTGAATGGAATCTATTTATATTTTTCTTTAAATATTCATTCGGTAGAAAAATATTATAATAAATTAAAATGTAATTTTATGATAACCGAACATCGAGATATTATTGAAAAAATGAAACAAATGGAAGATGGTATTTTAAAAAAGTTGGACTTGAATAAAATACCACAATATAAATTAAGTGAACAATTCAAAAATGGAAACGTAAAAATATTTAATGAATTTACTTTAAAAGAAAAAGAGAAAGAAAAAGAGAAAAATACGGATGTTTCACAGTGGAGTGAATGCAACGGAATATCGAATTTTGTTTTAAAAATATCTGGAGTTTGGGAAAACGAATTATATTATGGGTTAACGTTTAAATTTGTGAAATCCGATTGTTTATAATTTTTTCACTTTCTCTTCATGATGGAAAAACCGTCAGTAACAAAATAAACTAAAATATGTCGAATCGTATATAAAATAAATAAATTGATTATAGAAAGTAAATAAATAAAACTCGTATTTATTTTAGATAGATTACCTGTTTTCGTATCTGTTCCATAGGTAAACAATAATAATTGTACAATCATTAAAAGAATCGATATGTTTTGAAAGGTATAAAAACTTGGAGAGATAGTTTCATCTAGAATACGATTTTTAAAAGTAATTAAAAAGTAAAGATACCATGCGATTAAAAAGAAAAGAAAGAAAAAGGGGCCTAAAGTAAAAATAACTTGCAATGGAGAAAGAGAATCTTTATAAATCGAACTCATTGAAAATGTCATCATTAATAATAGACTAATAATGGTTAATACATAACCGGTAATACTTGTATTTAACATTACGGATCCCGATGAAAAAAAAGCAATTGAAAATAACATGATACTTGTGATTAAAAGGGAATAATAGACTAAAAAATAAACTTTTTCGATCATTTTATAAATAAATTATATATTAAACATATAATTTATATTTTCTACCTTCTAAAATTTGATTGATTATTTGATTGTTTTAGAAAAAAAAGGATTATTTGAAAATTGTTTTTGTTGATTAATGGGATAACCTATTCTGATTAAATTATTAACGCTTACATTATTTGAATTTACCGAATTAAGGTTATTTAAAGATTTTATTTGAGTGGTATAAAATCCTGTAAAGGGGGTTTTAAAAAACCCTCTATTTTTATTATTTTGAATAGAATGCATTTATAAAGAAAGTATTTATTTTTATTTTTATTTTTGATAGATAAAATATAAAATAAAAACAATATCAAAAACAATATAAATCTATTTTATATTCATATTTATATAAATATAAAATCACTAGATTGAAATGAGTATACAAACTTTCACTGGTCATCCATTAATTAAAAATACACAAGAATATATGCTTTATCAGAAATTCGTTTCAATACACTCCGAAGATAGAGACCTTCTCAAATTTCCAAATGCGGCAGCCTTTGAAATTGAATTTCCAGAAGATTATTTGAATGTTTTATCTGTAAGACTAGCGACGTGGACATTTCCTGCAAATTACAATACCTTTTCCCAAATAAATAAAAATGTAGATATGACCTTTTTAATTACAACTCCTTATAATCCGGAAGCAAATGGAAATGTAGACCCTTTGGCAAATGCCATTTATCAAGGATTAATCGCAAATCAAAATAATAATTACATTGTTATTATTCCTCCTGGTTTCTATAATACATCACAAATTGTAAATGTTTTAACCAATCTCTTTAATATTTCGGTTACTCAATATTTAGTAGCATATTTAACAGAGAACTATCCATCCTTAGTAAATGAATTTACTAGTAATAATGGATACCAAGAGTTTGTCATTATTTATGAAGAAACTGGACAGAAAATTTGGTTCGGGAATCGTTGTGATATTTTTAAATTAACCAATTCTACTCAAATTATAAACAACTCCATCAGTAATATCAATTGTGCAATCAATGGCAGAAGTGGTGATATATTGCCAGGAACAAATTATGGATTACCACAATATCTAGGTCTTCCAATCATTGATTTAACTTCTACCTCTTCATCCCAACTTCCTAATTTTTATTATGGGGATATTAATCCAGGGGATGGAGGCATTTGGTTAACACCTGACCCGAATTTACCAGGGAGTCAAGTTTCGTTTTTAGCTGCACCTGAAAAAATCAATATTTTTGGAGAATCGTATTTTTATATGGATGCTCCTGACTTTAATTGTATGGATGAAACGAGTCCATTTAATATAAGTCCATTTACAGCACATACCAATATTACAAATGGTAGAGTAAATAGTGCTTTTGCAAAAATTTCTGTTCCTGTAACTCCTTTAGCACAATGGTATGATTCGAATTCTACTTGTTATAAACTTTATAATCCGCCTGCGGAAAGAATAAGAAAATTTCGATTTCGATTAAGATATCATAATGGAGAATTAGTTGATTTCGGGAAATTCAATTATTCTTTTACGTTGGAGTTTACTTTACTTGTACCTCAACAAACTAGAAAATATGCAAATTTATATGACCCAAAAGTTCGTTAAACGGTTACCGATCCCAAAGGGAGAGTTGAATGAAGACGCATCTAAAGAGGCGTGTCCCATTTCAAATCTTCATCAGTTTAAAAATCTGCTTCCATTGAAAAAACAGTTTGTTTGGCATAGAATTTCTCCGTCTCCATAAATCCACCAATGAATTTTCCATCGTAAAATACCATTGGAAAGGTTCGATGATTGATTCCTCCGTTTACAGTCTTAATAAATTCCAGGAATTTTTCTTTTATTTCTGGTTCTATTAAATACTTGTCACAATTAATAATCGTGATTTCTACATTGAGTTTGTCATTATGTAACAACAAATCCTTTACCTTGGTACAATAAGGACAGTTTGTTTTTGTATAAATCATGTATCCGTTGGTGTTTGGTTTTTCAAATGTAAGTTCTGATTCAAAATCAAATCGCATTTTATGATATAAAATGCAATTTATTTTTATGTTCTATTTTCATATATTTATACATTTGAAGAATTAAATCCGCACCTTTAATGCGGATTTATTTTTAAAGTATCACTGGTTTACAGATTTAAAACCGCCATTAAAAGGCGGTTTTAAATCTTCAACGATGTAACATTTATACTGTTCTTTTTTCATAATTAAATAATATAAAATCTTTATCATAGACCTCATTAATATATGTTAGTAAATCTGTATTAAAATCATCAATATTAAAAAGGATAGTTGAATTTTTACTTTCTTTATTATTTATTTTTTTATTATATTTATTAACATTAATATCAATCTTATATTTTTCGAATAAATTTATTAATTCTTCAAATAAATTTTCAAATTTTATGATTGTAATATTAATATTATTATCTATATATTTATATTGTTCAGAATAATGATATGAATTTTCATGTAACTGTCTATTTTTAATTTTATCAATTAAATAATTATTAAATTCTTCTTTATTATGAGTAATATTTTTATTTCCAATACCTCCCCATTCACAATAATATTCACTTAATATTCTATCATAAGGATTCCTTACAACAACAAACCAGTCATATTTTTCTTTTATTGACTTCGGAACATCAATAAAGTTGTTATGCCAAAAACCATATTCTTTGTGAAATCTTCCCCATTCTATATTATGTTCTTTACCAATATCTTCTATAAAACTTCCTGCACATTTTGTGATATGTATAAATTTTAGAATTTGAGGCATATATTTAATTATACTCTAATATGATAATAATTATATAAATATAAATATATTTATTTTTCAAAATACAAATTCTGTAATCGTGCAAAGGTTTACACCCTTGAAGATTTATCATGGGACAAATAAATTGTTCCATTATAAATTTAAGGGTAACTGTTACCGATCCCGAAGGGAGACGCCTCTAAAGAGTCATCTCCCATTTCAAATCTTCATAGGTTTAAAAAATCGAATATTTATCTTTGACCCATTGTAAAAGAAATTCTACATCACATGTTTTATAATCCATTTCTTTGAATTCTTGTGTGAATTTCTTAATATCAAAAAACTGGGGCCGTTTCATTTTTTCGGTTTTGAAAAAAAGATAGTCTTCGCCCTTTTTACTTTTTCGTATCGAAATTGTTGCGGTTAGTTTTCGTACGACTCCTCCACAAATGTCAGTTCCTGATTTATCTTGTTCCAAAATCCGTTTCACCTCTTCCCAAGAAATACTTTCTAAGGGACGATTTCCTAAATTCGATAAGGATTTGGTCGTTTTACTTTTCTCTCCATAAGAAAGATATAAACCGAATTTTCCTTTTTTGATAAACACTGGATATCCTTCAAAATCCCCAATTGAATTATCCGGTTTTTCTTCGTGGTTCTTTCCTTTCTTCTCTCTTTCACAAATAGTGAGTTCTTCCAAGGTATATTCTCCCTTTTCTAATTTATGTAAATCAATTTTGATTTCTGGATTCAAAGGTAAAAAGGATACATTCGGTTTTTTGCCTTTTGAATTGGTAGAAGGTTCAACCTTTTTAATGACTGGACCGTATTTTCCAAGGATATAAAAGTGAGTATCATCGATTGGATATTCCACTTTTTTCTCTTCTTTTAAACCATCGATTTTAGAGTTCAAGATGGAATCGCATTCACTACATACTTCATGTCCGACCTTCAACCCTTTTGAAATTTGGTCCAAATTTTCTTCCATCAATCGTGTATAATCATAATTGAAAAGTTCATTGAAATGAGTCATTAAAAATTCAAGAACCATAAATCCAGTTGGCTGAATGACTAGTTTATTTTTCTCATTCCCAAATTCTTTGGTCACTTCACTTTCATAAATTTCTTTATCCTTGCCTGAAATCTCATAATCTTTACAAAGGATGGATTTTCCAGTTACATCTTGTTTTTTCACATATCCCCTTTCTTGTATTTTATCAATGAGAGTGGAGAAAGTAGATGGACGACCAATCCCTTTTTCTTCTAAAAGTTGAACCAAACGCGCCTCCGTATAATGCAACAATTGGTTTTTTAAACTGGTTTTTGCGACGACTTTTTGATAAGAGATACTCTTGGTAGCCAATGTTTGTAAATACTGAAAATAATCGTTTATAACCGGTTTTTGTGTAATAATTTTCCATCCAAAAAAATCGATTTTTTCACAAGAATAAGTATATTTACAAACCTTGTCGATTCCTGGAATCTTCGGTGCGGTAATACTCGCTGTTATCGAAAAGTAGGAGGCAGGACTCATACAACTTTCTACGGTATTTCGCCAAATGATTTGGTACATTTTTCTCTCTTTGGCGCCTAATTTTGATTCTTCCCCAAAATTTCGGATTTCAATGTGTGTTGGACGAATGGCCTCATGGGCTTCTTGAGCGAGATTTTCTTTTTTTTTTCCGAGTTTCTCGGGTTTCCCAGGTTTCCCAGACTCTTCTTTTTCTTGATTTAACCCAAAATATTTTTCACCATATTCTTTGGATATATAGGCTTTTGCCGAATTTAGAAAAGGTTCGCTATAAATTTTACTATCGGTTCGCATATACGTAATATGACCTGCTTCATATAACGTCTGGCATAATTTCATTGTTTCTTTGGGCGAATAATGAAGTTCATTGGAGGCAACTTGTTGTAGACGCGAAGTTGTAAAAGGTTCTGGGGGTGACTTGCACCCTTTACTAGGGGTAGAACATGAATACATATATTTAAAATCAATGGAGTCATTTAAAAAATCGGTTACGATATCGTCTTTATCTTCAATGGTTTGGTTCAATTCAAATGGCAAATTCTTACTGGTAAAGTATCCTGTCACTTGATAGATTTGGATAGACGGATTTTTCTCAATTTCTTGCTGATTGTCGTAAATGAGTTTTAATGCGGGTGTTTGACAACGACCAGCGCTTAAACTGTTTTCCGCATTTCGACTGATGTGTTTCCATAAAATAGGGCTGACTTTAAATCCAACCATCAAATCAAGAATCTGACGACATTGCTGGGCTTCTACGAAATGCATATCGATGGTACGCGGATGTTGAATGGCATGTTTAACAGCAGATTCGGTGATTTCGTGAAATATAATTCTCTTGGTTCTCTCAACACTTAAATCGAAAAGTTGGCAAAGATGCCAAGCAATCGCTTCTCCTTCCCGGTCATCATCCGTCGCTAAAATAACTTCACTTGATTCATTAATTGCGTTACGAAGCATAATGATTTGTTTTTTCTTTAACGGTTGATCGATGATTTTATAAGTAGGATGATAGTTTTTATGAAAATCAATGGAGTCTAAGGAAGGAAGTTCTCTCAAATGCCCAAAACTGGCCAGACATTGATATCCGGGTCCGAGATATTCTTCGATTTTCTTACATTTGGCGGGGGATTCTACAATGACAAGAATGGGTTTGTTTGATGCAAATGTTTTCGAATATAATTTGGTCATTTTAAAATAAAATAAATAAAATATTATATAAATTTTTATATATTATTTTACTAGATAAGATATATTTAAACAGTTTATATATAATCACAAATTTCTACGATCATATTCTCTGCGTGAAATGTAATTTGGAATGGTTTTCCACAACCAAAGATCAAATTGTTTTTTTTGAAATCATCGCATTCTTGTTTGCTTGCGTGAGGATTCATTTGTTCGCCCGTATCTTTGAGAATTCCGTGTCGAAAAATACAACAGTTCAGTTCATTGATAATCAAATATTCGTTACAATGCGGACAGATGACAATCCATTCTTTGTTTCCGGTCATTATTGATATCTTTGAAGAATATTTATTCAGTTAATTCCATATTTGAATGTTCTAATAAAAATCTCTTGGAACAAGATTCTACTAAAAGTCCGTTTGCATAAATACCGTAGTTACCATAATAATCATCATTTTCCAAGGCCAAATGGTAAATGGTATAACTACCTGGGACTTCGTAAACCAATGCTTTTTCATCTAAAAAGGTCATTAAACGAATCTTGTCATCCGTCATAAAAATACGACCAAAATCTTCCATGGTTTTCTCTCCTTGTTCTTGGGTTAACCAGTCTACTAATATGGAATGGCAACCGGTGATAACAAGAGGTTCCAAGACATCTGGATAATTCTCTTTTGTGCATTCATAAAGTTGGTTTTTTACACGTTCCTTTGACGCAGGATGAAATATTTCTCTTTTTCCAATGATATGAATTGGTAGAAATCCGTGCTTCAAAGTCTTTACTAAATCTCCTTTACGTAAATCTTGAATCAATTTATATCCTTGGTCGGTTAGAATTTTACTATCTTTTTTAAAACAAGGGTTTGGCATCATTCCTGTCATTACTCTATTACCAGTTCCTGTAGTTGCCACCGCAACAAACAATCCATTTCCGTATGTAATACCACGCCAATCATTATCAGCAGGAGTAGTTTGTAAAGTCCAATTAATCCCATCTGAACTTGTCATTGACCTATTTCCTATTCCTGTATAACTCACCGCAACAAACAATCCATTTCCATATGTAATACAGCGCCAATCATTATCAGCAGGAGTATTTCTTAAAGTCCAAGTAATTCCATCTGCACTTGTCATTACTCTATTTCCTATTCCGGTATAACTCACCGCAACAAACAATCCGTTTCCATAAGTAACACTATACCAGTTATTATTAGCAGCACTAGTTCTTAAAGTCCAAGTAATTCCATCTGGACTTGTCATTACTCTATTTTCCGTTCCTGAACCTGCTACCGCAACAAACAAACTATTTCCATAAGTAACACTATACCAAGTATTATTAGGGGTAGTTCTTAAAGTCCAACTAATCCCATCTGGACTTGTCATTGCTGATCCTTGACCTGCTACTGCAACAAATAGACCGTTTCCATAAGTAACACTAAACCAATTATTATTAGGAGTGCTTCTTAAAGTCCAAGTAATCCCATCTGGACTTGTCATTGCTCTGTTTCCCGTTCCTGTACCTGCTACAGCAACAAATAGACCATTTCCATAGGTAATACTATACCATTCATTATCAGCAGGACTACTTCTTGAAGTCCAAGTAATCCCGTCTGGACTTGTCATTACTCTATTTCCTGTTCCTGTTGGTGCTACAGCAACAAATAATCCATTTCCATAGGTAACCCCAGACCAAGCATTATCATAAGAACTATTTCTTAGAGTCCATAAAATTGAATAAGACATTTTATATATTATATATAAAAATATTAAATTAAAGACTAGATTTAAATTGTTTCCACGAAATATTGACTTGAGGGCCTTTTAACACAGGTTTATCCGCATCTTCATTTTCATTTAACTTTTCCGCTTTTCGTAAAGCACTATCCACATAAATTTCTTTTAAAAGCGTTCCAACCATAAAAGATCCTTCGTGTTGGTCGACATCCCCATTTTCAATCAATTGTAAAACATTTAAAAATCGATTTAAAATGGTCAAATCAATTTCATTCTTTTTGATTTTATTGAAAATATCGGTGTAATACGTAAAAAGAAAATTACATTGATCGATGGATTCCAATTGAAAAGATTCGCTGTCTAAATTTGTATCTTTAAATTTCTTTTTTAGTAAAAGAAGTTGATTGATTTCACGAGTTAAGATTTCACTATGTTTTAATTTTCGTATTAATTCAGTCTGGTCTTCTACATTATTTGCCTTGATCATATTTTGGAGTTGAAGGCGCTGATTGTCATCCATGGGTACATTCATTTCTTTAATAATGTATATTATTAAAGAAGAATTATTTAAGTCAAATTTATATCTTTATATATATTAAGATTCGTCGATGTCATCTCTTAGAAATAGAAAAAGAAAAGGTGGTGCAGTAACTGTTCCACAATTGACTTTACCCTATCAACCAGTTGGAGTAAATCCCAATGATATTATTAAAAATATTACCCAAATATCAAATCAAGCAAAAGCGAATAGTGTATATGATAATGAAGTCTATGGGGTAGGATATCCTTTACAAAAAGGTGGCAAAACAAGAAAGATAAACACAACAAGAAAAATTAAGAAAACCAAGACAATGAGAAAAACAAAGATGATAAGAAAAACCAAGAAAACAAATAAAAGAAGACATAAAAAAGGAGGAAATGCAAATTGGAAATGGGGGTGCTATAGTGGCGGTGGACTTGTATTTTCATCCTAAGGTTTCTCTCAAGGAATTTTTCGCTCTACCTTTTTCTAAAAGGTAGAAAATAATATTTGTTTATAATAGGAATATGCCAACAGGTAAAAATTGGTTTCAATTTATTTATGTTAATTTAAGTTTTGCCTTATTTTTATCACTTATTTATTTTTATCATTACATCAAAGAAGTCAGAGACAATTGGCCAAAATATCGGTGTAATCCAATGTATATGCCTTTAGCAGATAACCTTGAACAAAATTTTAAATATTGTGTTCAAAGTGGTCAATCAAAATTTATGGGTCATTTATTACAACCTCTCACCACAGCGGCAAGTGAAATTACAAATGTATTAGGAGGAACGAATCAAGATATTAATCATATTCGAATGATGTTTGCTAAAACTCGAAAATTTCTCTCGGTTATTATTCAATCTGTCTTTGGTCTATTTTTAAATTTAGTCATTGAATTTGAAAGAATTAGTCGTGAAACAAAGGACATTGTCGCAAAACAAGTTGGCATTTTAAAAATTTTACAGGGAAATACAACAAATGTATAAGATATAAGGTAAAACATTCTCTGGTAATTATATATGAATAAGAATTATTCTTCTATAAATAAAAATTCAAACATCAAGGTAAAAAAAGAAATCAAAGATATTCATAAAATAGGGAAATTATATGAAAATATGACCTATTTTTCTCAATATGGATTTAGCATCTTTCTTTTTATTTTTATTACATTGATTCTTTTTTTGATTTGTTGTTTTTGTTATTTAATGGTGAGGGCAGAATCCATACGCACAGATTGGACAAATCAACGATGTCATCCTTATATCATTCCTTTTGCAGGTTTTATTAATAAACCAGACAATATGAGCGTCTCCGAATTTACTCAACAAAACTTTGATTTTTGTAATCAAACCATTTTTAAATCGGGTGCCGGTGAAGTATTGAAGCCATTGACTTATATTACAAATACTTTAGCAAACGAAACGAATCATACACAGAATTCAATTCAAAATGTTCGCGCAATGTTCAATAAAACTCGTACGAATGTTCAAACTTTCTCAACTGACTTTATGTCACGTTTATTAAATGGGATTACACCTTTACAAAATAATGTCAATGAATTTAAAAATACAAATGCCAAATTGAATAATGTACTTTATGATTCGCTTGGGTAACTTTTTATTGGAAAAATAAGAGATAGGTAAAATAAAAAGTCTTTGTATTTTAGGTAAATACAAAGATTTTTGAAAGAGTTTTTATTTTTTATATTTTCTACAAAAACCAAAAACCAAAAACCAAAAACCAAAAACCAAAAACCAAAAACCAAAAACCAAAAATATTATCTATGAAATATGTATAATATGTTGTTTAAATTTGATAAAGAATCCTTAACACTTCTTGGTTATTCCATTCGTTTCGAAATACTTATTTTAATTGGAATCTTATATTTGATTATTTTTAGTCATACTGTTTGTAGTTGTACCAAAGTGGATTTAACCGAAGAATTCAGTACCTTGAGTTATTTTTTGGGTGAAAAAAATTGGTGGAAACAAAATACTCCAATGGAAGGATTTGCAGGGGCAAATACCAATTACGGTGAATCATCCAAATATAACATTGACGTGGATAAACCAATCGATACAAATTCTTGGTTTACTCAAAATTTAGTCATTACTCCAGGACAAACACCAAGTAAAGGTGCTCAAGCCATTTTAGATCGTAAAGAACAACCCATTCCTCTTCCACCAGGTGAATTATCAATGTTTGCCAATACTCCTTTTAAACCTGAATGTTGTCCAAATACTTATTCCAACTCCATGGGTTGTGCTTGTATGACTGACAAACAATATAATTATTTGGTCACACGTGGTTCCAATAATGTTCCTTATAGTGAATATTAAATGTTACAAGTGTAAACAAGATATAACACCAAAAGCAACCGCTAAAAAACACCAAGTAGAACCAAAGGTATCTGCCAGGTTTTTACCATTCGTAATAAATACATATAAAAGAGAAATCATCAATGTAAATGGTAAAAGAGTATAACGCAATGGATATTTAAAAAATCCATCCACTTGTTTTCCAAGCATCATTTTAAATCCACCAAAAGCATAACATCCTAAGAAAAAGTAAAAGGATAAAAAGATAAGAATGAGAATTCGTCCATAAAGGTCATTTACCATCGTTTGAAAAGGCGCCCATACAAGACGACAACTACCATCCATTGGTTTGGAACAAAGGTTTCGTTCATTTAACCAATTTAATAGATAAACAGTAAATGCGGTATAGATACCAATCATTGACAAAATAATATTCGAAAGCAATTTTTGACTTTTATCTGCAAATAAATACATAGAAACGATACTTCCTACGGTACCTTGTAAAAATAAAACAAATATAATTAATAAAGAAAAGAAATGATTTGCGCCGGTTTTGGAACAATTTTGTGACCCCCATAAGAAATATTCGATGAGTTGCATGGAACCAATTAAAATCGTCCAAACGGCCGCTAAAATATCATATTTGTTTTTGTTTGAAATTCCATAATACATCAAGTAAACGAAACAAACGAGAGAAATGGAGAAAGTTATTAGAGAAGTGGTTTGATTGAAACACATTTTGTTTTTTATTTATATATTATATATTATATAATATATATTATATATAATATATGTCATTCAAAGATATGATTGTAGATACCAATTTATTTTCCATTTTTGTATTTATTTTGATTATTTCTGCCAATTTTTTAGCGGAAATATTTCCATGTGGATTACAAGAGGTATTACGTAATAATATGATTATTAAACATACTTTTGGATTTTTTACAATGATCTTTTTCGTGGTATTATCTTATAAAAATAAAAATAAAAATATATATGATATTATAATAAAATCTTTTGGATTATATTTATTTTTTATTGTCATTTCAAGATGTGAAATACATTTCTTTTATTTTATTTTGATATTTTTGGGAATCACCTATATTATTAATATATTAAAACATGATACAATAAAAGAAGAAATAAATAAAAAAGAAGATAAAAATAAAAAACGACACGAAGAAAATAATAAAAAAATGATGATTTACGATAATATGACATTTATTTTATACATTTTAATCATTTTATCCACATTCTTTGGCTTGTTAATATCTATGGGTGAAAAAAAAATAGAATACAAAAAAAAATTCAATTATTTTACATTTTTTATCGGAAAACATCGATGTGTAGAAAATCCGCCTAGTATAAATTATATAAAATCTTTACAGAAATCCTTATCATAAATCACGTATCATTGTATCATTACCCTGAACAGAAAAAACCTTTTCCATATCTTTTTGATAAAGATTCGTTTTATTCATTAAGATATGACTAAACGCAATTAATTTTTCTTTATGTTTTTTAAGAAGCGTCTTGGCTTCTTCATAAGCCTCCCTTACCAAATCAAGGGATTCAGCATCAATTTCAGTTTTAAAGGTTTCAGAATAAATATTACGTAACTGTTTTTCTTCATTCACCGAAAACACTTCCAATTGGTCGCCCATACCAAAGGTACCAATCATTTGATTCGCCAAACCATTGGCCTGTTTCAAGTCTTCCCTTGCGCCAAGAGATACAAAATTGTCTCCGTACATAATACTTTCCGCCGCTTTTCCTCCTAAGGTAATAATCAATCGTTTTTTCAAAATATCTTTGGTATAAAGACCATTTTCTTGTATTTCTGGTTTTTCCATAAACATCGTATATCCTCCAGCACCATTATATGTAGATTGAATCGAAACCTTTTGTAAATCAAAATATTGCGGATAAAGATATACGAGTAATGCGTGACCCGTTTCATGATATGCAACTCTTGCACGTGTTTCATAGGGAGCAGTATAATTTTTTTTTACGAGTCCAATCATGGACTTTTCTAAAGCAGACAATAAGGATTCTTCGGTAAGAACCGCGGAATTCTGTTTCACCGTAAGAATTGCTGCTTCATTCACCAAATTCTTAATATCTGCTCCAGAATATCCATTCGTTAATTCTGCCAAGAAGGTTACATTCACTGAAGGATCGACCCTTTTTCTTTTCAAATAATTTTCCAAGATTTTCTCTCTTGAATATTTATCCGGAAGAGGGACTTTAATAATACGATCAAATCTACCAGGACGTAACAAAGCGGCATCCAATACTTCTTTACGATTGGTCGCCGCTAGAACCAAAATATCTTCGTTATCATTGAAACCATCCATCTCAAATAATAATTGATTCAAGGTTTGTTCTTGTTCGTCATTCCCATTGGTACGAAAACCCGACCCGCCACGTTGTTTTCCAACGGCGTCGATTTCATCAATGAAAATAACGCATGGTTTATTTTTACGCGCTTCTTGAAATAAATTTCGTACTTTTTGAGCACCTACTCCTACAAATACTTCGACAAAGGCGGAGGAAGAAACGGCGATAAAATTACTATTTGTTTCGGTTGCAATCGCTTTGGCAATCATTGTTTTTCCAGTACCAGGTGGCCCTTCCAATAAAATACCTTTCGGCATTTCTGCGCCGGCACTTTGATATAATTCTTTGTTGTAAACATAATTAATGACTTCTTCGCATTCCTCTTTTACTTCCGGACTACCCGCCCATTGGTCCAAGGTAACATTGGGTTTGATGGATTGAACTTCAAATTGACTATTGAAAGGAAAAGGATTCCCTCCCCCGCCACCGCCAAATTGATTCATTCCTGGACCACCTCCTCTTGTCAAACTTAGAATGATATTGCGGATAAAATTAAGGATAAACGTACCAATGAAAAAAGGAATAATAAAATCAGGAATTTTACTTATGAATGCAAAAAAACCATTGATATCATTGAAATCGGCAAAATGAATAAGAACTTTATTCTCAAAGGCTTTATTTACAATTTCTTGTAATAAAAGCGGATTTACATCCGTTGATAAATGATAATTTAAAACATCGGTTGGAACATCGACTTTTGCATCGACGGCAACAATTTCTGGATAATTTTTATTGATATAAATATCCGATAATTGATGGGTATTTATTTTTTCCATAATTTCATTGATATTTTCTCGATCGAAAAAAGATTTGTATTTAGTAATGACATTGATATTTGGGTCACTCATTTTCAAGGTTTGCCTACGATTTTTTAAACCATTGTGCATTCCTTCTCCATTCATAACTGCCCCTGAAAAGGGCGTTTTGAATGTGCAAAGGTGTGAAATTTTCCCAACATATCCTTGAGAAAGGAAAGGAAGAGAAAAACCAATGTATAAAGAAAAAGAAAATGAAAGAAACGGGAATAATTTCATAAAAACTATTTTTATATAATATAACAATACTGTATTTATATTATATTATATTATAATATATTATATTATAATATAAAATTTACACTTTATTTTGAGAGTATAAAAAATATATTATTTATATTTATGGAAAAAGGATTAAAAATAAATTATCATCTATTTATATAAATGAAAATTTCTTTTTTTCTTTTTTCTTATTTTGTTTCCATCCACAGTTTTTTTACAAAATATCAAAATATAAAAACAGTATTCAAAACTTGTATTCAAATGTCTTTCGATGAAGAGAAACCAAAATTATATAATTTTGCTACAAACCCGCGATTAGAATATCCGAATGAAAATGGAGAATTAACTTGGTTTCCCATTGGATTTGCACATAAATTCAAATCGCAAACGGGTTATCCGATTACGATTCGAGACGTTAATTATATGGTTTGGAAATATAATAAAACCTTTTATGCGGTTCGTGATGCTTGTAGTCATCAAGGGTCTTCTTTCAAAAATGGATGTGTTCGTAAAAATACGATTTCGTGTCCTTATCACGGATACAAATTTGATCAAAATGGAACATTGATCGATATACCCCAAGTAGATATAATGCAATTAGATAATGAAAACTATCATATTGATAGTTATAAAATCGTGGAGAAGGCAGGAATGGTCTACCTTAATACCATTCCGATACCTCGATTTATGGATTTTTTGAGTGAAGCAAATGGAACATTTCAGAATTTAATTAATGAAGATTTGATTTGGGTAGAACCCGAAGCCTTTGATAAAGAGGCGACATGTGTTTATTTAGAAGTCGATTTTGAACATAATGCAAGATTCGTGAGTATGAATAGTCTAGATATTTGTCACATTGCTCACGTACATACGTTTGGAAATAAAGAAAATCCAAACCCGTTAAATATTCCCAAGATTTTGAAATTAAACGATTCCAAATATCATTTCAAAACGATTTATCATTATTTAACAGGAGAGGACTCGATTGCTAAAAAATTGTTTAATAATATAAATATCCGTGTAGAAAATGAATATATTTTACCACATACGACGGTTGCACGTGCCTTTTTCGCCAATCATAAATCGACGACGGTTTCTTATGCGCTTCCAATCTCCAAATTCAAAACCAAACTTTTTATTAAAACATATCGCGACTACTGGTACATTCCTTCGACCTTGGAAAAAAATGGTCCTCTTCATCTTCCTTTGGCCATCTTGAATAAGATTGGGGATAAAATTACAAAGAGTACCATGATCAAGACTTTACTTGAAGATAAGGCGATTGTAAATAATATTGAAAAGATGGATATTCAATTAATGAATGGTAAATTTAGTATTAATTATGACGCGCTAAATAATCATTATCGCAAATTATATCATACCTATTATGATAAAGATGAATCAAATATAGTTTAAACAGTTGAAGATTTGAAATGGGACCTGCCTATTTAAAGGCGTCTTCATTCAAATCTCCCTTCGGGATCTTAGCCTTAAATCTTCATCAGTTTAGAGATGTTCAACTTGAATGTAACTAGGTATGTCTTCTTTGTAGTTTTCTTTTACAAAATGGCAAAAATCTTCATACGAAATCAATGCGCTTTTGTCTTTTTCTTTTGTTTTTGTATTTTTTTTTAGGTTTTTTTTCAGATCTTCTAAAAAACAATGCGCTTCTTGGGAATCACGAATCCGTATTCCTTTCTCTCCATATTCTTGGAAAGGATGGTAATGTAATAATTCTGGAAAATAAAAGGACATAAAGGTCGCCATACTTTTATATTCACTGAATCGATAGTATTTTTTCGACAAAGAAAGAATGATTTCCATCCACGTTTTTCTCTCTTCCTCCTTTTTTTCAAATGGGTGATGAATTTCAAATGGGTGATGAATTTCAAAGGGGTGATGAATGTTTTCAATATAATCAATGAAAGAATGAATCACTTTAGGATGAAAGACAAAATGATGCGGTACAAAGGTTCCTTTGGGTTCTCGAGGATAAATTTCTGGTAATTTTAATAAATTGAAAATGGAATCATTGTATTGCATCTTATTAAAAAAGGATTTTTCTTTTTCTTGTAATAAAGCGAACTGAAAAAAAGGCACCGTGTCGGTTGGATAAATTGGCCATTTTTTCATTGGAATAAGGTCTGAATCCCAAACGACGAAAGGGTCACTTATTTCGGGAATCTTTTTAATTGCTCCTAATTTAAGAATCTGTTGATACCACCATCCAAATTCTCTCGATTGTTCATCTTTGTAGGTATACCATCTGTTTTTAATTTCTTCTTTGGATAGAGAATAGGTGGACTGAAAAAAGGTGTCTTCATCGATAAAACAAAGAAAGGTTTCTGTTCCTATTTTCCAAAGTGGAACACATTTTTTTATTTTATGAATTTCCGGAATGGAAGTGACCATATAAATGGTTCGAGGATGATAAAACTGGATGACCGCTTCCACGCAACTTTGGAAAAGGGGATGATAACGATGAAGTGGTATAAAAAAATCGATTTTTTCATACTCGTTATTCATTGGAATTATTAATATATGGTTTCATTATTATTTCTAAAATAATGGACGAATTGAACGCAGATATATCCTCGAATCCAAATCCCGAACAAAACTTTTATGTTTATATTTTGGAATCGACTAACCATGCAACCTATGTGGGCGCAACCGTTGATTTAGACAGAAGATTGCGACAACATAACAAGGAAATCAAGGGAGGTGCTCACGCAACTTCTGCAAAAGTTGTCAAGGGCGAGACATGGACACGGGTATGTCATGTATCTGGGTTTCCAGATTGGCCGGCGGCATTACAATTTGAATGGCGTTTGAAACAACTTTCTAGAAAACTGCCTTCTAGAATGTTTCCTTTGGAGAGAAGAAAAAAAGCACTTGAGCAATTATTGTTGTTGGAAAGATCGACGACGAAGGCAATTCCTTTCAATGAGTGGCCGAGTCCTCCTCAAGTACACTGGGTAGGGGGACATACGTCCCCCCTACGACCCCCTCATAGCAGTTTGTAATGTTAAGGGCGAGGATTTTTTTGGCGCGCGAGTTTCGACAAAGAAAAAAACAATCATATTATGCGTAGCACAATATGATTGTAGAAATGGTTGTTAATTTTCGCGCCGTGTTATGTAATAATATTCATCCCCGAAGGGCACCCTTCGGGAGGAAGGGGTCATAGGGGAACCCGCCGGGTTCCCTTAAATGTACATACTATACATTGCCGCAGCAAATTTATCTTTTTCATCCACTTTAATCAATTTCTTTACAATATCAGTACTTACCTGGAAAGGAAATTCAACTTTAATTGACATATCTTCTTCAAAAAGATTGGAACCTGGTCTCATTAATCGATACAAATTCAATTTGGTATAAATAATTTCTAAACAGCGTTTTAAATTACGAACTCCATCTTCTTTATTACAGTAATTATCAATAATATAATGAACCGTTTCATCTGGAATGATAATATCCTCTTTATGAAAACAAACTTGTTCACGTATTTTTGGCAATAAATAATCATTCGAAATAATGGTCTTTTGTTTCTTATCATATCCCTTAGTTTGAATACGATACATTCTGTCTTTCAAAATAGGATTGATTTTGCTTTCGTCATTGTAACTGAAAATAAACAAACATTTACTTAAATCGAAATCAATCTCCGCAAAATATTTATCATGAAATTGACTATTTTGAGTAGTATCTGTCAAATGAGTCAAAATACCAGCAATTTCTTCCCCCTTTGGTGTATCACTTATTTTATCCAATTCATCAAAATAAATCACTGGATTCATACATTTGCTATCAATGAGTATTTGAACAATTTTACCCCACATACTACCCTCGTAAGTATAAGAGTGACCTTCTAAGAAACTACTATCGGTTGCCCCACCGAGTGCAATAAACGCAAAAGGACGATTTAATATTTTACTGATTCCTTCTTTTACCAAACTGGTCTTACCAGTACCAGGAGGTCCATTAATGGCAATGGAAGTACCAATCGCCTTTGGATTGGTTACTAATTGACCTAACATTTGCATAATTTGCATTTTTGCATCATTGAGTCCATAAACCGCAGCATCGAGAATGTGTTTGGCATTTTCCATAAAATCATGGCATTTTTCAACACCATCGGAAATATGAATGGGAAGAGTTTTATATTGATCAAAGGGAAGATGCATAAAAGTATCAACCCATGTTTTAATCTTATAATACTCACCACTACCCGGTTCCATATATCTTAAAGAATTGATTTTTTTCATTGCGGCCGCTTTAAAAAGCGGTGGAATGTTTGCTTCTAATAAAGTCATTCGATAAGGTTTTTCTACACGCGTCATTTTATTAATTTCACGCAATTCTTTAATCATTTTTTTTTGTGCGTCCAATTCCAATTTCTCGAAAAAGGTGAAATCATTCATGGTGTTTTTATCACGAATAATACGACGGAAGATACGTGTATGTTTTGCTTTTTGTTTTTTTTCCTTTTTTTCGCATTTTTTCTTAGTATCTTTTACTTCTTGTTCGTAAGCCTCAATGCATTTTTGAATGGATTTATTTTTTTTATTGGTTTCATAAAGTTCCTTTAATTTTACTAAAAATTCATCTTTTTCCTCGGTTAATGCAAGTGCAGAAGTTTCTGTTTCCAAGACATTGGATTCGAGATTTATTTTTAAATTCTTTTCTTTTTCTTTTTCTTTTTCTTTTTCTTTTCCTACATTTTTTTTAGATTTTTTCATAGGTTCTTTATCTTCTTCCTCTTCATTTTCACTGGAAGAATCCGAGGATACGGAAACATCTTCATCTTCGGTTTCTTCGTCATCATCTTCATAGTCTTCCCAATCCTCATCATCCTCGTCATAATCTTCATCTCCTCCAATGGCTAAAATAATATTGACTTTTTCTCTTCTTTTTGAATGTTTCTTTTCATCTTCCTCACTACTTTCATCTTCTTCTGAATCAGAGAGTACTTGTTTTTTTGATTTTTTGGATTTTGAATTTTTTTTTGATTTTTTAACAATGACTTCTTCTTCTTCTTCTTCTTCCTCATCCTCTGAAGAAGAAGAGGAACCAATGGTTTCTTCGTCTTCCTCATCATAATCATCCTCTTCATAATCTTCATAATCATTGTCGTCATCATCCTCTTCGGTTTCAGACTCTTCCTTTTTGAATTTCTTTTTTTCTTGTTTTCCCTTTTTATCTTCTTTTTTATCTTTTTTTTTATCCTCTTTCAATGTTTTTTTCACTTTTTCTCCAGCCCTTATTTTTTCATTCAAATTTTTGGAAGGAAATAATTTGGAAAGAAACTTACGGTATTCGTGCTCATCCATTTCGATTTCTTCTTCGTCTTCAAAATCACTTGAATCATCAAAATCACTACTATCGGATTGATGATTCTGTTTTTTCTTAGAAACTAAATGATCTCTCTTGGTTTCCTTGGATTTCTTATCATTTTTACCATTGGTAGAGGTAGAAGATTTTTTAGAAGTCACGTATTGTTTGTTTTCTTTGGTCATGGTAGATTGAAATGGATCTTATAATAGTATAATATAAGATTCGTTTTAAATTAAAAAAGAAATCAATTTTTTATCCAATTTTTCAGAAAAAAAGTTGCCTAGATCAAATTTATTTCTCTTTGGATAAAATTATTGGATAAACTAAAATTTTTACTATTTTTTATTATATTATATTATTATATTAGAATTCATTTTTTCCAATGAAATTAATAAGTTATGCCACACATAATACTGGATATTTAGATGCACTTAAGATTAGTGCCAAGAATAACCATTTTGATTTGAAAATATTAGGATTTGGAAAAGAATGGATTGGTTTTACACAAAAACTAAATGATATCAAGAACTATTTAAAAACTTTAGATAAAAATGAATTGGTTTGTTTTGTAGATGGGTTTGATTCGATTGTATTGGGTACTTCGAATGAATTGGTTCAAAAATATAAAGAGTTTAAAACGGATCTAGTAATGTTTTCAGCATCAAGAGATAACTTTATTATGAATATTATTTTTGGAAAGATTAATGATAACGATGTAGATAAAGAATACAACCGATTAAATTCTGGATTATATATTGGTTATGTACATAAAATAATAGAGTTATTTGAAAATGTATGTAATTATTATAAATGTACAAATGATAAGGATGATCAAGAATTACTTACTTTGTATTATAACCAATGTAAGAATTGTTTATTGTTAGATACCGACAATATATTATTTTACAATTTGGAATTTGACCAAAATGTCTTATTACTTTATTTAAATGTAGGATTGAAAAAACAAGACGAAGAAAAATTACCTTTAAAAAATAGTTATTATCATTTTGAAAACGGAAGAATCATTGTCAAACATAAGTATATGCCTGTTATTATTCAAGGAAGTGCAAATTCAAATTTAGATAATTTTACAGATGCGTTACATTTGCCACCTAAAATAAAAGAAAATCGTAATTATTTTGAATATTCAACCAAAAAATTTATTGAAAAAATAAAAAATCAATATCCAGTGATGTCTACGATTCTTTTATACTTGATCAAAATTTTTCATCAATTACTTGCTCTTTTTATTTATATTGGTTTTTTTTTTACAAACAATCGAAAGATATTGATGTTTATTATTTTTATGAATATAGTCACTGCAGTACAATGGTATGTATTTGGTAATTGTATCCTCACACCTCTTGAAAATATATTAGAAGATAATAATTTTGTTTATGAAGATGGAACTCAACAAAGTTTTATGGCATATTATCCATCTTTAATTTTTGGTAAAGACTTTATGTTTTATTTTTTCTGTTTTTTGCCGATTATAACGACGAGTATTGCCTTGTATAAAATAAATAAATCTTGTGGTAAAAATAAAGGATAATATAATTTTATTTATAATAATATAATATACAAACAATTATCTATTTAAAAAATAAATGAAACAATATGACATTATTATTATTGGTAGTGGAATGGCTGGACTTTATAGCGCTTATAAAATTAAACAATACGCACCTAAAACAAGATTCTTGATTTTAGAACAATATAAAAAAGAATGGGTGGGAGGACGTGCAAGTAACGAGATGTTTTATGGGACCCGCGTCGTAACGGGGGCAGGAATTGGTCGTTTGGATAAAAATCCGCTTCTCATTCATTTGATGAAACAGTTAAAAATCAAATACAAACCCTATGAATCCATAATGGATTATTCACAGACCGTTCAGCATCCGGTTGATTTGGTAAAGATTATCAAATTCTTGAAAAAAGAATATAAAAACCATCCGGATTCGCAGAATCTTACCTTTGGTGAATTCTCCAAGAAATTTTTGGGTCCCGAACTATATAAAGATTTCCGTATTTCTGCAGGATATACCGATTATGAAAATGCGGATACCAAAGAAACCTTGTATAATTATGGAATGGATGATAATCAAACGGGTTGGACAGCATTGAGTATTCCGTGGAAAGAAATGGTTCTTGCCTTAGGTGAAAAAATTGGATGGGAACATTTTCGATTTTCCCAAAAGGTTACAAAGATTGAGAAAATCCGTGATTCTTCTTTCTTCCAAATTGAAACTGAAAAAGGAGAGAAATATTATACCAATCGGGTTATTTTAGCAACAACCATTCAATCGATTCAGAGACTGGTTCCAGGAGCCAGTGATAAAAATAGTATTTATCAGCAAATTCATGGACAACCCTTTTTGCGTTTGTATGGCAAATTTGATAAAAAATCCGCCTTGATTATGAATGAATACGTGAAACATTATACGAAGGTTCCTGGACCTTTACAAAAAATTATACCTATGAATCCGGAAAAGGGTGTTTATATGATTGCTTATAGTGATAATGCGAATGCCCTGGCATTGAAACCTTACTTGGAAAACACGGAGGAGAATCGCGCGATTTTCTCTCGTTTACTTGAAAAGGCACTTGGAATTTCATTGAATTCTTTGCATTTGATTGCCATCAAGGATTTTTATTGGCCGATTGGAACCCACTACTTTGAACCTTTAGGTAAGGATTCGAGATTTCGCAATCGCGATGAATTTTTAAAAGCGATTCAACATCCGGAGAATGGTTTTTTAGTAGTAGGAGAAGCGGTTTCAAGATACCAAGGGTGGACCGAAGGTGCATTGGAAAGTGTGGAAGCAGTGGTTACGAAAGACTGGGTAGGGGGGTAGGGGGACGGAAGTCCCCCCTTCCTCCCTTCGGGAGGGATACCCCCCTCCTTGTTAAGGGCAAAGGCTATTTTTAATAGTTTTTGGTGCGCTAGTATCTACAAAGAAAAAGACAATAATATTTCGCAAAGCATAATATTATTGTAGATATGGTTGTCTATATCCAGCGCCGAGTTATGCAATTATATCCGTACCCCCGAAGGGCAAAGGGAGGGGTTAAAGGGGAACCGTAGGTTCCCTTTGAGGGGGGGCTTACGCCCCCCTTAACAATAAATAGTATCCATGATATCCAATCACTGCAAATGCCAACATTAAAACAAATTGATAAACGTACATTGGTGTTTTTATACCATTTGCGCCAATGTAAATCAATAAGGGAGCAATAATGAAGATATGGAATAGATTGATCCAAGGATTTTTACCCGCTTTCAATAAAGCATACGTTTTGTATCCGTGATAAAAAAGAATGATGAATCCTAAATAGAATAAAACGGAATACAACCAAGTAGGAATTTTTTGATTCTGGATTCCTACATATAAAAAGAGAGAACCAAAAATGAAAATATGTAATAAATGGATGAGAGTCATTTGATTCATTTTATAATTAGAAAGATATTTTATTTTCTTGAGGTTTTTCTTGTTTTTCTTGTTTTTCTTGTTTTTCTCTTCTTTTTACCTCCAAAAAATCTTTGTTTTTTGGATGTTTTATCATAAGGAGATTGTATTTCTGTAAATTTACGTTTGAATGGATTAACAAAAATTCTTTGTTTTTTAGAAGGTGTATATTGAACGGAAGATTTACGAAAAGGAAAATATACTTCTGTTGAATGACGTTTTAATGGATTCGTATTTTTACCATTGAAAAAATGAAAAGATTCATAGTTATCCAAATAATTTTGTAAATTTTCTTCTGAATAATATTGATTTGTTTGTCCATCCAATAAAATAATATCATTATTCATTGTTTTTTCCATTATCGTAACATGAGGCACACTATTTTTATTTGGCTTAGGATATAAAAAAATAATGGTAGCATTTCCGGGTATTAATTCATTATTTAAGGAGGAATATAAATTTTCAATCGGTTGGATATTCCCCTCTTCTAACTTATAATTTGGTAAAAAATTTTGAATAATTTCACGCATTTTTTCTGATAAAATACCCGTATTTTCTACTTTTCTACTGTAGATTTCTGCTTGTTTTCTTGGTACTATTTTTGTCAAATTTAATGCAGTTGGACCGCAATTTGCAGGATTACATTTTGTTGTAGGAAGAGGAGTCCAGTTGGCAGATTGTTCATCAAAAAATGGACGTTGAAATAAAATAAAATCTTCTTTATCCATTATTTTATATATAAATATATATAATAAATGAAAACAGTGAAATTCAATTATTACAACAAGGAAATAAAACATAAAGGTGGTAAAAAAACGGTTCGTTTAGTTTCCATTAAAAATGGAAAGGGTCATAAAAGTGTAAGTCACTACCATAATGGAAAACATCAAAAAACACATAAAAAGCGAATTTGTCCGCATCATATAACAATGATTAAAAAAGGTAAATTTGTTCCAGGTTTATTTAAGGATTGCCGTCATAATAAAAAAGTATAGAAAATAGAAAATCAATTATTTATATTTAGGAATTGTGCGTTTTCTTTTTGTTTTTTTTGTTTTTTTATGATTTCTTGTTTTCCTTGTTTTCCTTGTTTTCCTTGTTTTTCTCATACCTCCAGATTGTTCTATTTCTTCCAATAATTCTGGATAATGATGCCAAAGAACAATTTCACTTGGTCCTTCTAAATCCTCAATAGAATATTCATCATTTCCTTGTAAATGATTTTCATCAATGATGGTTCCATCATATTCATTACCAAAATATTGTTTCACTAATTCATGATACAGTTTATTCCTTTTACCACCTGAATATTGTTCATCTGGGTCACTATATTTTTTAATCATTGAATTTGGGTCATCAGATTGAATTCTTTTTACAATCATACTACGTACATTCGCATCTCCTATATCTAATAATTTTGGTTCTTTTTTAAACCTGTACTTTCTACTTATGTCACCGTAAGTTGTTCCATAATTTGGAGTCAATGCAAACCATTGAAACCCTTCCATTTCATTTAGAGGAATATATTTTGCAAATTTTTTATAAATAGTGGAATTTTCTCTCATATATTGTAAAATGATTAGATTTTTACAATATAAAATACAAAATATAAAACTTAAATATGAAACTTTAAATATATAAAAATGGAATTCGGGATTGATTTTGAGGATGCAAGTAAATGTTGGAGAGAAAATAAAAAAAGAAAGGAAAATGGAACCTACACGTATAAATGTATGGGATTAACCAAAGAGGGAAAACCTTGCCGAAGAGATGCGATGAAAGGGGTCGGGTTAGAATATTGCAAAATACATCTTTTTGTAAAAAATTGAATTCAAAATGTTTTGAAAACAATCTAAATATAAATATAATAAGAATTATAAGAGATGTACGGCAATCATTTTCATTCCAAAGTTCCAGTTCGTCCTTCAAAAGTCATTGGTATTCAATTTAGTCTTTTATCTCCGGAAGAAATTCGTAAGAGTTCGGTGGCAGAGATCAACAATCGTAATACCTATATGAATAATAAACCGGTGATTGGCGGCTTATTTGACCCGCGTATGGGTGTGTTAGAACCTGGTCTAATCTGTCCAACGGATGGGTTAGACTATATGAAAACACCCGGTTATCACGGTCATATTGAGTTGGCACGTCCGGTGTTTTATATTCAGTACTTGAATACCATTCAAAAAGTATTACGTTGTGTGTGTTTTAAATGTAGTAAATTACTCATTAGTAAAGAAAAATATAAACAGGCACTCAAATTACAGGGGGAGGCGAGATGGAAGTATGCGTTTGCTCTTTGTAATAAGATGGGGCGTTGTGGGGAAGATACGGATGACGGTTGTGGATGTTTACAGCCCACCAAAATTCGTAAAGAAGGTTTAGCCAGTATTTTCGCCGAATGGAAAACGGATAATGAGGGAGGTGAACCGATTGTTATTAAATTGACTCCTGAAATTGTTTTGAAAATATTCAAGCGAATCAGTGATGATGATGTATCTTTTATGGGTTTCAGTCCTTTATGGTCTCGTCCCGATTGGATGATTTGTCAAGTAATGATTGTTCCACCACCTGCGATTCGTCCATCCGTCAAACACGACGCCCAACAGCGTTCGGAGGATGATTTGAGTCATATTTTGGTAAATATTATTAAAACGAACAAGACGTTACAAGAAAAAATACAGGCAAATGCGGCGGCGAATGTGATTGATGATTGGACCATGGTCTTACAATATTATGTCGCTACGCAAGTTGATAATAAAATACCGGGCGTTGCTTCGGTTGCACAACGAAGTGGCCGGCCATTGAAATCGATCAAGGATCGTTTGAATGGAAAGGGAGGGCGTATGCGTGGGAACTTGATGGCGAAACGTGTGGATTTTAGTGCACGTTCGGTGATTACGGCGGACCCAAATATTTCGATTAAAGAATTGGGAATTCCAATGAAAGTGGCGAAGAATATTACAAAACCGGTGGTCGTCAATTCATTGAATAAGAATTTCTTGTTGGCGTTAGTTCGAAACGGTCCAGATGTATACCCAGGTGCAAAAATATTAGATAAGAAGAATGGCGAGTCGATTACTTTACGTTATATTGACCGTGATTCGATTGTCTTGGAAGAAGGAGATATTGTGCATCGACATATGATGGATGGAGACGCGATTCTATTCAATCGTCAACCGACTTTACATCGAATGTCGATGATGTGTCATATTGCGCGAATTATGAAACGTGGAGACACATTTCGTATGAACGTGGCCGATAGACTTTGTGTCGGCAGCAGGAGGCGTTAAAAGCGTGCTACCTCCTAGTGAGTAAATCAATAAATAATTAGGCAAATAATATAAAGAAAAATAATCATAATAATAAAATGGAGGTAACGGATACGAAACCTTTAGAAAAATGTTGTTCAAAATGTGGTATTATAAAAACAGAAAATTTATTTATTACAAACCGTAATATATGCAAGGAATGTAGAAATAAAAAAAGTAGGGAAAAATACAGTTTATTAACAATAAATAATGAAACAGAACAAGAATGTAATGCTTGTTTAAAATCAAAACTGTTATCATTATTTATTAAAAATAAGAAAATATGTATGGAATGTAATAATAATAATAGAAGGACAAAATACGAAACAGATCAAGAACATCGTATTAAATTAATCAAAAAAGCAAGTGAATTCAAACAGAAAAGGATTATCGAAAAACATAAAATAAAAGAAATTGAAATAGGTATTGGCAATAATAAATGTAATTATTGCAATGTAATCAAAATGAAAGAAAGATTTAGACACAATCGTTTGAAATGCAAAGATTGTGAAAGGGATGAACCTATTTCAAGAATAATCCGTAATGTTAGAAGCAGAATTTTTAGTTCTATTAAATACAAATCAAAACGTACAATTGAATATCTTGGTTGTAATTGTTTGGAGTATTTAAAATGGATATTAAATAATAACGAATGTTTTACATTTGAAAATTATGGTAAGGAATGGCATATAGATCACGTTATTCCTTTATCAAAATTTGATATTACAAATGAAGAACAACAATTAATTGCTTTTAATTGGAGAAATACGATGCCTTTGTCTGTTAAAGAAAACTTGTCTAAAAATAATAAAATTCTAATACCACAGATTGAACAACATTATAAAAATTTAATTGAATATCATAGTGAAAACAAACTTGAAATGCCTCAAGTATTTATTGATTTATTTGCGACGTAATCAAATTGCTGGAAGTTCCTTAGAGCCTTTACTACCACCCTTTTATGGAAACATTTAAGGGGAACTCGGTTAATAGCCGAACCCAATGGTAAAAATGTAAAGGATTGGATAATCAGCAGCCAAGTCCCTAACCTCGTTATGGTAAGAGTATGGGAAAGGTTCAGAGAGTAGACGGTTACGGGTCTTAAATGATGGTTTAACCAACCTGATAAGGCACAAGGTGTATTCCGGCCTTACTAGAAATGGTAAGGGTAGGCAAGACAAAGCCTTACAATGCGGATTTTGATGGGGATTAAATGACAAGTCTTGTCCCCAACAGGGAGCGTGAAAAGCGTGCTACTCCCTAGTTTTAAGAGAATCTTCAGGGAACCATAAGTTCCATAGAGGTCCCCTAAAAGCAAAACACCTTGATGCGGGAAACCCCTTTAGAGCCTTCACTACCACTCTTTATTGGAAACGATAAAGAGGAACACGATTAATAGTCGTACCCAATGGTAATAATGTGAAGGATTGGGCAATCCGCAGTGTTACTTTCTAAGGTCGTTTGGCAGACTATGAAAGGCATTCAGAGACTGAACGGGTGTTGGTGAACAATGAAGGATTAGCCATCCGGAGTTTGCTTAAGATACAGTCCGGCCCTTTGGGAAACCTTAGGGAAATCACCGGAGATGAATTTACATATGCCTCAAGACCCAGAATCCGAGGCGGAATTAAGAAATTTAGCAGCAGTACCCTATCAAATTATCAGTCCAGGTAACAACTCGCCCATTATTGGCATTTATCAGGACTCGATGTTAGGTAGTTATCAGTTTACAAGAGAAAATATAAAATTTACACCCCGTGATGCGATGAATATCTTGATGATGTTTAATCGCGTCAATGAACAAGAATTGGCAGAAGCATTGACCGCGAACAATGGTAAAATCAGTAATTTCAATATTTTAACACAAATAATGGCGCCCCTTACTTTAAAATACAAGACAAAAGCATTCAACGACGACAAAGACGACCCTAAAAAATCAAACGCATTCTTGGAAATTATCAATGGAAAATACATTCGTGGACAAATGGATAAGAGCGTATTAGGCGGTGGTACCAAAGGATTATTACATCGAATATGTAATGATTTTGGAAATATGGCCTCCGCCAAATTCATCGATGATTTACAAAACGTGGTGACGGAATATATGAAATCAAGTGCCTTTAGTGTAGGTATTAGTGATTTAATATCCGATTCAAAAACAAATCAATCGATTATTCAAGTCATTACAAATAAAAAAACAGATGTGAAGAATTTAATTGAACAAGTACAAATAGGGGTGTTTGACAATGCCACAGGTAAAACAAATGAAGAAGAATTCGAGACACAAGTGAATAATATTTTGAATCAAGCGTCCTCTGAATCAGGTAAAATCGGATTGAAGAATTTGAGTAAAAACAATCGTTTCGTAACCATGGTAAATGCGGGTTCAAAAGGAAGTGATCTCAATATTTCCTTTATGATTTCTTGTTTGGGTCAACAGAATGTAGATGGAAAACGTATTCCTTATGGATTTGAAAATCGTACCCTTCCACATTTTACCAAGTATGACGATTCACCAGGAGCACGCGGGTTTGTAGAAAGTTCGTATATTAACGGATTGAATCCGCAAGAAATGTTCTTTCACGCGATGGGTGGTCGTGTAGGTCTTATTGATACCGCGGTAAAATCAGTTACTTGGGAAACACCCATTGTTATTATTGAAAATGAAGAACCAGTCTATATTGAAATCGGTAAATGGATTGACGAAAGACTTACAAAAAATCCAGAGAATATTAAACATTTTACAAAAAGACAAATGGAGTTATTAGAAACCGAAAAAGAAAATATATTTATTCCTACTACAGATGAAGACGGTATTATTACGTGGGGAAATATTACTGCAATTACTCGTCACGACCCTGGTACAGAATTATATGAGATTAAAACGTATGGTGGAAGAAATGTGATTGTTACAGAAAGTAAATCCTTATTGATTTGGAATAAGGAGACAAAGAAATTCAAAGAAATGTTAACGCCAGAGATTAAGGTAGGGGATTGTGTTCCAGTGACCGCAGAATTATGTCAACCCCCTGTTGTATTAGAATTTATCGATATGAAAAAGTATTTTGCAAAAGAAGAATTTGTTTATGGTACCGATTTCAACTGTGCTTTGAATGAAATGAAACAATCGATGGAAAATAAAAAGAAGATACCAGAAGGGTGGTGGAATGAGAACAACGGAACAAAATTTACACTTCCTTATAGTAAAAAATCGTCTTTGCAAAGAACAAGTGTTCGTTCAAATTTGTTGAATATCAAAGATGGATACATTTATCCTTATCACGCAAATCGAAAAGAGACTTTTATGCCAGAAAAATTCGCTTTAAATAATGAAAATGGTATTTTCATTGGCTTGTTTTTAGCAGAAGGAAATGCGAATAAAAATGCAGTCACCATTACAAATAACAATGAAAATATTCAAAATTTTGTGAAACAATGGTTTGAAAAATTCGGTATTCATTTTGTACAACGGGAAAAAATCAATCAAATTGGAGGAAAAACGACAACCATCACCGGAAATTGTTCTTTATTATCTAGTTTCTTGACCAAATTGGTTGGTCACGGAGCAGATAAAAAATATGTACCTACTGAGGCTTTTATTGCATCGGAAGAATTTGTCATTGGTTTATTGAATGGCTATTATTCTGGGGATGGAACCATTTCCAAGAATTCGATTGATGTTGGTTCTGCCTCTAAAAGATTGATCGAGGGTATTTCAATGTTATGTTCCAGATTCGGTATTTTTGGAAAAGTATTTCAATCTCAAATGAAATCCAATAATTTAGGAACCAAGAATATCAAACCTACCTATCGAATGTCCATTCGTGCGCAATGGGGACAAATCTTTACAAATAAGATTTCCTTAGTAGAAGAAACCAAAAATACAAAAATGCGTACGATCGTTTGGGGAAATTCTCATCGTAATTTCGATACCTATCATCATACCGTATTGGATAAAATCGTGGAAATTAATATTATTGGTGTAGAAAAACACCCAAAAGTGTATGATTTAACGATTCCTTCTACCTTGAATTTTGGACTTGCCAATGGTCTTCAAGTGCGTGATACTAGTACCACAGGATATATCCAGCGAAGATTAATCAAAGGTTTGGAAGATTTGATGGTAGGGTACGATATGACCATTCGTACAAATAAAAGTAAAATCGTACAATTCTCTTATGGAGATGACGGCATTGATCCAGTGAAAGTAGAAAACCAGATGTTACCCCTTGTAACCATGAGTACTCAAGACATTTATGCGCATTATACCATTCCAGAAGAAACCGGAAAAAACAAGACCTTATCTCAAATCCTTTTGAAAAATACATTGACCAGAAATAAAAAACAACAAGCAAAATGGTTGGAACAAAGTAAGAAAATCATTGATTTCTTTTTGGAAGAACGTACCAATATTATCGACCATGTTTTCAAAAAGAAGGGGGATAGTGTCGTGAATTGTCCAGTAGCATTTATGTATATTATCGGAAATATTCAAGGACAGTTGAATATCAATTCCTCTTCTTTAGTGGATCTTACTTTATTAGAAGCCTTGGAACTTATTGATCAAACCTATGCCATTCTGGAGAAAAATTATTATTCCCCTCCTACCAAATTATTCAAAGTGCTCTATTATTATTATTTATCTCCCAAAGATTTACTTTTAGTAAAACGGTTTAACCGTGCAGCATTGGTGGTTTTGTTAGAAACCATTGTAAGTACTTATAAAAAAGCGATTGTAACACCAGGTGAGATGGTTGGTATGATCGCAGGCCAAAGTGTTGGCGAAACGAGCACACAAATGTCTCTTTTATCCAGTGAGAAAATTAAACTTATGAAAAGAAACAAGGAAAGTCAAGAAGTAGAACACTTATCTGTAGAAATTGGTCCATTCATTGAAAATCTAATCGAACAACTTCCAAACTATACTTTCGATACAGGACACGGAATGAATAGTGTGGAAACACTCTTGGAAAAATTAGAAGATGATTATTATATTGTCGGTGTTACAGAGGAGGAACAAACAAAATGGAACAAGATATCCCATATTTCAAGACACCCAGTGAATGGACAAATGATGAAGGTTACTACAAGAAGCGGAAGGGTCGTGGAAACAACAACAAGTCATTCTCACTTGTTCCGTTCAGAGGAAACTCAAAAAGTAGAAGCAATTGTTGGTGCAAATATGAAGAAAGGAATGAGAATTCCGGTGGCTAGACAAATTGACCAAACCTTTACACAATCAACCATTCAAATCAATGATAAAAATTATAAATTAGATTCTTTATTTGGATGGTTTGTCGGGGCTTATTTAGCAGAAGGAAATATAAATTATCACGAAATTGCCATTACCAATATATCAAATACTTTTATTGAAAAAACCAAAGAATTTGCAAACAGATTTGATAAAGAATGTCGTATCAGTGAAAAAGAAGGAGAATATGGACAAAGTATAAGTACCAAATTTACTTGTAAAGAATTGGCTTGTTTATTATTAGATACGTGTGATACAGGTTCTTTTGTAAAAAAGGTTCCTGATTTTGCCTTCTTAGCACCCTTGGAATTTAAAGCAGCACTTATTCAAGCTTATTTTGATGGCGACGGTAATTTTCAAAATGATAAACAACATCATCAAATTCGAGTTTGTAGTAGAAGTAAACAATTAATTAAGGATATTTCATTATTATTAAATTACTTTGGTATCTTTTCCTCCATCAAAGAAAATCTAATCCGTGGTTCCAATCTTTACAACTTATCAATTTCCGTCAAATATAGTGTTATGTATAAGGAAAAAATCAGTACTGAATTACATAAAGACAAATTAGAAAGTTTGGTTCAATATACAGAAAGAGATGTGAATGTTTCATTAAATGAATATATTGATAAAATCAATGGATTGGGTAAAATCATTGCACATTGCGGAAAAACATTAAATTTACCAGGACAAAGTAGAAATTATGGATGTTATAAAAAGAAAGATACGGTTGGACGTAGAACTTTACAGAAGTATTTGGAAATTTTCAAATCACATCCAGAAGCCTCTTTAATTCAAACAGAATTGTCTATTTTAAAACAAGCAGTCACTGCAACAGTGGTTTGGGATGAAGTCGTAGATATTGAAATTTATACACCAGAACAAACAAAATATGTATATGACTTTACTATTCCAACGAATCAAACTTTTATGACTGACTATGGTGTCATTGTTCATAATACGCTAAACACTTTCCATTTTGCCGGAGTCTCATCGAAATCTAACATCACTCGTGGTGTGCCGCGTATTGAAGAAATATTATCTTTATCAAGTGAGCCCAAAAATCCATCCTTAACTATCTATTTAAGACCAGAAGACCAAACAGAGAAAGATAAGGCGCAATCGATTATGTATATGTTGGAACATACCCCTTTACAAGAAGTCGTTAAATCGATAGAGATTTGTTTTGACCCAGATGATTTGAACACCCTGATTAATGAAGATAAAGATACCATGGAACAATTTAAGGTCTTTGAAAATATGGTAGCAGAATGTGCAGGGATTGATTTATCAAATGACAATAATCAACGTTCCAAATGGGTATTACGTATGGAAATGGATGCAGAAGTAATGTTGGAGAAAAATATTACAATGGACGATATTCATTTTACCTTGAACAATGTGTATGATAAAGAAATCAATTGTGTATTTAGCGATTATAATTCGGATAAGTTGGTTTTTCGTATTCGTATGAATGAAATCATTAAGAATGCTTCTAACAAAGGTGGAACGAAAAAGGTGAAGGCAAGTCCATTGGATCAAAGTGACCAGATTTATTTACTCAAGAATTTCCAAGAACAACTTTTACAAAACATTGTTTTACGTGGTGTAAAGGGTGTGAATAAAGTGATGGTTCGTAAAATCAAAGACAATGTAACGGAACAAAATGGAATTTATAAGAAACAGGATATTATTGTCTTGGATACAGTTGGTTCCAATTTAATGGATGTATTAGCACTGAATTATATTGATAATAATCGTACTTATAGTAATGATATTGTGGAAATGTATAAAACACTCGGAATTGAAGCAGCACGTCAATCGATTTTCAATGAATTAACAGAAGTCATTGAATTTGATGGAACTTATATTAATTACCATAATTACAGTGTATTATGTGATCGTATGACGTATACAAGTAAAATGATTTCGATCTTTCGACACGGTATTAATAATGATAACATTGGACCTATTGCCAAGGCATCGTTTGAAGAAACGCCGGAAATGTTTTTAAAAGCAGCAAGACACGCAGAACTCGATACGTTACGAGGTGTATCCGCCAATGTAATGTGTGGTCAAGAAGGATATTTCGGGACAAGTTCTTTCCAAGTGATAATAGACATTGAGGAAATACAAAAACAGAATGCAGCAGATGAAAATTATCAACCAACGGACGAAGAAGAAGAGATCGAAAAATTCTTTGGACAGACTACAAGTTCCGTTCTAGGCGATCAATGTAGTAATCAGAAATTGGCCATACAAAACAATGTCATTAATATCAAGTCGACGGATATGGGGGAGGGCGATGATGATTATAATCCATTTTAGAGTTATATTTATAAAACTAGAAAGTATAAAAACATTATCAAAATATTATACACCATTGCGCATTTTAAATGTGCAAAGGTGTAAATACCCATAATAATTTCCTTTTCCTTTTTCTTTTCCTTTTTATTTTACAAGATAAAAAGGAAGAAATTTTTGTTATACTTTTTTTCAAAAAGTATATTTTCAAAAAGTATATAATATGACATACATATGTCCATTATGTTCGATTGATCCATTAAATCATTCTTTAACCAAACTTGAAGAAAAAGAGAATGTAGTCTATTATTATACGTGCCCTTCCAAAGCCAAATTGTATTATGATGCAACTAGTATTATTCATCACTATGATGGTGTATTAGGTGAGATTCCTGAAAATAAACAATGGCTTTGGATTTTAGACGGTATTGATTTTAATTTGAATCATCTTATGCAACTAGAAGTTGCAATTGAACTAATAAAACTTATTTCATCCAAATTTAGTAAAAATTTAAAAAAAATAATAATTATTAATCCAACCATTTATCTTTCCTCCATTTATCATCTTATGAATCCTTTTTTAACCGATAAAATAAAATCAATCATTGAAATGAATTATGTGATTAAAAATGCGAACAATATTATTTAAGGTTTCGAGTGATTGATTACAACTTTGCGCATTCGCCCTTCCCTTCGGAAGGGAGCCCACTTTGTGGACGTCCTACCGTAGGTAAGGGGGAGTGGCAAAAGCAACAGTTATCACAGACTTAAAATGTGCGAAGGTGTAAAATCAAAAAAATATAAAAAAATATAAAAAAATATAAAAAAATATAAAAATAATATATGAGTTCAAAACATTATTTTTATGTAACCTTAGTTTTATCCGTAATTGTTCAGTTTCTAACAGGAATGATAGAAATAGTAACTCTTTTTGTAAAAGTGGATACACCTTATATGATAATAAAACAATTATTATTTTTAGAAGTCTCTGTTCAAATTGTAGAAGGATTATTTTATATTTGGTTGCTTTTTAATTTTAATCAGGTATCAAACGTCACACCAAAACGATATATCGATTGGATTATCACAACCCCAACCATGTTAATTACCTTAATTACATATTTAATCTTTTTGAAACATATCGAGAGAGGAGAGGATACCTCAAACTTAACATTATTTAATGTACTATTCGAGAATTCAACTAATATATCCTACATAATATATTTAAATTGGCTAATGTTACTATTTGGATATTTAGGTGAAGCAAAAATAATTAATACGTCAACAAGTGTTGTTTTAGGTTTTGTTCCATTTTTAATATATTATTATACAATTTATGTAAATTATGTAAATCAAAATGAGTTAGGTTTAAAATTATTTTGGTATTTCTTCTTTTTTTGGTCACTTTATGGAATTGTTGCTTTTTTACCTTACTATACTAAAAATACCTTTTATAATATATTGGATTTATTTGCAAAGAATTTTTTTGGTTTATTTTTGACTTATATCATAATCTCAAAAAATTATACATTTACAAATTAAGTTACTTGTTATCGATTTGTAAAAAATAATATGTGGAAGAGGTGTGGATTCAAATCTTTATCCGTATAAAACCAAAAGGATTTTTGCAATACTTTTTTTCAAAAAGGATTTTTGCAATACTTTTTTTTAAAAAGTATATTATATATATATATGAATAAAATAACCATTATTTTTCTTATTGTTTTTATTTTAGAATATGTATATTATTATTTTTATTTATCGAATTGGAAAACAATTTTGGGTAATTCCATTAATATTCAAGAAATACAATTTAATTTAGATAACGAAGATCAATTACGAACCTTAATGACGAATCTATTGAATGAACGCGTAAAAATGCTTGATACGATGTCTTATATCGAATGGGTCGAGTATACAAATAAAAATGTACTTTTAGAATTCCAAGGAAGAAAATATTATTTATACATTTATGAAAAAGATAAGGAAATACATAGACCAAACGTACCTTCTATTTTTATATTACGCGCATCTTATCAAAAAGAACTATTGAATTTAGAATTCTCAGATGAAGTAAAAAAAGTAAATCAAAGATATATTGTATTACAACAATTTCCTACGAATACAAACTTGATCGATTTAATGTATTATATGCAGGAAACAATCAATGGTTGTAATTCTATCAATTATTATTGGGAAGATCCATTTAATAAACGCGCTATTCAAAAAAATGCTTATTTTAAAACATTTAAAAAAAATGAAAATCATAAAACAAATATTACTGGATTAATTGGGATTGGTTATGAAGTAGAAGATTTAGATTATAAGTATAGTGATATTACTTTAAATTATGTAGGTTTACCTTTTGTTATTTTCGTGATTTTTATGATTTTTTTACTGACAAACATTATGTATTATACAATTAATAACCCGTCTTATTTGAGACCCGGAATTATATTTATTATATTAAATGCATTTTTATTGTATCAAATTTCACTTATTGGAACAATCACAGATATTCCACTAGAACAATCAAGAATCGCTGAAATTAATAGTAGTACATTAGGAATGTCATTTTTAGTCGCGGTTAATATTTTCATTATTCAAAGCATTCGAACAAAAAGCAATAATAAAATGTACACGAATTTATATAGTGAATCCATCTTTTTATTTTCCGCTTCTCTTATTTTTTTATTATGTTCCATGTATAAACAATCAAATTATACAGAAGTAAATGGTTTGAGAAAGAGACGTTTACAAAACCAGATATTTTTCAATATGTCTATTTTTATGAATTTTGGTATTTTTATAAACTATTTATTATTTATCACCAAACGTAAAGATATATTTAATATAAATAAATTATTTATAAAATTTACATAAATATACCAAGTTCAGGTCGAGTTATAACCAAGAATCATCCATTATTTGATGAACATTATTCGCATTTCCACGAAATAACATTATCCATATGGAACAATTTCCACTTCCACAAACAATCATATGACATTTTGACATAATAATCGTAATTGCTAAATAATATTTGGAAAAAATATGATTCGAATCTCTAAATACTTTATCTACGGTAGTACTATCCGTTTTATGAATATGTCGAATTTCATCTTTAAAATAAATAGAATCAGGAAATATCTGTAACATTGTCTCAATAAATTCAGTTTCATCGCTTTGAATTAAAAACTGTATTTGTGGATTTGTAATTTTTATTGCATTTGCTTTTTCAATATACTCATTATAATTACATAGTTTTGTTTCGGTAGATTTATCATTCCCTCGATAAAATAACACGCATAAATTATTATAATCAATATTATATTTCGTTTCCATCGTTTGAATGATTTCTTTAATTTGTTTGGATGGAGTAAAATATTTATTTATAAAAGGAAGAATATTCACATAATCTAAATGTTTATAATTTGAGAACTGATAGTATTCTTTATAATCTACTGGATTTTTATAATCTATATTTTCTTTATTTTCTTCATTTTCTTCATTTTCAAAATATTCATATCGAATATCATGATTACAGCCCATTGGTTTATACCAAAAAAAAGTATTCGTAGTGTCTAAAACATCTGGAATTTTTTTATGTTTATTAAAAAATTCAATTGTATGGTGTAAAATAACCGAACAACAACTAAAAAATCCAGCATTTTGCCATATATTTAAAACGACCACCATTTATTTTATATAAAAATAAAAAATATTTTTTATATAAACTTATTGTTTATGCTACTTAACTTAGTTTTATTCATTTATACAAAATGTCTAATAAAATCATAATATAATAATAAGAATATATAAAAACATAAATAATAATAATAATAAGAATATAGAAGATGCATTCTTTTTATCAAATTATAGAGAAAACAATCGAAAATTCAAATGATTCTTTCTATAAAACCGTTTTTTCTTATTTTTCCATAGAAAAAAATATAATAAATATAAAAAATAAATATATTTTTTTACAAGTCATTGAAAAAAATATTTTTTATACCGAAGAAATGAAAAAGAATATCATTTGTATTTTCTCTCAAATTCAAAAAACTTATTTTGCTTTTTCAAAATTGGCATCGCAATATAAATGGAAAAAAGCAAAAATCGTGATTGAAACTGATTTATGTTTAAACCCAATTGAATTAAAAGAAAAGAATGTGATTTGTGTGTTTCATCAAGAAAATCATTATTTTTTTATCGTAAGTGATTTAATTAATATTTTTACAACAGCGTTAACCTATTCGCCTAATTTCTTTTCTTCACCATTAACCATTAAAAACCCTTACAACAATCTTCCTTTTTCAAAATCGAATTTATACAATATTTATTTTACCTTTTTTTTCAAATGTATTCCAATACCGGAAATTATTCAGAAATTTTTCCAATTGGATTTTGATCTAGATTTATTTGAAAAGAAAAATCAAATTTTACTAAGGGAATGTGCCATTTTGAATTATTTAAATAATATCCATGAGGAAGAATTTGTTTCTGATATAAAAACAATGTTGGAATCTTATAATGAAAAACATTATAAAAAAATAGAAATCAATAGGGATTTTCCAAATCAATGTTTAATCCGTATTTTCAAACCTTATTTATTTATGTATTATATTAGTACTCTTTCTTTAGATTACTATAAAAAAATAAATTACAAAGAAGCATTAGAAAAAATGTTGTTTCGTTTTCGTTATTATTTTCCGAAATTTGGTAGAAAAAGAATCAAAGTAAAATCTTTCAAAAATCATTCGAAAATAACCTATGAAAAAATAGTTGAATTTAATGAAGAATGTCCACCTTTTTATTGTAATAAAAATAATAAGTTTTTTTTATCGAGTCACTTGGGATTAATGAAAACACACGATATCGAGGAATTATTATCCGACGAAGAATTTATCATTCATTGCAATGAAATGGAAAAAGACAGAATCTCTGTCAGACTCCAAATAAGAAATAATCGTAGAATCATCGAAGATTCGGAAGACGAATCGGTAACTTCCTATGATTCAACCAATGAATCAGAAGAGAATAATATCTTTGTGTAAACCGATGAAGATTTTAAATGGGACAATCCTCCCTAAGAGGATTGCCTTTCAACTGATTTATCGGTAACGGTTGTCCTTTCACATCTTGTGTCCCATTATAAATATTCAAGGGTGTAAATCTTCAAGGGTGTAAAATTTCATCATGCATCCAAATCATTTCTTGTAAATTTTGTCAAGAAATCTTCAATCGTTCGTGGATATTCTATGGATTTTTGTAATTCTCCATAGAGTTCTGTTTCTTTATTCAATGAATCCATAGGAATCAATAGTTGATTTGTATCTGTTAAAACAAAACGATTAATCGGCGGTTTATTAACAGGTGTTTTTTTTGTAATAGGAGGAGTAACAATGAAAATAAATTCGGTTGACTCCTTACTTTGATATCCCACCATTATTTTAGAAGTTTGATTTGTTTCCAACAATTTATACGTACACATAAAAATCGTAGGAAGTTTGTATTTTTGAACAAGGAGCCATAAATCAAACAAAGAGAGAAAATAGGCATCATTCATAATCATATTTTCAAAAGTCATGGTTCCTTGGAGTACTTGATTACATAAATTTTCTTTCCTTTCGATTTTCAATAAGTCTACGATTTTGGTTTGAAATTGCGGAAGATAAGATTGATAAGATTCGAATAAATCTTCTTTGATTTCATACACTGTTTTCACCCGATTGTATACTTTGAGAATAACAATGATGATATCATAAGAACATGCAATACTGCTATTTTTATATTTGAAATCTTTATAATTGATTGGAAATAGTTGATTACGTTTTTTATCAAAGATGGGTTTTTCTATTTCATCTTTGCAAGAATTTGTCATATTTATTTTATCTTGTATTGCCTTTTCTTGATTGTCTTTTTCTTTTATTTCAATGATGGTTTGTTCTTGTTCTTGTTCTTCTTGTTCTTCTTGTTCTTCTTGTTCTTCTTGTTCTTCTTGTTCTTCTTGTTCTTCTTGTTCTTCTTGTTCTTCTTGTTCTTGTTCTTGTTCTTCTATTATTTCTCCAATTTCCTTTTGTTCTTGAAGTATTGCATTCGGTTTTTCTAGAGTTGCTTCCAAATCTACCTTTTTAGTAAAAGGAATGATTTCTTTGTCTTCTTCTAAGAAAATCGTTTTTGGTTTGAATTCTCTCATTTCTCCAGGCTTCATCATCACCTTTAACGTTTCCATATTTACTTCATTTTCATATAAAGGATGAATTAATGGTTTTACTTCATCATAAGAATTATTTTTGACATAAGGATTCATTTTCGTCGGTATTAAACGATTAAAATACTCTTGTGTAATCATGGATTCAATTAAGATCATCTCATTATCTTTCAAATGATATTTTACTTGATTATTTCCAAAAGATAGATAGGTTTGTGGTTGGAACATAAAATTCTGGATACGTGTATATCTCGTCAATTCATCTGACATTCTTCGATAATAAATATACTCATTCTTTTCTTGATTAATCAGGTTTTTCTTGGGTAAAATCAATTGACAAATACTTTTTCCTTCTTTTTCAATAATGGCACATACATTGGAAGCGGAACATTTATCCGCATTTTTAACAATACAAGTAGAAACTTCCTTCATGATTTTATAATATTTTTCATCTCCAATAAAAAGCACTTTGTCATCCACGACCTCTTTCAATATTTCGGTTATTTTTTGTAGTTTTGTTAGATACAATAAAGTTTCGTTTTTCAAGATTCCTTCCAATTCTTCTCTCTTTTTACTGTTTTCATAATCATTCAATAAAATACGAATTGTGTTTCGAAATACATTATAAAAATTTGATTCCATACGAATTTTTTGTATCATTTCAACACGTTCTTCATCTTCTTCTTTTTTGGTCGTGGTCTCCATATCTGCCAAAATCATATTATTTCCTTGGAGTGAGGTTTTTAATCGAATATCCCGGGGGATATCGATTTTTTGGATCGGTGGATTAACTTGAATAAATTGATTGGTTTCAGTAAGTATACCCACAATCAGTTCATCTTCCATTACATTAATAATCGGTTTACAAGGTATTTGATGTTCACTTTTTTCGTTTAATTCTAGTAGAGTTGTTACTGTTTCTTCGTAAGATTTCCAAATGGTAGGTTCATTCATAAAAATCATTTTTTCTTTTTCTACTGTTTTTGAAGAATTCTCCAAAGAGGAAGGATAACAAGGAACCATGATTTCATTTGAGTCAATGGAAACGATAACACCTATGATTTTATTATTGAAATTAAATACATATTTTAGAATGGAAACATCCATCTTTTTCAGCATTTTTTTTAAACTAGAAAGGGGGATCGCTTGTTGGAAAAAATAACGATTCGGTAAACTTTCTTCAGGTTTACATATGGTATTCATTAGGGGGTAAATAATATCATTTAATACTTTTTTGATATTTGTATATTTTGTATCCCCGTAAAAAAAACGGTCAATAGATATATTTTCCTTACTTAATCTCAAGTAAGAATAGATGGGCTCATAGAAATCTTCTTTTTTCATTAATATTAATGTACCTATTTTTGGATGAAATGGTTCGCTTGTGTAATGATTGGTAGGACAAATAATTTCTATATTTTGAGTAATATCATTATCTGGTATTTCAAGAATGACCAAATTGAATCCGTAATGATAGATTTCTTTCGACGGTATATTACGGTCTTTTAGAAAGGTTTTGGGTTGTGTCACCATATCCCATAAATAAGTATGGTCAATGACAATCTTATCGTTTTTTAAAAAATCAATGAAATTCAAGAAAGAACAAGCAACTTTTTCATAATAAAGAATCGCGTCTTCATTCAAAGAATGAGAAGAAGAATAAACGAGAGAAGATAGTTTGGACTGGGTTGATTTGGGTGATTTTATAAATTCGTTGATTCTTTCATTCGGGATCGTTGCATCATAAAAATCATTGACTAAATTTCCATTTTGGTAATTGATAAAATGGTCGATGGATAAATTCTCAACCATTATTTTTTTAAATTCTTGGATCGATATTTTCTTGGAACTCGCATAAAAATATGCGTCGGCGATACAGGCCAAAAAGGATTGTTTTGAACTGGTTTCAACACCATGACGTAAAAAACACGGATTTCCAGAACCAGATTTACACGTTTCACCACTCACATTTAAAAATTGTTGCAGTTGCATTTGTAAATAACCCCAACGACCATTGGAGAGAGGAAATTTCTCCATTCCAATAATGTATTCATCTTCTTTTTCTTTTTCACCCTCTTTTTCACCCTCGCTATCATTCTTTGCTTGGCATTTTGTTACTGCTTCTAACCGTTTACGAGTATTTAAATCAAAACAACAAGGTAAACAATAACCATCTGGATGTTTATCTACTTGGTATCCAGGAAATCTTTTGAAATCTTTTTTATCTTGATTATTATAAAATTCATATACATAATGTCCAGGAATGACTCTTTTTGCATCGGACGGTAGAATTTTTCCACACGTAGGATGAACCAATATTTCTTTTCCGTTTTCCGTTCTCTTTACAAAATCTTTGGGATCTAAAACAGTATTGTTTTTTAAACACCAGTATCTAGGACAGATATAATTGAATTTTTTATTTGGATTGGATCCGTAAGTAATGACATCTTCTTTTCTTAAAAAACCGGGATGTTCTTCATTGATTTTTTTCAACTCTTCATCGGTTAAAATAACGGGTTGTCTTTTCTTACTTGATAAACAAGTACGAGAATACGAATTATATCTACCTGTATCTGCTTTAAGAATAAGAGCAGGGTCGCGTTGTGAAATTCTTTCTTGAAAGAAATAAGGATTATTTAAAGTCATACCGTCGATATTTTTAATGGTATTTTTATACGCAGTATTTGTATTGGTTTCTTGAATGTTTTCTACTTCTAAAAGTTTATCTTCAACTTCGTCTTCATCTGGATAATCTAATTCGTTTGGTATGGTTACACCATTATAGGTATCATTTTTCTTTTTTTTAGAAACACCTCCTTTAAAATCTTCTTCTTCTTCTTCTTCTTCATCGTCGTCGTCATTCCCAAAAAACAAATCCATTGCATTTTGTATTTTTTCTTGTTCCAAATCTTCATCGATTGTTTCTTCTACTTTTTCCTCTTCTTGAGAAGGAACAAGACGTTCTTTAATGACTAAATTCGATATTTGAATTTCTTTTTCTTTTTCTTTTTCTTTTTCTTTATTTTCTTCTCTCGATTCTTTTGCTTTGAAAATACGTAAAGAACATAAATGGTCAATTGTTTGTTCAGGATACTTTGTACTATTCTTATCTTGGGTAATTCTTATCACCGAGTCCAAGAAAATAGGAACCGTCGTTAAATAATGGATATCATTGATATTTTCCATGGTAACGGTAAGAATGGCACTTTTTTTAATGACTGAAAAAATCGTCTTAAATCCAGGATTATTCTTGATTTTCATATCCGTCTTTTTTCTACCTTTTTCTACACTCAATTCACCCACCACACGTGCAAATAATTCGGTGGCTTCTGTTCGATTCAAATCTTCAGCATAATTTTCCAGTAAAGCCAAAATAATCTCCTCTTTGTTGAATCCAAAATCATTGATTTTTTCAATAATAAAGGCTTCTTGACTGGTTGTTTTATTGAAATTGGCGACGCGTTTAAATCGCAATTGTGTCTTGACTTCATTTTCTCTCTTTGTATTAGATACAGATGTTTTCTTTTTTCCTTTGGTCTCGCTTATTTCTTCAATGAAGATGGTAGACAAACAAGTAAGACTACTTAAATTCAACTCATTCTGAATTTCTAGTTGTAATTCGTAATTCAAATATTTGATTTCTACATTTTCATCATATAAACTATGAAAGGCAGGAATTTGATAACCGTTTTGTTGTAAGAAATCTCGAATATCATCCAATAACGGATTGATGGAATTCTGTAACATTTCATCCACAATGTCTTCTCGAATCACTTTTTTGAATTCAGAGACAATGACAATATCTCCATTTTCCATAAATTCACATATAAAAGAAAAAGGTTCTTTTTCTTTGGTTTTGACTTCCAAATAAACGGCTACCGTTTTTGTTTTTCCAATCGTTTTGGTTAATTTAATAATTTCCGCCTTATTCAAAAAAGGGATTTTTTGACCTTCGGTAGAAATTTGGTCCGTATAAAGCCGATATAAATTTTCTTGACGTAATGCCGGGTTATATTTAATGAGTGGATTTTTTTCCGTCGCATGAATCAACTTAAAAATAACATCCAATGGCATTTTTACGGAAAAATCCGGATGAATAATGATTTTCATCGAACGAATTCCTCTGGATAAATAAGGTAATTCTTCTTTTCTCTCTTTGTAAATATCATAAAACATATTGACTACTTTATAACTTTCAAGATTGATCCGTTTTAATGCTTCTTTATTTCCTTCCAACAATTCTTGGGATTTTTCGGCTAACGAAGACAAATCACGAATATTTTGAGAATATAATACTGGGAAATAGATTTTGCTTGTAACATCTAGAGTGAAACCTTTTTCTTCAGCGTTTTTAAAAACATCTTTCGCTAAACATAGATAAATGGTATTATTTGTAATTTCGGTTCCCGTATTAAATAAAAGATAGGAATTCAATCCGACGATCGATTTTCTGGATGTTTTTTCATAAAGGTAATCATAATTTTGTTGGACATTATAAGGATTATGAATAAATGGATATTCGCCACTGACAAAATAGTATTTTTGTCCTAAAATCTTATCGACCTCAAATGAGGATTGGTCAAGTTTTAAAGCGAACAAATCGTCATAATCATAGACTTTTTTTACAGGAACTTCGATGGATGGATGAAGATTCAAAAGAAAGGTTTCAAGACGGTTTTTACTCAATTCTACTCTTTTATTACGCGTCAATGATTCATAGATTTCAGCAGTGTTTAATTTTTCTCTCTTTTGACAGAAAAGATACATTTCGGGAATGGAAAAAGAAAGGTTTTTCTTACTACATTCTTTGAGAATTTTTGTTTTAATGGTTGAAATAGAGTCGTCACGATGAATTTGAGATTGGACAAAAGAAATGGGAGTATGATTCTCTCGAATTTGGATGAGTTCCTCTGGATGAAAACATTTTTCATATAAATCGGATTCGTTTGAATTCTCTCCATAAAATACATAAATCGAATCGGTTTCGTTGTTTTTCAAATAGTGAACTTTGTAAATCGATGGAATGTTCATTTTTAGTTAATACAATGAATATATATTATACCTTTTTAAAAAAGATATAATAAAAACAAAAAAAACAAATTCCTATCCACCACGTAATCTTAAAACGAGGTGTAAAGTAGATTCTTTTTGAATGTTATAATCCGTTAAAGAACGCCCGTCTTCTAACTGTTTTCCTGCAAAAATGAGTCGTTGTTGGTCAGGCGGAATACCTTCTTTATCCTGTATTTTTTGTTTAATTGCTTCAATGGTATCGCTTGGTTCGACTTCTAAAGTTATTGTTTTTCCGGTAAGGGTTTTTACAAAAATTTGCATCTAATCAATAAATAGATATCTATTATATGATTGCGAGATCTTTTTAAATCCCTTTCCACTTTTGAAAAAGTGGAGCAAAACTGCCCTTTGGGGATAGATATTATTACATAATTTGGCGCGGGACCTACAACAATCTCTACAATGATATTATGCTTTGCACAATATGATTGTTCATTACTTTGTAGAAACTCGCGCGCCAAAAATACAATGATGGGGGTCTCTCTCCTTATGGGTGTCCCCCTGTAGAGGAGGGATCATAAGGGAACCTAGGTTCCCTTAAAGTAAGTCATAATAAGGATTGTCATTAATCGTCATTCCACAATACTCTTTCGGTTTTTTCTTATAATCCACTGGATTGTAAATACCCGCTTCTTTGGCATTCGTCAATAAAAACTTGAAATTCTCCCAGAATTCCTGTTTATGTCCAACGGATTTGGTCATAATATGCGACAATTCGTGAATGGCGACAAATGTAAGCGTATTTAAATCAATCAAATCATCATCGACTTTATTCTTATTAAGACAAAAAGCGATTTTCTCTCCTTTGTTTTCACTATAAGCAGTCAATTCACTTGTAGGAAGTGTTTCCATTATTTTTTGTGGATTAAATCCCTTTACTAAACGTTTGGCACGGTCGTCCTCGGGAAATTTTTCACCCATATATTGAACCAATTCTTTGCAACGTTGAGTAACGGAGGCCAATAAATTGGCTGCAGGTTCCAACTTGGTTCGGTCTCTTACACAATAACGATTCCCGTCTTTGGAAGCGATAACGCATTTTAATTGAAAAGTGTCGCTTTCATAATAGATTTTCAGACAAATCAATAGAACAAATCCTACTAAAATATAAAAAAAGATATTTTGCTTGAATTGCATTTTTTATGGAATCTTATATTATTTGACTATTTTAATTATTACCAAAAACAAAAACAAAAACCAAAAACAAAAACAAAAACCAAAAACAAAAACAAAAACCAAAAACAAAAACAAAAAACAAAAACAAAAAAAAAATATAAATAGAAAACCATAAATTTATAAAATATGAAATCGATTTTTAAAAAAATGGTTTGTGGTTGTGTAATCAATGCGGATATTCATAACGGTTTTTCTTATGCAGTAATACGATGCATAACCGGAAAAGGATGTGGTCTTTGTACACAAGAACAAAGAGAAGAAACAATCAATCGTATGTGGTTAACCGAAACCGAAAAATATGTTTGGGAAGATTTAATCAAATGTTATGGATGGTCAAGGGAGAATGACAAAAAAAACGAGAACATCGATATAACTCACCATATTGAAAAAATGGAGAGAGAAGACCAAATTAATGAACTTTGGAATCGTCATTGTGGAGAGAAAATTACGAGAAGCGTTACTTCGAATGAGATTGATTAAAATAATAAACGAATGTATAAACAATATAAAGATAATCCGATAAAATCAAGTAAATGTGTTCCATTCAAATAAAAAGAAGAGATTTTTCTTTTCATTTAAAAAATTATACACAAGAAGAATATGATATTTTATTAAATATTGATTGTAGATATATAGTTTTAGGTAAAGAAATAGATGATGAAAAGAATCGTAAATTACAGGGATATATTTATTTTCAATGTCCAAAGACATTTCAATCAGTAAAAAAAGTTATTCCAAGAGTAGAAACAAATGACCTGCAAAAAACACCTAAATTAAATTATCAATTTTGTTCGAAACAAAATCAATTTGAAGAAAGGGGAAAATTACCGAATAATCGAGGCGAAAAAAAAGATAATAGTATGCTAGGTAAAGTGGTTTATCGTCCAAAAAATACAAATGACTCTTTTGCAAGCCACGAAAAAGCAAAATTTTGGAGTTCCATCAATGAATTAAAACCCGAAGAAGTTTTTTTAAATTCTCATAAGAGTTATTGGTTTGATTGTCAACAGTGTAATCATAGTTATGAATCTATTTTAAATAATATTAATAGTAATAATTCAGGATGTCCTTATTGTTACAATCGCAAAATTTGTGTAAAAGAAGAATGTAAATCTTGTTTTGAAAAATCATTCGCTTCACACGAAAAATCTTGTTTCTGGTCGAATAAAAATATTTTAAATCCAAATCAAGTATTTAAAGGAAGTCCAAAAAAATATTACTTTAACTGTGATAAATGTAAGCATGAATTATTTATTAGTCTAAAACAAATATCTTGTCAAGGACATTGGTGTTCTTATTGTAGTCATCAAAAATTATGTGAAAATAATAATTGTGAATTTTGTTTTAATAATTCATTTGCGTCTATAGAAAGAAGCAAATATCTAGACAATAATAATATTAAACCTAGAACATTGTTTAAAAGTACGAATAAAATATTTGATTTTAATTGTGATTTATGTAATATTGTATTTAAATGTCAGTTATCAGATGTAACAAAAGGGGTATGGTGTCCATTTTGTGTAAATAAAACTGAGAAAATTTTATTTAATAAATTGAATGAAAAATATATATTTTTAAAATCTCAATATAAAGTTGATTGGTGTAAAAATATAAATTATTTGCCTTTTGATTTTGTGATTGAAGAGAGAAAAATAATTATTGAACTTGATGGAAAACAACATTTTGACCAAATTAAAAATTGGGTATCACCAGAAAAAACAAGAATAAATGATTTATATAAAATGAAATGTGCTAATGACAATGGATTTTCTATAATAAGAATTTTACAAAAAGATGTTTATAAAAATAAATATGACTGGTTAAATGAATTAATTTCTAACATTGAAAAAATTACGAAAGAAGATAGAGTTCAAAATATTTATATGTGTAAAAATAATGAATATAAAGATTTTGATTGAATAAATTACTTTTTATTTAAGGATTTCCTTGGCCAATTTGAAGAGGCGGTCGCATGAAGTCGGGGGTTATCGTGGATTGATTCCAAGGACCGACATATAATTGTGGGTTAGGAGGTTCACTACGGATTTGTAAGTTGGCATTTCTCAAAGTTTGACCGATGGTATCAATACCAATATGGTAACCCGCTTTTAACAAATTCACATTTGCTAATTCGCCTTTACCACTTGGATTTAATTGAGCCCATTGACTATTGGTATCCTTAGGTAAAAGTTCGGCAGGATTTTGAATATTTGTTTGGGAACAGGTAGAAGGAAGACCAGGAGAAGTTGTTTGCACACCTTTGGCAGAAGCAAATACTTCATTTTGACCTAATGGTTCAGATGGTTGAACATTTCCTCCACTATTACCTTCTGCTAAACTTAAATCTTGACTGCTTGGATTTCTGTATTGTCCTTGCATGGATTGATTTGATTCATACCCATAACTTCCCTTGGAACTTAAATAATTCGCAAATAAACTAATGACATAGGCGATGATTAATAAACCAATAATTGCACCAATACCATAATCATTCCACATCTTTTTTAAGGAGATACTCATTATATAAAATGAAGGATAAAATAATTTTAAAAATACATATTAAAAATATTTATTTTTACTAAAGAATGAAAACCAAAAACTTGGATTTTTCCAAAAAAAGAATAGAAATCGAAATTTATAATTTTTGTTCTTTTTCTATAAAATTGTTCTACATCCTTCAAGATTTATAATGGGACAATTTATCTGTCCCATTATAAATTTAAGGGTAACTGTTAGAGATCCCGAAGGGAGAGTTGAATGGAGACGCCTCTAAAGAGGCGTGTCCCATTTCAAATCTTCATCGGTCTAAAAATCATCCATTTCATTTTCAGTGAAATATTCCATTTCGGTATCAAAATTGTCATCGTCGCTATCATCCAAATTTTCCAACATATACGTTTTTTTAATATTCTTTGCTTCTAAATAAGCAATAAGCGCTGTTTTTTTGGCTTCTTTTGCTTTTTTCCTGGCTTGTTTATACAAATCATAATATACTTCATTGGGTTTCTTTAAAGTAATCGGATCCATCGTCGGTTCGATTGAAATTTGGAATTCCTTTAAATCATCATTATTTTCATCGAATGGTTCCATTTCCTTTTCCTTTTCTTCTCTTTTATCATGTTTATCATGTTTTTCTTTTTCTTCTTTTTTTTCTTTTTCTTCTTTTTTTCCATTTTCCATTATTTCTTCTTCTAAAGGATTCGTATCAACATTTAATGTAAAAGGGTCAAATGGTTGAAGTTCCTCAAGATTATCATTGTTTGTTTTATTATTCAGAATCGGTTCATGGTTATTTATTTCTTTTGTTTCTTTTGTTTCTTTTGTTTCTTTTATTTCTTTTATTTCTTTTTCAAAGGGATGACTGATATTTTTATTTTTTTTTATTAAACAATTGTCAAAAATCGGTTCATTTAAAACCATCATTTGTTTCAATTCAATCTCAATTTGAAAATTGCGATTGGTAAATTTGATTCCCTGAATTTCTAAAATAGAAATAATGTTGGTTTCTGGCTGAATATCTTGAATTCCTAAAGGTATTTCATTTTCATCATATATTTTAACAGTAGGTTCACTAGTCGTATGATTTGTCTTGATATTTACACGTAATAAATAATATTTTCCAGACTTATAAACACGTATCGGTGAATTAAAAGCGGTTTCAATATCATTCATTTCTAAACTTGTTTGAAACCAAGAATCGGATTTTGAATAAATCAGTTTCTGACATGTTTCTTCTAAATTCTCAAACCATTGAATTAAACCTTCTGAATTCTTATCAAACATTAAGTCACAATAATATTTTTTACCAGTTTTTACAATACCTTGTCTCGTAAGACTTTTTGTACACTGAATATAAAGTGGTTTATTATTAAACTGTATTTTCGTAAAATAAGCACCACCTTGAATCCCACTAGGGATGGTTAATGATAATTTAGAAAATGGAAAATCTTCGTTTGGTTCAATGATATTATCCATAAAATATTTTTATTTAATCTATTTAACAATAGATAGAAAGTTTTAAATACATTCATAACGAATTATTATTTTATTTTGATTAAAATAGAATAAAATAAATTTTAGATATATTATTCACGATGAAAGAAGGAACTTTGGTCCAACAATGTTTAGATATGTTGAAAAAGGAAGATATTCAAAAAGAGTTGAAATTATTATTTAAACCTGTTTCTGATTTTATTTTTTATGAGATTTACCCATATGTTTATATGATTTTAATTGTCGTTTTTATTCTTTTTATTATGATTTTATCCATTTTAATTCTTTTAATTTTACTTTTACGTAATAAAAATAATATACATACTTTATAAATTCTTTTCTTTTCTTTTCTTTTTTTCTTTTATTTTCTTTCATTATTATATAAATGAAATATTCTGCAGGTAAAAAACATAGAAGTAATAAACGTAAATCAAGTCGCGGTGGTTATTCAAGTGCTGCATCTTATGAACAATCGATTCTTGGAAATCAAAATCAACAATACGCTAGAGTATTTGATATTGGAGGACCAAATAATAGTCAATCCAATGCGATTATGGCAAATGAAAGTTCAGGCTCCTTAGGATATTTACCATACCAACGTGCAGGAAAAAAAAGTCGTAGAAAAGGTACTCGTAAAAGTACTCGTCGTCATAAAAAAGGAGGATTTTTAGGAAGTCTTATTAATCAAGCAATTGTTCCTTTTGGTTTAGTAGGATTAAACCAATATTACGGAAAAAGACGTGGTACTAAAACACGTAAAATGCGAAAACATTAAACATATAAAGATTTACTGTGATAATTCGCCTAACAATCAAGAAGAGGATTTTCAATAGAAATAATTTCTTTACTTCCCAATTTTTTTTCTGTTTGGTGTAATCTTTCAGAATATTTATTTTTAGGGTCGTTGTTTTCTATATCATTATATCTAGTATGAATATCTTTATCTATACTTCTTATAACTGCCATATCGTCTCTTGGTAATTTAATTTTTCTATTTATATATGTCTCTTCCGATTGATATATATAATGCGCAATATAAGCAGATACTTGTGAATATTCACAATGGATAGGATTGAATGATAAAGTACGAGGATTCATTAGTTGATTATTTAAATTAAATAACTTATTTGAATTTTTCATTGAATAATAATGAGGATTTGCTGTGCGAATAACCTCATTTGGACGAACAAATGTTTTTACGTGCTGGTCTAGTTTTTTTTCTGATTTTGTATAATTATCGAATATTAACCCTTTGGGTTCTTTAATATGATCATTTGTGCCAAACATAAGCCAATTTAATGCTAATGAATGTGCATGATGATATTTTTGTAACATTTCTTTTACTCCTTTGAAATCATTTAGAATAATAAATTCATCGGCATCTAAATAAATAAACCAATCTGCCTTATGTATCTTGGCAATTTTTAATGCTTCATTCATTAAATACATTTTTACGGGATTCGGCATGTTACACCGAATAATGGTAACGTTACGTTCAAAAGGTACAATCGGTGGTTGAGATTGATGGTCAAAAATAAAGACATGATCGAATCCAATAAATAAATGATGAAATGCCCATTCTTTGATATGTTTTTCGTTACGTGCATTTGTAAATAAAAATACTTTTTTGGTTGGAGGATAAAGTAAAACCGGAACATCTATTTTTTTGGGCTTTTTATGTAAATTGATTTGAAACATAATAATAATATATGACTGAATATTATAATTTAAAGAATTAAATTCAAAAGAATGAATCAAACTCCAACCAAACAATTCGAGACAAATATTCAAAAATGGGTTGCCATTGATAATCAATTGAAAATCATCCAAGAGAAAACAAAAGAATTGAGAGAACAAAAGAATCAAATCGGGAAAAACATTCAAGAATATACTGTTCAAAATAATCTCTCTAATTCAACGATTCAAATAAGCGATGGGAAATTAAAATGTGTAAACACAAATGTTGCTGCCCCACTTAGTTATAAATTTATTGAAAAATCTTTAGGCGAAATCATTAAGAATGAAAATCAAGTAAAGCAAATTATGAATTACTTGAAAGAAAAGAGAGAAATCAAAATTGTACCAGAAATTAAGCGTATCTACAACAATTAATTATTCAATCAACTATTTTGATACATCGTAATATATTTATATAAAGTTATATAAATATATAAAATAGATATAAAATTAGATATGAATGAAGATGATTTTGTTTATTATAAAGATGAAAATGATAAAGTATATAGTGGCGGATTTAGTGTGAATTCATTGGCATTGAAAGGTGGATTGTCTCCTTTTACACCTTTGTCATCATTCAATCGCCTATCCGAAGGAATGGATAATTTAGATACGAAAAGTCTTAATGGTGGAGGAGGTGAAAATGATACCGAATTTAGTCAGCAATTTAAAAATCATATTGTTCCATCTTTTCTACATTATCAATTAGCAGGTGATAATGATAATTACACTGAAAAAATGGCGGATTTATTAAATACCTATCATGAAGAACAACAAAAAGGTGGTGATTTATTTGATCAATTGAATGAATTTGAACATTTTTTGGGTTTATCTGTAATGAACAAAAAAAATAAGAAATTTACTAGAAAAGGTAGAAATTTGATAAATAAAAAAAATACATCTACCAAAAATACAAAAAAAAATAGAAAATAGTATTGATATACTTTAATATTCCATTGAATGTATTTTCCATTGTTTGAACCTTATTCATTAGAAGATTCAATGATTGAAAACATAGATATAGATACAAATAATACAAATGATGTATGTATTATTTGCTTAGAACCAAATGATATTATCAAAATCAAAAAAAAATATGAGAAATATAATCAATGTGAATGCAATTATTATATTCATTTCGATTGTTTGGAACAATGGAAAAATATTAAAAACAAATGTCCGATTTGCCGTTCTAATTTTCTTGAGATACAAGAAGAAGAAGAAGAATATCAAGAATATCAAGAATATCAAGAATGTTATTATTTAAATGTTTTGAAATTCATATTTGAAGATTATGAATTTAATCATAGAAACATATCTTTATTAATGATTCGTTGTTGTGTGAAATCCATTATTTTAGTAGCATTATTTACAAACCTTCTTTTTTTGGTCCTTATTTTTAATTTTATTTTTTACCTTCTTTAATGATTTGAACATTTAAGGAGTCAACTGGAGTTAAAAATTACCTACCAGTCCATATTTTGATTATAGGTAAATGTCTAAACTCTTCAATGGCGTGAAATGAAATTCCCCAAGGACAGTAATTATATATCTCTCCAAATAATACATTTTTTTTAAAATTGTGTTTTTGTAATAAACAAGCAATGACTCTTTCAAAAGAACAACGATTATATCTAGTTAATACACAATCTAATAATTTGCTTAAATCATATTTATTATTAACTGATTGTAAAAAATCATAATTAATAATTGACATTCCACCAAAACAACCCGTCCACAATGATTTATTTTGATGAAAATTTAATAAATCTGTATCATTAAATAAATTTATCATTTTGGTTTCATCTTCTACGTTATCCCATTCATGAGTATTAAATTCCCATATCATTGTATATGCATCAACATTAAAGTCAATATATTGATTTATAAATACTGAATCGTGTAGTATTACAGCAGTATCAAATAATTTATTATGTAAATAATAATAATATGGTAATAATTCACCTCTTCCAGGGAATTCACTGTTTATAATGGTTGTTTTGTATAAATTTTCATTTGTTATGCATTCATAATTACTATTATCATCAATAATAAGTATTAAATTTTCTGGGTAATATTTTCGAATCGATTCATAACAATAAATCCAATATTTATTTGTTAATTCGCTATTTACGTGTCTTAATATAATAAAACCTAAAGAATTCATATAAATATATTATTTATATTTATATATTTATTTATTTATATTTGTAAACGAAACGAAACAAAAGAAAACGAAAGAAAACAAAACAAAACAAATTATATTTTTGACCAAGTATCATAATTAAATGGAGCAATCACCATTTGATCTACTTGTGTTTTCCAATAATCTACATTTTTTTGAAAAGCGGCGTCCTCTTGGGTTTGTGGTATTGGATGAACGGCATCCATATATTCTTCGTCTTCCTTGGTCATGCGTGGTTTGTTTCCATAACAATTCACACCAAATCTCACTTCCGGATTTGCAATATAACCTCCATTGATACCTGGACGACCACAGTCATGCTCATGCCCTTTTACCTTTTGTAATAAGTCATATGTTTTTCCTTGGGTTGGAAATAAAGCCATTTGCCCTTCGGACCATCCATAATTACACCATTCACCGCCGTTTTTATAGGTATTTTCAACTTCGTCATATTTTGCTAAACGTGCACCATAAGCATTACAAACTGCTTTTGCATTTGAATAGTTATAATGATTACCTGGAATATTAAAAACTTGTTCTTTTTCTTTTTCGTAACCACGATTGGATTGACTTAAACCAATATCATTTTTTTGACTTAAACTATTATTTTGTCCCGGAATCATCTTTTCATGATTTTGTAAAACATTTACATTTAATGGTTGTTTTGCTTTGTCTACTACGTTGATATCAATTTGTCGAATATTTACAAGATTATAAATACCGTTTTTAATGGAACCAATGATATCAACCCCAAAATAATGATAAAGTAGGTTTATACTTACAAAAACAATTAATAATATTAATAAAACATTCATTAGTGAATTTTGGTTCGAAGATGATGATGAATAAGACATCGTATTAGAATCATTATTTTCAAACATATTTCTTATAATCTTTATATATATTATTTTTATTTGTTATATAAAGCAAAAATTACAAAATAATACAAGCAGATCCGCCACCTCCACCTCCACCTCCACCTTTACTACTTTTACTACCACTATTTGTTGGATGTGGAGTGGTAGTCAATCCTTCTATATTACTTTTTTGTGATATTATAAAACAAGTTAATCCAACCACAATTACTAAAATAATATATTCTGTTTTTAATTTCATTAATATATTATTCAATTATTTTTTTATATTTTTATATTTTTTATAATCAAAAATAGAAAAAACAAAAAAACAGAAAATAAAAAAATAAAAATAAAAATAGGTAATAATTAACTAAATAAAATAAAAAGTTTAATTAACTTCATTCAACCATTTTTGAAATGTATTATATTATTTCCTTTTTTATTGGTATATTAATAAAATTATATGATGACATTATCGATTTAAAATTAGATACAATCTTGAATATTCATCAAAATCTGATTGATTTAATAAAATATTTAATTATTTATTTTTCGGTTTTCTTATGTCTTAAGGATTTTACTTGTTCTTTTATTATTCTTTTTTCATTAATAACCTCTCATTATTGTAAACCCTTTGACGATTCTTTTTGGTTTTATTATGGCATCTGTATTTTTTTAGTCATTTTCTTCTTTATTGAAAAAACCAAAGTATTATTTGAATATTTTTTTATAAAATTTTTTTTTATTTTGTTGGTTCCGATTTTAATTCTTTATGAAGAGAGAACTTTTGTAGAAGAATTCGGATTATTCAAAAAGACATCTAGAATGTATAGTATTTTTATAAATACGATCCTTATTCTTTGTCTTGATGTAATGGGAATAATCCAAAAATACAATTTAACCTTCTTTAAAAGAATTGTCATTTTTGTAAACAGTTATTTTATGACAAATCTATTTATTCAATGGTTTTTTTCACATATTTTGATGAATAATTATGCAAAAATAGAAGAATTAAAATAAGAGAATGTTTAAAAAAGAATGAAACAATCTTATTTTCTTTTTTCTTTTTTTTTAGGAATATTACTTGTTTGTATTCATCATCTTAAAGTTGGTAATATTTCTTATTTATCTTTAGAATGTCATATAAAAAGCGAAGAATTGATAAAATACTTATTTGTGATGGTTTATGCTATTATTATGTATTATTTACCGAGTTTTGTCATTATTATGTTAATGATTATTTTATTTAATTTTTCTTTTCAAGATGGTTTTTGGCAAATTATGTTAGTGATTACATTGATATCTTATTTGATGGGTCTAAAAAAATTAATGAAAAAAATATCGATCACAAAACTCATTTATTCTTTTTTTAATTTTACCTTGGGATACTTTTTGGCCACGATGTATTGGCTATTATTTTCTTTTTCGATAAAATAAACAATATGCTTTTGTACTAATTAGACTATTGATTAAAGCCACCTCACTGACACTTGTATCATTGTAATGATACCATTTTCCATTGGCATTTTTTACATAACTTGTATAATGACCGCCAAAAACGCTTCCACTATGATTACAAATACCGTATAAATCATAAATATATTCTTCTTTTTTATAACCAATGACATATTTCGAAAGGTCTAGATTTTCCAATGGAAATTCAATCAATACTTGATTCTTTTGATTGCGATTATTAAATCGTTTCAAGTCAATGACCAAAATAGAAGGAAAACTCCAAAAACTAATTTTCTTTTTCACATTTTGTTTTATACCTAAATTTTCATTGAACCACGCATTCTCTCCTTCTAAATTCTCTCCTTCCACATATAAATCAAAACATTGATATAAATTGGGGGATTTATTGTCGGATGGGATCGGCAAATTAATCATAAAGAAGGGTTCTGGGGTTCGATTGAGAACCACGCCCTTGTCAGAAATAATTTCGGAAACGTGAATTGCATAGAAAAGATTCCATACTTCGGAATATTCTTTGGTATACATTTCTTTGATTCTTTGAAAACAAAGGGCTGCAATTTGATCTGTTTCATCCTCTGGTTTTCCACTAATAATAATATTGACTTCTCTCGCAATGGCGGTATGAAAACAGTCCATTAAAAATAATAAAAATTCTTGGGAGTCGTTTTGTGAATAACCGGTGAAGATATCCCTGTCTTTTAATTCGGCTACTTTTTGTATGGTTTTAATAAACTTGCCTGGAGAGATAATGACATTATTTGACCATAACATTTTTCGTAAGTCATCGAATTCAACAAGGAGTACGGATTCAGGTTTATTCTGGAGTGTTTTTTTATACGTACCCTTTTCCAAAAAATCAGTAAATTCATAGGTATGGGATAATATTTGAACACAGGAGTTGATAAAACAAGTATTTCCTAAATTGGCTAGTCCCGATAAGCCTTTGTCTTTATATTTTTCTATATTAAATTCAGTTTTATTTTTATCTTTCATTACATATAAATAGAAGAATCTATTTATATTTATTTATGATAGAATAAGTAAATAAACATAATAAGTATAAATTTATAATAAAAGATAATAATAATTATATTATTATGAGTTTTAATAGAAATAACATTCCTTTTACAAATCGCACTACTACTACTAATAATAGAAGACGTTCTCAAAATCGTTCTTTAAATATAATCAATCCTTCAACGACTGTACCCAATGATTTGCGAGTACTCTTGAATTTATATATTTCAATGTATAATAATGTCAATGAACAAATTGATCTTTTATACGAAGATTTAGATATGATTCGAAATAATATGCAAACCGTCATTCAAATGATTTTAGAAAATAATACTCAAATAAACGATTCTTTACGAAATATAAATCGACCGAATTTGAATCCAAGACAAACCGAAAGACAGAATCGAAGTGGAACTTTATCCAATATTTTCCAAGGGTTAAGAGAAAGAGAAAGAGAAACACCAAGAGGGAGACAATCAACCCGAGAAGAACCAATTATTCAATATGATAATGATCGAAATCGTATTTACATTAATAATATTCCATACACGATTGAAAATGTAGAGTATTATAATACAACGGCTTCTACCAATACAAATGAAAATCAGAACCGTTATCGAGAGATATTACAATCTTTTTTAGATCCGATTGCAGTTCGCCCTACTCCATATCAGATTTCAAACGCAACCAGAAATATAAATTATGGTGTAATTGAGAATCCTCTCAATTTATCTTGTCCCATTTCTTTAGAAACTTTTGAACTCGATCATGATGTTACCCAAATTATTCATTGTGGTCATATTTTTAATGAAGATTCATTGAATCAGTGGTTTCAATCGAATGTACGTTGTCCAGTTTGTAGATATGATATTCGTACCAATAATTTGAATAATACGAGAGAAGAAGAAAAAAAAGAAGATGATAATGACGATATGCCTTCCCTTACTACGATTCTAGAAGAAGAAGAAAAAGAAGAAGAACCTATAAGAAATACATTGGAACATTTGGAACAAGAATATACGAGAGAAATAGAAAATTTACTTCAAAATACGGCGAATAGTTTAACCAATCTATTTTCTACAGAATTTGAAATTCAATACAGAACGGATCTTTCGAACAATCCTACTCGTCTTTTGGACCCATCCAATAATGTCTTTTTTTTTGAAACCCTTTTTTCCATACCACCAGGTAATTTTCGGTTTTAAATCCACTTTTTAGAAAAAAGTGGAGCAAAAAACAAGGGTGAATGAAAGGGGAGATACACGTAGGGAGACCCCTAATAAAAAAGTGAAGCAAAAAGCAAGGAGGGGGGACACCCAAATGGACGCCCTAATAAGTTCGTTGAATTTTTATAATAATAGTAATAATCATATTATAAAATGGGAATTTATAGTAATGGTACTATTTTTGGAATAAGAATATATAATTTTAATGAGGATGATTTGAGTAATACATTATTTGAAGAAAAATATGATGAAATAATGAGTCATGAACAAATGAGAGAAGCATATTTATTTTATGCAATATTATATGATATAAAAGATGTATTTTTTAAAATATATACGGAATGTATTAGCACAAGTGATATTAATAATAAAGAAAAAAATATGATGTGGTATCCACTATCATTAGATAGTTTTTTAGAAAAATTTGACGTCGTTTGAAATTTTAAAAAGTGGAAAAGTTCATAAAAAATGGAATAAAAATTGTTCAAGTTTTTTGCTCCACTTTTTTCTTACTTCGTTATAAAAAAGCAGATGAATATTTATCTACGGGTAAACTCATACAAATGATTCCATTTTCATCAGGAGAAGTAAATTTGACTTGTAAATGTTCTTTGATTTCCAATTTATTTCCGTTCGAACCCGCATATTTACATTTTGTTTTATTTACACTTACGATTTGATTGACTCGATATGTTTTTTTATGTTTATGTCGAGTGACTTTTCGAAAATTTAATTTGTCTAGTAATAAATTCAACATTTGTACACTTAGTGGCGTATGATCCATTGATTTTAATAAATATTTATATATTTTATATATTTAATAAATATTTATTCAATTTTCCTCCCACTTTTTTGCAAACTCAAATGTCCATTATTTGATCAAAATATTTTTTAGATGTTTCATATCTTACATTACTACTTCTTCCTGCTAAATGAAAAATATATGTTTCATTTAATTTATCATTTTCATAAAAATGTTGTAAAACACCATATTGATATTGGATTGAATTCTCTTTAATTTGTAATATATTTTTATTAAACATATCAATTAATACACCTTGGTCCCACCAACCAGGGGTTGGATTGCTTTTATATAAATTTTCATCAAATGCCCACATAGTTAAAAAATCTATACTGTATTTACTGTTTTTTACAATAAAAAACCCAGTATTTATATTTTGATTACCAATATCATTACTAAAAATAAAATTAACATTTAGATTATTATTTATAATATTAACAATATTATTTGCGTCATTATAAAAAAAAGCATCAGCATCAATCCAAATTAAATAATCAAAATTTGAAATGTTTTCAAGTATGAATGGTAATCTCTCCCAAGCAGAATGCCTATTACTATATTTTTTTTTATTTGATAAAATTAATTCTAAATTATATTTTTCACAATATTTTTGATTGATGATATAATTTATATCACCATATAATTTTATATTATCATCATAAAACATCAATACACCAATTTTCATATCTACCATATATAATATATATTATAAATATTTATATTTATATTATATATTTATCGGCATTTCAAATAAAGACAATTTGTTTCATTTTATTTTTTACCATGAATATTGATAAGGATATCCATCGTAATAATCTTTGTCATCATCTTTTATCCATGCATTATCATACCAATACCCTTTAAAATAAAATTTATCATTCAAATAATATGTATGATAGTTATTGATAATAATAGCAATGAAATAGTTGAACCAATTTTCATTTCTTATGTTGAATTGATAATCATATTCAGGATCTAATAAATGATCGCTGTAAAGTGATACAGATAAGATATGATTCTTTATTTCTTCCATATTGTATTTTTTATTCTTCAAAAGTTTGATCATATCAAGATAGATTTGTTCTTCTATATTTGGAGGAAAGGAAGAATGTTGCTCCATACACCATAAATACTGATAAATATCACAATTCTTTTCAAATAAATGTTTGATATTTTGTTCATTCATTTTTGTTTTCAATATTCTTGGATATCCATCGTAGAATTTGTCACCTTCACCCCATACCCAATAGTCTCTTCGCCAATATCCGTTGTAATAATTATCATCATGTAAATAATAATTATTATAACTATTGATAATCAAATCCATAAAATAGTCAAACCAATCATGATATTTATAAAAATACTCCAACCAATCTTGAGATTCAATAAAATAATCATGATAAGACTTCAATGATAAGAGATGGTTTTTTATTTCTCTATTCGTATCCTTATTATTACTCAATATTTTAAGAATATCCGCATAGATTTTTTCTGTCTTTTTATTTGAAAATTCTAAATATCCCTTCATACACAATAAATAAGTAATAATATCGTCATCATAATCATCATCATCATGAATATATTCGTGAGAATAAGCCAAATGTTCAAACCAATCTTGAGATTCCAAATAATCATGGTAAGAGGGCAATGATAAGATATGATTTTTTATTTCTTTCATTGTATAATTTTTATTACTCAAAAGTTCAAGAATATCCACATAGATTCTTTCTGTCTTCTTATTTGGAAATTTTAAAAATGCTTTCATACACCATAAATAATGATAAATATCACGACTACTTTCAAATAAATATTTTATATTTTGTTGATTCATTTTTATTTTTAAAATTCGCATATCATCATTATAAGATAAAATATGTTGTATCACATCTATGTTTAACTTTGTGCATACATTTGTAAAATTGGTAGTCATTGTCTTGAATAATATTAAAAGTCTTATTATTATTTATTATTTCAATTTTCAAGCCACTTTTGGAAAAGTGGCGCAAAACGACCCTGGTTATAACTTGGTAAAATTTTTATTATAATTATTATTAAATTATTCTCCCCGAAGGGCCGTTTTGCGCCACTTTTCCAAAAGTGGCAGGAAAATTGAAATACTTTATTTATAAAACAAAAGTATATAAAAAAATCAAAAAGAAAATCAATATGAAAACGCATACTATCTGGGAGCCGATGAATGTCTTTGAAGAAGTAAATGAAAATCATGATATTGAGGTGGGAGATATTATCGTATATTTATCTTACAATCAAATGGGAAATGCCAAATATAAAGTAATTGCTGCGCCTTATAAAAAAAAAGATGTTCAACGAATTGGAGATTATGATGATTGGACAAATGATAATGATTTAACAAATGATAATAAAGAAGATAAAGAAGAAACAACCTAATTACTCCTTTTTACCAAAGAATTTCATCAAACTTTGATTTCCTTGTTTTACATTGTTGGTTTCGCGTAAATAAGGATCAAAGAGTAAGGTTTTGATTTCTTTGTTTCTCATCTTCTCTATTTTTTTATGAAGATCCTCGTCGTCATATTTATCTTCGTTGGAATACTTTTTGGAAACGTCTTCAATCTCCCTTTTAAACTTGGACGCTTTTCCCGCTTTCTTTTGTAACAACCAGATTTTTTCCAAAACCAGAGCAAACAATTGCTGGATGGGTTTCATAATTTGATTGGTAATATAAAATGAGTAATCGATTTTCAGTTTGTTTTCCGTTATGAATAACGGCGTCTCAATTTTATCCCCCTGTAGAATTTTCTTTGTTTTGGATAAGGCTAAGGGATGATTAATATAAACGTACGGAATACGGTCACCTGGACCGGGTTTGTTTCCCGGGTCTCTGGCAGTAATCCGGTCGGCCAGGACTTTATGGGCAATGGCCAATGGATTCTTATAATCACTCCGTAGAGATTTCGTAATAATCAATTTATCCATCGGATATTCTCCATCTGCCAATCGTTTCAAACAACCATTCAGGAAATCAATCGCTTCAGGGATATTTTGTTTTTTCATTAAAATATCAATGATCCCGCCATATACTTCTTTCACAATGGGGGCATTATCACGCCGTTTCAAGACAATCCCCATCTCTTTACGTTTCCCCTTATTGACGTCGGTTTCATAAAGCATCCCCACATATCGTTTCTTGGATAAAAGACAGAATGGCATAAATGTCTTTTCATATTCCAGGTCATGTGGTTTCTTCAAAAAGGAAGAGGCTAAATGTCCTGCTTCTTGGGCTAATTCAATGGTGATTTCCAGGGCTTTTTTTCCGCGAATCGGTTCGCCTTGAGGCGTTTGTAGATTAAATGTGAAGAATACCGAGTCCGTGTTATGAACAATTAAATTACCAATACCAGCCGCAAAATGATGATTCTCGGTAGTTAAATCATATACAAAACCTTCATATGATATTTCTTGGATTTTTTTAATGGCGTTTGGGTTTTCAATCAACATTTGTTTTGTTTTACTTTTATTGGAATTGTCAAAAAGATTGATTTCTACAAAACTTTGTTGATTTTCATCGAATTTGGTAACATCCATGGTCGCAACAAATCCAAAAATGACGGTTGCCGTAAAATAAATAATATGTAATAATTCTTGTTCTTGAGAATCAATATACACACGATAATTACTATTTCCATCTAATGTAAGATAAGAGTAATAATGAAGATCACGTGCCAAAATCTTATCACACCATTCTTTGAATATTTTTAATTTGTTTTTATAGCATTTTTTAAAATAAGGTAATTCTTTCAACCATTCACACGATTTTACAGTTGCATTACAAGGAAAGTGGAGTAACTCAGTACCATATTTTACCTCTTTAGGAGATATTTCTTCCCCCGACTTTAATAATAAGGAATGGTCATCCGTTACATCTACCAATCCAGTATGAGTTAATATTCTCATCATTTTTTTATGGGGTGCTAACGCATGACGAATGACACGATACAAACGGGTCCACCCTTGATCCGTCCACGTTTCTACATTGAAATTCCCCAATTCACACACTTCTTTTTCTTCTTTTCCCGGTTCCAAACACCGAATCCAAATCCCGTTTCCATATTTTTCTGCCAATTCTTCAATAGTTAGAATATCCATTGACCCTCCATTCAAACGAATATAAACAGGAGTATAAGAGGCGACACTATCACCATAGATATATTCCGCTTTTGTCAAGACTGGTCCATAATTCTTGGTTTCGCAAACCGAATCCCCATAACATTCTTCAATGATCTTTTTCGCATATGTCAAAAGCATACGACCAATGGCTGTAGTGGAGGCTGCCACATCCATTTCATAAAAACTACTTGTTTTTGCACCACACTGTCCATAAAGAGAATTGGCAGTTACTTTATACGCTAATTGGCGCTTATCCAAGACATTCTTCATAAATTCGTCCGTTTGTTGCGGGATTAATTTTCGTGTGGTTTTACGTGCCATTAAAAGTTCTTCTAGAATGGAAGGCATAATCGCTTTTCCTTCTGGAAATTGCGCGAAACGACAAATCTTTTTGCCGCATTTGACTTTCTCGGCAGTAGCACCTGGTTTTTTACGTACATACTGATATGTATCATACTCCACAGTGACATACTCATACCCATCCAAGTTATCATATAAATAACAGTCAACGGCATTCCCATTTTCATCGATCCCCACCATTTTTTCACCCGTTTCGCACATCAAATTTCCTGCCAAATCATATTCTTTGGTCCATACTTTACTGTCGTGAGATAAATTCTCACTAATAATGGAAGACGGATATAATGAAGCATAATCGACACAAGCAACTGGATTATCCAAATACAAATCACATTTAGGGTCTAAGACAATGGCGCCTTCATACCCATCGTCCATGCTTCCTTTATCAATGGTAGGAATCAGTGTATCTTTTTCACGGCATTTTTTGGCAATAAAACTCGTCAATTTAATTCCTTGACCGCGTAAGACCAGGAAACTCATGGGTACACTACATATCTTTGCCATTTCAATGAATCCCGTCAAGATATCGCTTTTGTTCATCAGGTAATGGACTAAGTTACAATCCTGAATACAGTATTTTGCAATGACTGCACGGTCATCGGCCGTTCCATTCGTCATTTCAAAAATATCTTTCGGAGTCACATCATCCTTCGCCAAACACCAACGCACTTTCTTACCAAAATCAGGTGTAATCGTTCCAGCCACTTGAAAAATGCCTGCCAATTTGTCTACCGAAACCACTTTAAATTTGGCACCTCCATCATAATAATCAATGGAATGCCCGATCTCTTCAAAATGCACATAACTTCCTTCTAATAATCCCATTAAATTTCCGCTATACACGGTAGAAATCTCAGAGGGGTCCCTGAGGGATTTTTCCCCCGGTTCAATCTTCTTCACGTAATCACCGATGAAATAACCGGATACGTAATCCAATTTGTAAGAGGTCAAGTTCTCTTCGCGTCTGTAAAAGTTGTAAAGGTCGATTTGCAGACGACCGTTCATCTTAATATAATGAAGATCGTGTTGGCCACTTGCAATTTGAATACTGGTTTCTTCGATTTTATATTTGACTCCATTTTCACCGGAACCTTTTTCTTTGGTACCGCAAATTTCGTCCTTGTTTCTGGATAATTTCAAGAATTCCTCGACACAATGATTTTCTTCCGCACGTCGAAACATAAACTCATAATCAAAACCAAAAATATTGTATCCAATGACAATATCTGGATTTTCACGGCGCATTAATTCACACCACGCTAACAAGACTTCTTTCTCCGTTGCATAAGATTCGAGGACACTATTTTCAATGGGGAGTTTGGAGCAGGTATTCAAGACAATACAGTGATTTAAATAGGGTTCTTGTTCACCATAACGCATAAACGTGGTACCAATGAATGTGACTTTATCGCCTTCGACCTTTGGAAAATGGGAATTCAAGGTATTGTTGAGAATCGTGATTTTTTCTTCGCGTTTTAACTCGTCATCTTCCAAAATATCGTAAAGGCTACTGGTTTGCGTATTTCGATTCGTTTTTGGTTGAACTCTTTTTCTAGGAACAAATGATTGTCCATTCTCTTCGTTATCACCCTCTTCATCGTCGTCTCCAAGATCTGCTTCGTCATTCGCATGATGAGCAGATTTAATCACTTTTTCAAAATAATTCTCAATGGATGACATCCCATTCTCGGCAACCAACTGCTGTGTTTTATTAATAGACGTTTTCAACCATTTTTCAAGAGACTTTTCAAATTCTTCTTTGGTTGGAGGTTCAATGGGATAAACCAAATCCACTTTATGTGAGACATTTTCACTGGAAAACCCAAAAGCATACGATAGTATTTTTTTTAGAATATATTCCTGTTCCTTTGTATCTTGTTCCTCCAAACTTTGGGTTTGGAAGATATCAATGATGTTGGTGGCCAACTTCTTATAGGTTTTGATTGGAATCGGAAAATCCCCGTGACTACTACTTGCCTCAATATCAAAACTACATTTCTTGAAGGGAACTGGTTTCTCAAGATCATTCAAAGGAACAATCTCTTTATACGAAACGACAAACTCATAATCACAAATGGTCTTTTTATCATTTCCTTTGATTTCTACGCATTTCTTATTCGGTAAAGCAATCCAACCAGAAGGACTGATTTCTTTTACATGAAAGGCACGTAACAAGGGGGGAATATGAGATTCATACAAAAGAACATCAGTATTCCCGAATCGTAATCCATTTTTCAATAATTTGCGTTCTACTCCATTGGTACTATAAGGTGTATACCATAGATTTTTCGCCTTGTTGAATGCATTGGTATTTTGAAATTCGATTTTTAAAAACTTGTATTTTTTTCCGGCATCAAAGCCGTATAATTGTTTACGTTTGACAATGATACAAGAATGAATGGTTTCGTCATAGAATTTTCCCATTTTTACTCTAATAAATTCAATGAACGCGTTTTTTAAACCGACGTCCCAATGTTCTGCCACTTTGACATAAAAGAAAGGTTTGAAGTCGGTGGCTAAAATGGAACATGTTTTCCCTTCTTCATTGATGGCAAACATTTGAATAAAGAATTTGGTTTTGTCTTTGTATACGCGTTTTTCTTCCATGAATTCATCTTCACTGCCACTACTGTTTGTTGGTGAATCCTCTTCTTTGGATGCTTCATTGTAAATGTTAAAATCGAAAATACGAAACGTCTTTTCCATTTTATAAATAATTTGATATCTCTTTACTATTTTATTTGAAGATTCCTTTATTTCCTTTCTAAAATTCAATTTTTTATCCACTTTTGGAAAAGTGGAGCAAATCCACTTTTAGGAAAAGTGGAGCAAAAATCCCAGTTATTCTTAGCAAATCTAGGATTATCTTTTGGTAAAAAATTAAGGTTTTTACATAATAGATTTCACCCCAGGATTTTGCGCCACTTTTCCTAAAAGTGGATTTTTAAAAAAGTAGTTCCATATTGGAATGTTCTAATAAATAACGCTTGGAACACGATTCCACTAAAAGTCCATTTGCATAAATCCCATAATTACCATAATAATCCTCATTTTCCAAAGCCAAATGATAAATGGTATAAGTACCTGGAACTTCGTAAACCGACGCTCTTTCATCGATGTAAGCATTCAAACGTGGTTTCCCATCCGTTTCGTAAATATCGCCAAAATCTTCCATGGTTTTCTCTCCTTGTTCTTGGGTTAACCAATCTACCAAGATAGAATGGCATCCGGTGATGACAAGAGACTCCAAGAGATCTGGATAATTTTCTTTTCCGCATTCATATAATTGGTCTTTCACACGTTCCTTGGATGCTTGGTGCACCATTTGACTTTTTCCAAGGATTACAACCGGTAAATAATCGTGTTTCAAAGTCTTTACCAAATCGCCTTTACGTAAATCTTCAATGGCCTTGTATCCTTGGTCGGTTAAAATTTTAGTACCTTCTTTGAAACAAGGTAATGGTGATATTAATATTTTTGATACATTATTACTACTACCATTTGCAACCCAAACATATGTTCCATCACTTGAAATACCTCTAGGGCCAGTTCCTACAGTTATGGTTTGAACAACCGTGCCAGTTGCAATACTTATTTTTGATACAGTATTGCTAGTAAAATTCGAAACCCAAACATTTGTTCCATCACTTGAAATATTCTGAGAATTCGTTCCTACAGTTATTGTTTGAACAACCGTTCCAGTTCCAATATTTATTTTTGATACACTAGCACTACCTGCATTTGCTACCCAAACATTTGTTCCATCGCTTGAAATACCAGAAGGATTCGTTCCTACAGTTATGGTTTGAACAACCGTACCACTTCCAATATTTATTTTTGATACATTATTACTAGTAGCATTCGCAACCCAAACATATGTTCCATCGCTTGAAATACTCCTAGGATTTGTTTGTACATTTATGGTTTGAACAACCGTACCAGTTCCAATATTTATTTTTGATACACTAGCACTACCAGCATTCGCTACCCAAACATTTGTTCCATCACTTGAAATACCCCTAGGATTCGTTTGTACATTTATTGTTTGAACAACCGTGCCACTTGCAATACTTATTTTTGATACAGTATTAACATTATAATTTGCTACCCAAACATTTGTTCCATCACTTGAAATACCAGTAGGATTCGTTCCTACAGGTATTGATTGAACAACCGTACCACTTAAAATATCTATTTTTGATACAGTATTACTAGTACTATTCGTAACCCAAACATTTGTTCCATCACTAGAAACACCAGTAGGATTCAGTGATACATCTATTATTTTAACCACTGATGAAGACATATATATATATATACTTTTTAAAAAAGTAGAGCAAAAATCCTGGAGTAAAAATCTTTGCCAGTTTTCCATCGTGTTTTTTTAACGGTGGTTTTGCTCCACTTTTGCTAAAAGTGGATTTTTTAAAAAAAGTGGATATATATATATGAGCGCCATTTTATTACCCTTGGTTGCGGCAGGAGGAATTTATTTAGCAATCGACGCATTTAGTAAAAAAACGAAAAAACGTCGTCATCACGACAGTAGTCGTTCCTCAACACGTTCCTATAGAACGGAATCTTCTACAAAAACAGATGAAGATTCTTACACAAAAACGGCCCCGATCAAATCAAGAAGGAAAAGGAGGAGAATCAAAGAAAGAAGCCCAAGACATTTATTTTCTCTCCGTTTAAACAGAAATAAAACTAAAAGTAAAAGTAATAAAAAAGAAGAAAAAGAAAATAGAAAACTATTTGTTTTTTATAGTTTTGGAGAGAAAAATAAAGATTGGGATTACAAAAATATGCCTTCAACTTGGAAAATGAAACGCCGTGTTCTCTCCGTCAATCGTACCAATCATTATAACAATGTCGATGTTTTTACAGGAGAGAAAAAATATCAAGATAAAATGCGTGAATATTTAGAAAAGGCATTTCGTCAATTGAAAGCGAATGGAATTATTAAAGAATACAAGATTCGAGGAATCAATACTGCTACTTAAAAATATTTTTAGACGTAATAACCTGGACGAATTAGGATCGGATTTCCATAGACATCGTATGAATATTCACCGTAAACGGGTGGATAATAATCATAAAAATCATAATCGTTATCTCCTCCATAATAATTTGATCCGCCATAATACAAACCGTATCCCGCTCCAGCATATCCGATGCCTCTTCCAATACCATGACCAAAACCTCCTCTACGAATACCCATATGTCCTCCTCCTCGACCTCTACCCCCACCGCCTCCATGACCTTCAACCAAGGGTGTAAAAGTTACTCGATTAAAAAGAACAATGGCAAAAATAAGCAGGACAAAAATTCCTATTCTAAAAAACAAACTCATTCGAAGAATTATAAAATAGATGGTTATTATTTTATAATTATACTTTTGAAAATTCATCACTCTAAAATAGTTTTCCAAGGGTACTTCCATAAATATTTTTGGCAGCATTAGAAGTTGTGTCATAAACCTTTTTGGCAGCGATGGAGGAAATATCGGTACCAATCGAACCAGAACAACTTTTAATTAATCCTAATAATTTTTTTAACGTTATCCATATGGAACTAATATCATTATAGGAAAGGTGTTCAATCATTTTCTTTAATAAATTTCTTATCTCTGTATCACGTATTAAATCTTGTCGAATTAACCAGTTTAATAAACATAGAATGGTGGTTTTAAAATTGATGATTTTATCTTCTTGTTCCGTAATACTTTTAATAATCATTTCTTTTACTTTGGGCATACGTAATCCTCGTAAGATAATTTCTAATAACATAAAAATATCAATATTTTCACTATTATTATATCGCTCAATCATAAGATAGACATTTTCCAACAATACATTGTAACGTTCATCCCAATCAACGGATTTATTCAAAAAGACTGGATTTTCAAGCGTATTTTTTACAATTTCTAGTACGGAATTCAAAAAGTTTTTGTTGTAATCCAATAAAAACCATTGAACCGTATCATTAACGAAGGAACGAAATTCTGGATTTTCTTTAAAAACCAACGGTTGTGTTTCAATGGTATCAATAAAGTGATGATGTTTTATAAGAATCGTTTTCAATTCTGATTTTTCTAAAAAGTTGATTAAAAAAAGAATGATTTCAGTATTGGATATGTAAAAATGATTTAATTTCGTATCGATTGCTTGATTAGAAGAAACAGATAAACCTCCGGTTTTTTTCTCAAGTTTCCTGGTTTTTCTATGTTTTTTTGTTTTCTTGGTTTTCCTAGAATTCCCAAGTTTCCTAGATTTCCTAGGTTTCCCACCCCCTTGTTTCTCACCCCCTTGTTTCCCACCCCCTTGTTTCCCACCCCCTTGTTTCCCACCCTTTTGTTCCGTTTTCTTTTTTCCTTGAATCCATTTGACAAAATCGGTAATAGTACGCCCTCCCTCATAATTCTCTACTTGGTTTCCTTCAATATAAAGCATCGTTGGAAATCCTAGTGGTTTTTCTTGAATCGAAGTTAATTGCTCCAATACGGTTTGATCAACGTCTGCAACCAATACATTTTCATCCTTTGGTAAAACATTCTTTAATTTTCCCCACTCTGGACGAGTCATATTACAAGGCCCACAACCTTCCATAAAAATAAGGACAAAAGCAGGTTTCCCTTTTTCAATATGAGTGTTTAGTTGATTGATTTCACTTTTATCATTGGAGGAATGAATATGTAAAAATACCATAACGCGATGTATAATTATATATAAGGAAAGAAGATATCTTTTATCGAATAAAAAATGAATAATGGAACAATTAATATAACCATTATTTTTTTATAAAGAAATATAAAGAGAGAAATGAACTTAGTAATCTATTTATTCATATTGGTATTTTTAGCAGGATTTTATTTTTATGCAACAAAAGGTGGTTCTCAAGAAGGGTTTGATTCAACACCTTCTAAAAATAAACCGAGATGTCCGAATTTATTGATTCAAAAAGGGTCTAAAATACAACTTTACAATTCAGATTTGGTTCATGTTCCAGGTGTCAATCCCATTGAATTTAATGATTTAGAAGAATATACCGAATTCTTAGACTGGCAAAAAAGCCAAGGAATTGTATGTCCCGTTTTATATTTACAAAAAATGTATGATGCTCAAGGAAATTCGGTTTTTAAAGCAAGACCTAGTATTACGGACCCTCAAGGAGGTCTACCTCCTGCTTCAGTTGTTTCTTATACCAACGCAGCAACTCAACCAAATCCGAATCAAAATATTTTAGGAATGGCACAAGTACAACAAGAGGCGAATAGCAAACCACTTCCTCCGCTTTTGGAAGAACGACCTACTCTTCTTGTAGATGCAACCAGAAATGACCCGCCTTATAATAAAAATTCTTATCCGGCTTATGATGAGTCCTCTTTTTATGTAGGTACACGCACTCCTCTTGATGAAATGGATGAAAAAACACAAAATATGTTGTATAGTCCAAATCCAATGGATCATAATTGGGGAGGTGAGGATTATACAGAAGCATTAGTGGATGCAGGATATTACAAAAATCGTGAAGTAAAAATGAATATATCTTAAAACTTTCGCTTTGCAACTAGTCACTGGTTTAATCGTCCAAAGGTGTATAAGATACCCGATTACTTATATGAGTCAAAATATTAAAAGTAGTTGTTTTTCCTTTATTTGCCAATTCATAAGCAGGAATAAATCCGTTCTTAGGATTACCTATTACTTTTACTTCATCACCTAATTTATCATCTTCTTTTGCTTCAATGACGACTTGGTCCATACTATCTAATCCTAATACTTTTCTTCTTGTTCCATTAACAATCATCTCCATTTTTTGCGAAGATGTTAAAGGTATAAAATCCGCATATCCAATAGGAACAATTGCGATTCTCATTTTTTTAGGAGAAATATATGTTCGGTCATATCCTACTGCATCACCTTTGAATATATATTTCAATTGAATTATCTTGGTTGTAATATTCATTACAGGTGTTAAATTGGAGTCTTTTTCTAAACCATAAAAAGCGGATCCAGATCTAGATAAAGTAAATTCTGACATATCATAATTTAATATCCCATTACTATTTCCAATATGTGTTAATTCTGGTGTAATATTTATATCTTTTAATTTTTTTATTAATGTTCTAAATAAATAAAGTTGTTTAATGGTTGCACGATTGTTTTTAAATTCAGAACAACATAAATGTGACATTAATCCTACTAATTTAAATTTTGGATCTGTAACAATTTCTTTTGCAGCATTCATTGCTTTTTCATAAGGAATACCATTTCGGTCAATTCCGGTATCTACAAATAAATGAATATTTGCCTTTGCATTTTTAGGTAAAGACTTGGAAATAATAGGAATATGATTCTCATCAAAAAGGCCGATATCTATATTTTTTGAAACGGCTTCTTTTACTTGTTCACTATATACGTCATACAACCAGCCTAAAATACGTCCTTTATCTCCACTGTTTCTTATATAAATAGCTTCTCCAAGAGTAGCTACACCAATATATTTCACACCTAACTTTCGACAAATTTTAGACATAGGTATGATTCCGTGTCCGTACGCATTTGCTTTTAATACAGGCATAATTTCTGTATTCGATTTTTTTTTTAAATAATCAAGGTTATTTTTAATCGCATCAACATCAATGGTTGCGAATATACTATTATATTTTGATGGAATGCCACAATTTATTTTTCGAGTTTTATTTTTTTTATTTCTATAATTTCTATAATTTCTATTCTTTTTATTTTGTTTGCTTTTATTTTGCATTTTATATTATGTAAATATTTTTAGATATAGATTTTTTTGTATTCATATTTTATCTACTATTTCGTTTCATCACATAAAAAAGAATAAATATTTTGAATACTTTTACTACTGATTTTTCTGGATTTTCCTTTATAATCTGAATAACTGATATCTTTCAAAAAATCTTTGTCTTTTTCAATTGATTGAATTAAATTCGAAATGTTTTTCCCCTTTTTCATAATAGCGCACGCTGTTACCGAACTAATACTTGGTATTTGAGAGAGAAATATCTCGCCAATGTTCTCTCGTGTGATATGTTCCTTTTTGGTTTTTTTCATTGCATTCACGTAATCTTTGTCTTTGGATTCGTTTTCTTTTGAATCTTCTTTTTCTTCTGCTGAATCTGTATTTTTATTTTCCTTTTCTTTTTCCTTTTCCTTTTCCTTTTCCTTTTCTTTTTGCTTTTCAATTGGATAAAAAGGTTTCAATCCTAATCCAATCGATTTGATCATTTTATCTGCAGTATTACAAATAAAAAGCGCCGTTTCTTCCATCGAAAGAGTTCGAATCACCGAAAACCCCTTGTAATAATTAAGAGAGAAAAGCGCTGATAAAATCATTCGCTTTTCTTCTTTGTTTTCTTTGAAAAAATTACGTTTATTCACGTCTCCTTCAATCAAATACAAAATATTATGATTATGTATTGCTAATTCGTTTAAACGATAGGACTGTTCATTGTATCTTCCATCTTTAATACTTGACACTAAATCACTGATTGATTTTCTCTCAATCAGTAAATGAGTGAGTTCTGTTTCGTTTTCTCTCTTTTCGATCAAAGAAATATCTCCTAAAGATAAATTCTTTGTTTCAATGACCAATTTTTTGAATTGTTCGACACTATCAATCAAATGCTGAATATTCTTTAATAAATCGGATTCGCGGTAATCAATTTGGATGGTGAACATTGTTTGAAGTTTATGAATAGTCTATAAATGATTTAAAATACTTGTTATTAAATCATTTTAATAATGATTATTCTAATATTATAAATAATAGAATAATATTGGACTCGTTTTTTCTTAGATTTTGGCTCTACCTTTCTTAAAGGTAGAAATTTAACCCATATTACCACCATGAACAGCGTGGTAACCGTATTTCTGTGTTTGAATCGTAAAGTTAGGAACACAAACTCGAGGAAGACTTTGAGGAGCACGTCTTAATCCTGGATTGGATTGCATAAAGAACCCTTGACGAGAAGCAATACCTGCTTTCTTTGGACCACCACAAACATTGGTACGATTGACAATTGATGCTTGATTACGAGCGGATTTACTGCCAGACATATAGACACCCATTTTTATATACTAGAGAAACATTTTATTTTTCATTATATTTAAAAATAAACCCACCCGCCGTTTTTCTATAATTGGTTAGAACGCCTCGAATATTACTTTTCCCAATGCCAAGTTCGATAGAAGCCTTTATAATCGAATCAAACGGTTTAATTTCATTTCCTTCTAAATCATATTGGATAATTTTTCTGGTAAAACTATTTCCTAAACCACATTTAAATTTATGTATCTGGTTTTCTTGATTCGTAACCCATTCTAAATTATCTAAACCATTATTTAATTTGTTACCATCGATATGATTTACTTGGTCTTTCTTTTCCGGATTGGATAAAAATGTAATGGCGACAATTCTATGTAATTTATATGTTTTATTATCAATGGTTACTCTTAAATAACCATTATTACAAGGTTTCATTTGTTTTAAAATTGTTCCATTTGCATTTTTAAATCTTCCTAAAGTGGATACAAAATATGTTTTTATTGTATTTGGTACTTGTTTCCATATTTCATTCTCTAAAGTTATATCTTTTTCTAATAGCCATTTATGGCCGTAAGAAATAATGGACAATGCATTGATTGCATTACTAATCGCATTTCTTCCATTATGTATATTCTTGGTTAATCCTAAATTCACCGCCCATAATGCAGCATCTTCCATAGAATTATATTTTTCTAACACCTGATTTGTCTGTTTATCTAATCGAAAAATAATTTTTCTATTTATATGGGAACCCGGCGGGTTCCCCTAAGACCCCTCCGGCTGCCCTCCGGGGTTGAATAGTATTGCCTAACTCGGCGCGGGCTCTACAACCATTTTTACAATGATATTTTGCGAGGCGTAATATCATTGTCCTTTTCTTTGTAGAAACTCGCGCGCCAAAAAACAACGCCCTTAACATTGAGGGGGTCGTAGGGGGGACGTATGTCCCCCTACTAAAAATTGAATTCCTTCTAAATGATTTTTTACAAACCATTTAAACAATTCTTCCTAAATTTATAGAGCAAGACAAAATGACCGATTTACAAGAAACCCTAAATAAAAATATATTAAATGATGACGATATCATTAAAAGCGAAGAGGGATTAATTTTCAATCCTTACAATCCGTCAAATGTAGAGATTACATTGAACGATGTTCAATCTATTCTTACGAAATATGGTATTCCACCAGTTATTTATAATATGAAATTATATCGTCGTGCTTTTGTACATCGTTCTTATACCAAACGTCCTTACTTTGAAAATGTACAACAAAATATTACGGTGGCAGAGAGACCAGAAGATTGTATGCCTCTGAGTAGCAAATCCAATGAACGTCTTGAGTTTTTAGGCGATGGAGTTTTGGAATTAGTGACCAAATATTATTTGTATCGGCGTTTTCCAAAAGAAAATGAAGGATTTATGACGGAGAAAAAAATAGCGATTGTTAAGAATGAGGCCATTGGTAAGATTGCGTATGAAATGGGATTGAATAAATGGTTGATTCTATCTAAACATGCTGAAGAAAAAAAGAATCGTACCAATTTGAAGAAATTGGGGTGTCTATTTGAAGCCTTTATTGGGGCACTCTTCTTAGATATGAATAAAATCAATGTCAAAGACGAAGAAAAATGGTTTGAGAATATTTTTGTCACGGGACCCGGAATGCAAATGGCACAGAAATTTATTGAGAATGTCTTTGAAGCACATATTAATTGGATTGAACTGATTCAAAATGATGATAATTATAAAAATATATTACAAGTGAAAATCCAGAAGGAATTTAAGGTAACACCGCATTACTTGGAAATTGAAAATGATCCAGAATTGGGTTTCAAAATGGGAGTTTATCTTTGTCTAAATCAACCGATTCATAATAAGAGACCAGAACAGGCGTTACTTATTTCACAATTTAAAAATTTTCAGGACATTCAAGAATATCTTTCGAGAAATGAAAACAAAATCTTTTTGTTTTTAGGCGAGGGACAACATAAAATCAAACGTAAGGCAGAGCAAATGGCTTGTCATATGGCGATTGAATTCATTCAAAGGGAACCTACGGTTCCCCTTTAATTCCTCCCTTTGCCCTTCGTGGATGGATATAATTGCATAACTCGGCGCGGGTTCTACAACTATATTTACAATCATATTTCGCGAAGCATAATATTATTGTCCACTACTTTGTAGATACTCGCGCGCCAAAAATGCATTATGAGGAGGGGTCAAAGGGGAACCTTAGGTTCCCTTTACTACAAAAAAAATACAATATTTTTGTGCTTCGCAATATTTTTTTGTAAAGATTGTTGTAGAGCCCGCGCCTAGTCATTTAAGATTTAACAAAGTAAAAATGCAATCTGGGGGTCGTAGGGGGGACTTACGTCCCCCTACTAAAAAATTGAAATGCTTTTTATCTTTTTTATGAATTGCATATTTATAAAAAAGAGTTTGAAAATTTAAAATTGTGATAGTTTAGTTTAGTTAAAAGAAACAAGAAAATGACAACAACCATGAAAGAATGCCCAAAAGAATGTCCGATTTGTATGGATGATATTTGTTTGAATGTGAATTGCGTTACGACGGAATGTGGTCATCAATTTCATACAAGTTGTCTCATGCAAAATGTGGCACATAATGGATTTGGTTGTCCTTATTGTCGTAATACATTGGCGGAATATGTAAAGGATGAAGAAGATTCCGATTATGAATCTGATTTTGATGAGGATGATGAAGAAGAAGAGGAGGAAGACGAAGAAGAGGAGGAGGAAGAAGAACCAGTTGGAGACAATGAAATGGCGCTTCATGGAATGCGCCAATTATTTCGTAGAGTGAATAATGATATTGAAGACGCTGCGGAAAGAGAACGAGAAGCAAGAGTAGTTAGTGCAGAAGAAATGACTTGGACCTTGGTGGATGCAGGATATAATATGACGGATGTTGTAAAAGCATTTATGATCAGTGGTGGTTATCACTTAATTTATCCGGATGATACCACCGAAGAAGATGAATTTGTAGAAAAAGTAGAGAATCATATGGAAAAAGTATTGCATTATGAAATTCCGATTGTTCCTAGACAATTTGCTGTTTTTCCTGAAGTCGAAGAGAAACAAGAATCGATTAATTTTCATCGTCTACCACTATCACGTTTATCACGTTATCAATTTGACTTTGAAATCACATCTTTTACAAATCTTATCGAAGAAGAATTAGATGATATCGCTGAACCAAAAACAAACAAAAACAAAACGTTATATGATAATGATGAATACTTATAAAATACAAAAAAGATATAAAAAAATATAAATAAAAAAGGGAAAGGGTTTTACCCAACCTTTTTTATTTATCTTTTTTTTATTTTTTTCAAGTACAAATATAAATATAACAAAATACAACTACAAATATAACTACAAATATAAATACAACAATACTACTTTTAATGAGTTTTATTTTTTTCTAGTTTACTAATACGTGATTCGAGAGAACGAACATATTTTTCCAAGGTAATGAAATCTTTTTTAGTATGATGGGTATTGAATAAATCCATTCTCTCCTTCATCTCATCACATATTTTTTTGATTTTAACCATCAATTCAATAAAGCAATATGAAATGGAATAAATGATTAATAATAACACACTGGTAGTTAGAATCATAAATAACTCGGATTGCATTTTTAAAAACTTGGGAACTTTTGATAACTTTTAATAATTTATAAATTGATCAAAAAAGATGAAAAACATTTCAATTTTTTAGTAGGGGGACTCCCTTACCTACGGGAGGGTATCCCCCCTTACCTACGGAAGACCCCCACCTTGCTTTTTACTTAATAAACTTGATACTGGCTTTCAATAACAATGTCCTAACTTATACACGTCATTTCAAATTCGCCATTTTTATACCATGTTTCAGGACATCTAAAAGTGTGAATTTTATTACTAATTGTAATATTTTTATTCAAGTCCTTATTTTCTAAATATTTATAGGAATCAATACCGGAAGAATCGATTGAACAATTATCATTACCTTCTAAACAACCTTCAGGAATCATAAATAAGAAATAATCAAAATCTATAATTTCCTTGTCACTAATATTTTCTAATAATTTTGGATTCGTATTACAAGTATTTATAAATGGTTTAAAAGTAAGATGTGATACGCCATCCTTATCTTTATACTTTTCATCTTGTTGAACCAGTTTTTCCAATATATAAGAACCAATCGTTTTAAAATGATTAGCGGAAAAGTTTGTCCTATTCTCTTTGTTAAAAGTATTTAATAATTGGTTTATCATTTCACCATCGAATTCTTTATAAGATGTATCAAACATTAAAACATCGTTATTTATAAGTTTATTAAAATTTATATTATTTGGTATTATTTGTCCATATGATAAGGTAGTCTTAAAAGTTGAAACATCATCCGCCATTTTATGATCTAGATATATTGAAACATATGGCACGTAATTTACTGCTGAAAATGTAGAAAATAACAATGTCATAGTTAAATATCTTTCTATACCGAGTTTATAAATGAGTGCCTGATATAAACGTTCATTAAGATATAATAATTTAAATGGCGATGGAATAAAATTCTCATAAAATCTATTCTTAAACTTGGATGATGGAACAATCGATAGTTTTTGTTTAGAAATATCATTAAGTGCTGCTAATAATAGATAAATGTTAGGTGGAGATTTTTTTTTCATTACGACCATATCATAATAAATTTGATTTAATTGATCGGATAATTGAGAACCGGTATACGATACATCATCAATCATAATGATAGGATTATTGCCAATTTCCTCAAATAATTCAGGAGTTAAAACTTCAATAAATTTATATGGTTCTTTGTATTGCTTTACTTTGATATATTTTAGGGCTAATACAGACAAAAAATAAGAGGATTTCTTTATATTTCCAGTAACTAAATATATTTTATCTGAATTATTGATATCTTGAAATTCTAAGTATAATTTATCGATAAGTTTTCTAATAATATTAGATATTTCATCTAAAGTAATGTATATTGTATTATTAACTAAATCTTCCGCGGCTTGTCTTCTTATAGGAGATATTTGAGATGAAATAAATTCATTTGCGATTTTTGTATCGATCGAATGTTTTCCTGAAAATGTTCGGATAGCATCTTCTATTTTTTTTAAATTTTCATCAAAACAATTTAAAAATTTGTCATCATAACTTCCACCCTTTTTATTTGTTTTATAATGGTTATTTATTTTCTTTGTCTTTGTTTTTGTTTTTATCTTTTTTGTCTTCGTCTTCTTTGTCTTCGTCTTCTTTGTCTTTGTCTTCTTTGTCTTCTTTGTCTTCTTTGTCTTCTTTGTCTTTCTCTTATTTGTCTTCTTTGTTTTTATATATATTTTTTTTTGTGAATACTTCATTTAAATATAACTATAAAAATATAAAAACAAATTAAAATTTTCTTTTGGTATATTTCTTCTTCTTGATATTCTTTTTACGACGTGTAGAACCCTTACGTTTTTTATTCGAAATGGTCTTGTATTTTTTTACGATACGTCTTCTTTTTTTTGTCATTTTTCTCTCCTTATTCAAATTGTTACCACCAACGGTATTTTTTTTAAAAAAATTATATAATTTACTCATCGAGTTATCTACTTTTTCGATTACCTTGACAAACATCGTTTTGATTGTAGTTGATACATAAACTGGATCATTATTTTGTTTTTTAGTATCCAATTTATGAATGGTTTGTTGCTCTAATTTTATTTTATCTCTTTCTGCTTTTTCAATCTTTTTATATAATCTATTTATTTTTCTTTCAGTCTCTTTCTTTTTCTTTTCTTCATTTTTCGAAAACAGATTTGTTACTCTATTTAAAAGAAGGATCTTCTTGACACCTTTCTTGAATCTTTTATTTTTATCCTTTCTTTCTTTCTTGATTTCGGCTTTTGTTTTTTTTTGATTCGGTTTTTTCTTTTTAACGGAATCGATCTTGGTTTCAAGTGATTTTGTTAGATCTTTAATTTCCTTTTGTGATTTTTTAATGATTAAATCATACTCTGCAAGTTTATCAAATTTTTTTTCACTGACGTCGCTTAATACATTTATAGGTTTATGAAATATTTCTCGAGCAGATCTTCGAAACTCCGGAGGAGGCTTCATATTCTTCATCGAATACACCATTTTTTCTTTGAATTGAGTTAATAATTCATTGTATTTGTTTTGAGCACTTTCCATACCGTCTATATAACGCTTATTCATATATTTTTCAATGAATGGTTGTAGTAACGTAAAAATACTAGTATGTTGTCCTTCAATATATTGAAATTTTTCGATTGCAGTTTGAATGGCCGTATTTTTTTTGGTTAAATCCCATTCTTTGGTTACAAATTCGATGATGGAAATCGCTTTTGCAAATTCAACCGAATTAAAGGTTTCTATTTTTTGTATTAATAATCCAAAATCAAACAAAGAAAATGGTTCATCATTTCGAATTGTTTCTTCCCCTGTGGTAGAACCTGTATTGGAAGAAACCAACGACCCATCTGTCGAATCCTCCTTCGTGGTTTCTTTTTGTAATTCGGTATCACAGTAACGTATGACGTCGAATACGTTTTTAATAAATTTATTTATTTTTTCCAAGATAAGTAAGATTTTTTTTTCTTTTTCTGTACTTGGTTCAACCATATATGTGATTGTAGTTTCACAATATTTTTCCAACATTGTATTTAAAAAATGATAGCCATTTGTTGATTCAGTAACTTTCTCTTTTTTATCTTTTTTATTATCGACATTAGGATTCTCTTTTTTATCTTTTTCATTATCGACATTAGGATTCTCAAAATACAAAAAAGTACTATCACTATTATTACTATCTACATTTTCATAACTATTATTATCATTATTATCATTTGTACTATTTGTACTCAATATACCACTTTCTAAAATGGTTTCTAAGGAATTCAAGAATAAGATTCTTTTTGAATTCAACAATTTGAGTTGTTCAGAAGGTACTGGAATCAATTCCTTTATACCTAACTCAAATTTTTCACTCCATAAAATAGATTCTTCTTTTTCCTCTTCCTCTTCCTCTTCCTCTTCCTCCTCTTCTTCCTCTTCCTCTTCCTCTTCTTGAGAAGAAGAAGAAGAAGAAGAAAGCAGTGAAATGGCAACAAAATAATTGGTCATTTTGGTATAAGTATCCAAAATCGTATCAATGTATTTTTCTTCGTTGGCTAAAGATAAGTTTGTCGTAATGGTATCGGCACGTTCCGATATGTAATTACTAGTAAAAAACGCGGGATTATTTTGCAAAAAACTGGTGTGAGGACGAATCCCTGTTCCTGCTAACAATATATTCGAATCATATAATAAAGATTCTGCACCTACATTTTTATCTGTACTGCTGATACTAACGGTTACATTTTCTTTATTAAAATATGGAATCATACGTTTTACATAATTGACTTGCAAAGAATCGCCTAATGATTTTAAAATAACAATCAAAACTAGTAAAAGGTTGTTGGGTTTATCACCTGGAATTTCGTTATAATAAAATTTTGCAATTTTAATTAAACGATTCCAACTTAAATTAGTTCCACCTGTATAAGGATATCTTCCAGAAGATAATGCTTCTATCAAATCTTTTACATTTTCAATATTATTATCCCCAACCACAATTTCTAAGAATTCTTGATATTTTTCAAAGGTAATTTTAATACCTACATAATGATATTGTTTAATTTTATCATTTAAGACATCCGGCATTTCGGTTAAATTATTTTCGTTTTCTTCAACAAAATTAGATAAGTCAATCATTAATTGTGTATATTCTTCCGAATCTTTACCTTCTAGTTGATTTATTAATGCTTCCTCTATATTTTGTCCTCCTATCTTACTAACCATAAATTGGACGTCATTAATTTTAAGTTCACTTCCAAAATATTCAAAAAACGATTGTAAACCGCCGATTAATTCCCGTTTGGCGATGTCACCAATCCTTCGACAATTAATATCTTGTTGGATTTGAAATTTTAATAATCGATTCCTATCTAAACTTCCTGGTAATAAATCAATCTTTGAATCGTAATTTATACTCCAAAATTTTCGCATCGGAGTAGACGCCGTGTTTTTTGGGTCACACATTCCCGGACCATAATATAATCGTATGATGGAATTTAAAAAAACTTGGATGGAATCTTGCGATATATTTCTACTATGGACGCCGTTTTCCGTATCCATCACCATAGGCGCCAACATTTTAAAAGGCGCCCCATTATCTTCAAATCCGAGTTGTATATCTTTCAAATCAAACACGATTTCTACGGGTTGATTATCCATCGTCAACATAAAATACTTTTTTATTTCTCCTTCTTTATTTGGAATCGTAATAAAATAACCGTCCTCATTGATTTGTTGTTTTTCTTTTGCATCTCCTTTACACCTTTGCACATTTAAAACGCCCATTATAGATATTTTTTCTTTGGATTTTTGCGGGTTTTATTCTTTGCAATATATTTTTCTTTCCTATTATAAGCACCTTCTAATATGTTCTTATAATATTCTTGCGGTATGATATCTATTGCTTTTACGATATTTTCCTTCAAACTCTCGTATTTCAATCCACTAAACTTTTGTAATTTGGATTTCAGCATACTAAAATAATTCTCTATCGCGTTACTAAAATGTTGGTAAGGAACGCTATAAAGTAATTTATTGTGTTTATTTACTAAATCTCGTATTGTATCGTTTTTATGGGCGGAAGCATTATCCAAAATAATCAATTTATTTTTGTATTTTTCTGTAATAAATTTTTCTAAAAATGCTACTAATCGTTCTGTATTTATTCCTCCTTTTTCATATAATTCCCACCCTTCCACACCATTTACGGAAATCGCAAAGACGCATGTATATTTCTTGAATACTTCTTGGGATTGTGTTTTGATTACACATCTTTTACCTCTTTGACTATAACAATGATTACGTTTTTGTAAAGATTTGATACTTGTTTCGTCTATACAAATCACATCTTCT